GTAGGGAAAGACGGCAGCGGCAAGGACGACCGGGCCGACGGCAAGCTTCGGTGGGATCTCCTTCCTTTGGCTGAGATAGAGGATATCGTGAGGGTATATACGGAGGGGGCTAAGAAATACGCCGACAATTCATGGCAGAATATACCTGATGGATTTGAGAGATATAGAGCGGCTTTACTTCGCCATATGACGGCGTACATGAAAGGCGAGAGATATGATAAGGAGACAGGGCTGATGCATTTGGCACAAATTTGCTGGAACGCCATAGCGTTATTATATTACGATAAACATAACAAAGGGTTAATAGAATGGAAGGATCAGGAGAAATAATAGTAGACGAGAAATTAAAAGCTATTGACAAAAGGACTGGTAGATACATTAATGTGATCAAGCGCACTATTGATGATGATACCCCATTCTCGACAGTTAAATACCTCGATAAGAATCATAAAGAGCTGAATTATGATCGTGTAAGGCATCTTAAGTTTGATATAGACATAGATTGGGAGTTGAGAAGATATCAAATCGTGAAGGATTTATTATCTAACAGTTTCGATGGGAGGAAGATGGGTGTAGATGAGATAGATAATGCTATATTTACAGCGGATTTAATTATTAACAAATTAAAAACTATTTAAAGATGGTAAGAATCGATTTTTTCACGAAGAAAGACGCTGAGTACAGCGATTACATGCGATATATTATCGCCAACACGTTACAGGAGTATGAGGGTGAGGTTACGTTGAACCAGATCCCGGAGAACAAGGCCACGGAGGAGGAGATATCCAAGTACGGTATAGAGGTATACCCTACTATCATCATCAGTGGAGATAATATGGATGGCTTTAACAAACTTGAGGGGATGGCCAGAAAAGCTGATCTTATTAACATCATGTCGTTATACGACAAGAAATAGGCTTATGACGATAAGGGATAAATATTTTGGCTGGAAAGATATATTCTTTAACAGGTTCGTGCATTGTTGTAATGAAAAAAGTGACCAACCACAAGGAAGTAATATACCTCTAGCCAAAATAAACTTCGATAACAAGACAGGATATGTGGAGGACGGGACTATTAATATAGCCGAGCTTCTTCAATATCTTTGGATAAATAATAAGGTCTATAGGTGTGAATATGCACCCATAGATATATCTTCTGTCTTACAAACATTGATCAGATTAACCGAGAACGCTAAACATATGTTTGAGGATCAACCGGGTGTATATGACATGATCCCATATAGAGGTTTTTTTCTTAGAGATGATTTTTCATCCGGAAAAGATTATTCACTTGATTTGGATAAAATAGTGAGCGGTATGGGAGGATGGTATGGGGAGGATGAGGATCCATGCTACTCGATGTTCGTCAGTCAAGACCAGATATGGAACTTGAATCCGATATTGAAGGTATTAGCTGATGAAGGATCTATTCTAGCCAAAAAACTTGGGTATGATATGAACTCATATGTCAGCGACAATGGATATACGATATACAACCCCTACCTCTCGTGGATCAATCATTACTATCATTATTGCCCGACATTTAACGAGGATAAATTAAAGCCTTGGGATAGAGTAGAGGATAGGAAAAATAAGTTCAAGATGACGGATAAGGTCAAGAGAGGTGCCAATAACTGGTATTATTCAGGTGGGACTATATCTTGTGTGGATAATTTCTTGGGGAAAGAATATAGGAAAAATCTCCGAACCTTCATATATCGTGGAATAGTGTTCTTTTTAGATCGGATATGGCATACACCATTGTTTGAGAAGATGGGCGTGAAAATGAAGTACAACGCTTATTATTGCTATGCCGCTACCTCCGGGATATGGTATAGCAAGGGATTCAAGGAAAGACTAGCCAAGAGGTTTAACAAGTCGCTGGGCGGCGACGGGGAGCTGTTCGGGGCTAACCTAGCCTGCATGGTATGTGACCGTAAGGATATCGATTGGGAGGCGCTTCGTCTTTGGCTTGACAAATACGATGATCCTACTGATAAGGGCATGGTGAATAGCCCTATTCAATTTATGTATTTATATTTATATTACACTTTTAACAAATAATTTGAGAACACAATTGCAACGATATGATCATAAACAAGACATGGTCAATGCCGAACAGCGAGACATTCAGCATAAAACCGATAAGGGAACTTATAGATAAATATCGAGAAGAGGGGATGGTTATAGTGGATCCATTCGCCAGAAACAGCGATATAGGGACGATAACCAACGATCTTGATCCTGAGACTAAGGCTATGTATCATAAAGACGCCACGGACTTCTTGTGTCATCTTGATGATAATATAGCTGATATGGTACTATATGATCCACCATATTCCGCTAGACAGGTGTCCGAGTCATATAAAAGGCTTGGAGAATCTGTTAATATGCAAACAACACAATCCAGTTATTGGGCTAAACAGAAGAAGGAGATAGCTAGGATCACCAAGAAAGGCGGGGTGGTCATTACCTGCGCGTGGAACTCCGGCGGTATAGGGGCAGGGCTTGGCTTCGAGCAGCAGGAGATTCTTCTCGTGGCTCATGGGGGATGGCATAATGATACGATTGTTACTGTAGAAAAAAAGATCAAAGGTTAGATGAAAGAAAGGATATTCACCACAAAAGAACAGGGGAGGGTGCTGGTCGAGGCCGGCCTCCCTATCTCCACCGCCATCGGCTTCAGAGACAAGTACCTTGACTCATTGCATTCTATGGAGGATGACGCTGGTCGTATAGGACTGATCGAGGCCGTTACCCCGGATATATCCAACCCTGTTTGGGATGTAGGGACGTTACTGAATTTGCTCCCATATGAGATAGAGGGTTGTACATTAGAATGTTATAAGCTAAAACATGCATGGTCTGTAGCGTATAGAAATATAGACGAGATCCCTATATGTTGGAGTAGCGAGAGACTTCTTATAGATACATTATTTTCACTGATAACAACATTATTAAAAAATGGATTATATGAGTATAAAACAAACAGCAAGAATAAGGTACAAAACGGAGGATAATCCTCCTATGGAAGGTGTTCCTCTTATAGGATACAGCAAAAAATATGACTGTTGGGTAGCGTTAGTATACAGAAAAGGGGATAACTATTACACCAATATGGAGTGCGATGTTGAATATAAGACATCTCCTCCAGATGAATACGAATACGTATATCCGTGAGAACTAGAAGGGATATATTTATATTTAAGCATGATTAATATTATTTTAATATTATTCATGCTTTTATTTTTGTTTAAATCCTATCTTTGTATCAGTATTAAAAACCAGATTGTTATGAACAAATTAATCTTGAACGATATCCAAGACCTGTGGAGGTGGAGGGAGAAGATAAACATTGATGACCTCAAAGAGGATCCTATGGCTGAGGATATGCCGTTATATTTCCCGTGCGCTGTTGTATGGCATGTGGATTATGGTGAGCATGACGCTGATAGTTATGTATGTTATGGTTTTGTTTATGTAGCAGAAATATTAGGGATATGAACATTAAAAAACAGATAGTTCTTGACGATAAAGATTATGAGCGATTAGTGCACGATGCTAATCTCAGTAATGATGAGATAAAAAGCAAAATCGCCAGCGCTCTAACCACCGATATAGTGGTTAGTTTCGATTTCGATGTAAATAAAAAGGTTACGGGGAATATAAGGATCGAAAGCGCCACCTACAATCTAGGATATAATGAATATGATAATATCGTAAGGGCTAGAGACGCGAATATTCACCATGCTGTTTATACAGCTATATATGATTATCTTGAGAAAATAAAGAGAGATAATAATGAGCTAAGCGCAAAAGATTGGATATTATTCACATCTATAATCTTATATATTTTCGCAATGGGATTTGCAGGTGGATGGTTGGTATTTAGTTGATTAAATCATGGATAATTTAAAAGACATACAAAATATAACCGGTCTTACGTCAGAAGCTATATTCAATATACGTAAACCTGTTGATTATATGTGTAGTGATATAGATAGTCATATAAAAGATATCGAGATACAATGTGATTATATTATGGATAGGGATGAGGGAGATGTTATATACTATTCAAAATCAATTAAATCAGATGTAGATTCTTATTTCAAGGATATACGATCAAAAGTTGAGAATCTTCTTGATTGGGGAGAACAGTGGAAAGTACTGGCTAAAGATCTGTTTGATGAGTTGATGAAAGTGAATAGCAATAAGGCCATAGACAGCTATCTATCTTATGAGGCATTGGAGAAGATTAAGGAACATTTTAAAAATCAATAAATATGAGCAAGCTGTTATTTTTTGACTTAGAGACAACCGGGGTCAAATTTTGGAGAAACGGGATACACCAAATAGGAGGGATCGTGGATATCGACGGGCAGGAGGCCGAGAGGTTCGACATCCGCCTAGCCCCGAACCCGGCCGCCACGATAGAGCAGGAGGCGCTGGACGTGGCCGGCGTTACCTTGGAGCAAGTGCAGTCGTATCAGCCTATGGAAGAAGGGTACAGGCAGTTAGTTGGTATATTATCCAAATACGTGAATAAGTTCGATAAGAGGGATAAAATGTATTTAGTGGGGTATAACAACGCTGGATTCGATAACAGCTTCCTACGGGCTTTATTCCAGCAATGTGGGGATAAGTATTTCGGATCATGGTTCTATCCTAACTGTATGGATGTATATGTTATGGTGACACCATTCCTTATGGGCGTAAGAAACGATATGGAGAACTTTAAGTTGATGACCGTGGCTAAGACTATGGGTATTGAGATTGATGAGAATAAACTCCATGACGCTACTTATGATATTGAGCTGACTAGGGATATATTTTATAAGATAATCAACAAAATGGATGTCAAGCTATGAGAGATGTTCTAGAGGCCATGCATGATTACCCGGATGAGGCTCTTGGGTTATTTTTCTTTTTGATAGTGATTGTCTGGTTATTGTCAGGTGTATTTGAGAAAAAAGATGGATGATAAACTCGATGAGATACTGGATCTCCTAAGATCTCAAAATGAGATGATTAAGGATATTCACGACTATGTGAAAGAAGTTACCAGCGAGAAATATATAGGGGAGTCTAGGATGACCAGCTTCTCTATCAATTTGGCCGCTGATATACTTACCGAAGCCATTAGCCCTAAGATAAAAGGGATGATGGTGGATTTATTAAGGAAACAGGGATGGAAAACCGAATGAGACATGGGAACATATGAGAAGAAGGTAAATCAGTTAAAAGATTTGATGGTAAGGAAATACAAATCGGCTTACAACAAATCCAAGGAAATGGACATAGATATAAGCTCGATGACATATCTTCCGAAACCAGACGCGTTTAACGTCATAAATATTGAAAAAATGCATGTTATTCTTGATCGGGTCAATAAGATCATAGATGATAACAAGGATAAGCTTAAGAATCCGACTTGCTCTACATGCGTACATCTGCATGATAATGATTGGGCGAAAAGATACGGGAAAGTATGTTGCTCTATTTGGCAAGTGTGTGACCATTATATAAACCCTAACAGTAAATATAACAGGAAGCAAAAGACTTATGTTAGACGACCAAGCAATAAAGCTTGTCCTAATTATGAGTATGGTGATGATAATTTTGAAAACAGAAGAAGATGTATAAAAGAAAAGAATACCCGATAAAGAGCTATGTGCCGATGCGCACCAACAAGGATAGGACGTGTATCTGCTGTGGCGATACGATCCCAGCCGGCAGCAGCAGGATGATACCTAGACACGCCAAGGCAAATTACGGTCTATGTTTCCCGTGCTTCAGGAAATGGAGAGATACCGGAGGAGATCTTAAGCTTATGGACAACCCCGGAGATGTGAAGAAAGAATATGTCATACATATGTCTAATATCATGAAAGGGAATTGTGATATAATAAAAGGTCGAAAGCTTTACGTGGCTTTTAAAAAGGCGATAAACGGCGGGAAGAAGATCGTTATCAAATTTGACACTGATCAACCGATATCTATGTCAACAAGAGTCATGAATCCTTCATTCGGGGAGATTATGGATGAGTACGGCAAGAACATATTCCAAGGTAATCTCAAACTGGTAGATGTTCCAAAAGGAGTTAAAGATTTGATAGTTAACTATATAGAAAAATATCATAAATTATGAACATAAAGACATTTATATACATGATCTTAACATTCAGAAGAATAGATCCTATACCTAAAAGCCTAGGATTTATGGTAAGTATGGCATTATGGATGTCCATAGTATGTACAATATTTAACTTTACTGTATTGATAATAAAATTAATAAAATAGGGTAATTATATACCAAGAAAAAATTAATATCAGATAATCATGGATAATAAACAACTTTACAAAATAACCTTAACAAGGGAGCAACTGATGTTGATCTCACAATGTGTGGAAGACATCAGTAGATTTGCGGCGGGTGACATGGATCTACAGCATACAACAGATACATTGATAGATGATATGGATAGGACGGAATCGCTGGGGATAAAAAGCTTTATAGTCAATAACTCACGAGCGATAAGAAGAAGGTTGTTCCCAGATCTTGAGGATTTTGAGCATATAGGGTACGATGGAGGCAGTAAGGATAAGATAAACAGGAAGAGACTTATCGGCAACACCTACCAGATATATAGGTCGATATTACATCAGTTGGCCATTGACGAGAACTGGAATAACGTGTATAGCGGTATTACGTTACCTTCAGGTGATATGGGAACAATTAAAGTGGAGAGGGTTGATGATGAACGGGAAAGTAAGGGCGTTTAACGGGGATATGGGTATGGCGATGTCCGTATTCAAGGATATGGTAGGGAAGGTAAGATTTGTTTTTGCCGACCCTCCTTATAAGATAACCCAGGCAAGATACGACAAGGAGGGATTTGATTATAAGGCGATGTGGGAGGTAATCCAAAAAATGCTGTGTCCGTACGGGGTGGTAGCCGTCACCTGTTCCCTCACGGCGGCGGTCGAGATCATGAGGGTCGCCCCAGCGGGATGGTACCGGTACGACCTTGTTTGGCATAAGACTACCCCTACCGGTTTTCTTAACGCCAAGAAAGCTCCATTAAGAAATCATGAGTTGATACTTATCTTCTCACCTATGCCACTTGGGAAGCATACATATAATCCCCAAAAGACTTATGGTCATGTCAGGAAAGTATCCAAGGCCTCTAGTAAAGCAGGGTGCAAGGAAACGGAATTATACGGCAAGACCGGTCTCACTACATACGATAGCACGGAGAGATACCCGCTATCGGTCATGACGTTCAAGACAGACAGGCAAAAATCAGCCGTCCATCCCAACCAGAAGCCGGTGGAGTTATTAAGATACCTGATACGGGCATACACGAATCCGGGAGATACGGTAATGGATCCGGTAGCCGGGAGCGGAACGACAGGGATAGCGGCTTACGAGGAGGGAAGGGACTCCCTGCTTGTGGAGATAGACCGTCAATTCTTTGATGAGATGATAAACAGATTTAATAACAATAACATTAAAATAGATAGAATATGAATAAGATTGAAGAACTGGAAAATAAGTTGAAGGAAGAAAAAAACAAGATGCAGGCTAATCTAAAAGAGAACTATAAATGGGTCGTTGGGAAATACGTCAAATTCGATGAATATTCTATAATGAGAATAGATAATCTACGTTATATTCCTATAAATACCGTAGAAGATTATTATAAAAATGAGCTAGATCCAAATGAAGCTATTTACGTAGATGGCCCTGTGGCTCATTATAATGTAGAGGACAATTATTATTCTTTGGCAAAACATAAAAACATACAGATAAAGATAAGAAATATAATAGAGCCTGATGGTGAATTTGAGAATCTGGTAGAACGGTTGTTTAATGAGGCAAAAAAGAACTTACTATGAGCTTGTTTGTATGCGCTAAATGCGGCTGTATCGATAATACCGCTACGTCTAGTTACTGGATGTTGACAAACGAGTATATGGTGGACAAATTCGAGTATGCCAAGGAGCTACAGCCGTACAAGGGCATGGGGCTGTGCAGCGAATGCGGGAGGCTGGCTACCAGCCCAGACGGACGTGATGTCGTGGTACCCGGTAAATGGCACGGGAAGTTCCCGAAGGAGAAAGCTACCGAAGAGCAGTTAAAGAAAATAGGATATAAAAATTTGATAAGATGAATAAGACGAATAAGGTAAGAAAGGGAGAAGTTAGAATATACGAAGGAAAGACATACGTGGCTATTCCGGAGATAAAAGAAGATCATTGTACAGGATGTTGTTTTTATAACGAGGGATGTTGTTCAATACGTGACTTTGATCATATCGATTTCCCTGATTGCCATAATAGCGGTATGATCTGGATGCAAAAAGAAATTAATATAAGCAATATCAAAGAAAAGGCTATCAAATTAGCCATAGATGCCATGAAGCCCATACCGATATGCTCATCACCATGCTACAGTATAAGTGATAACAGATCGCCGGAGGAAAAGCATGAGGAGGAGATGAGGTTTTGTAAGGATCTTAACGACCTTAGATGTGAGATGCTTATTGATATGGCTAAGAAAATAGAAGAGTATTTATTATAAGATATATAATATGAAGAAAATAATAGGAATAGATTTCGATGGGACATGCGTGACAGACTTATACCCTTATGTAGGAGACAATATCGGAGCCGCTAGCGTATTGAGGGAATTGGGCGATAAGAATCTTCTGATATTGTATACGGTAAGAGATGGTAAATATCTACAGGATGCCGTAGACTGGTTTAGATATAATCATATCAATCTGTATTCGGTGAACTACAATCCTGAGCCAGTATCATCATCACCAAAATTGTATTGTGATTATTATATAGATGACAGGAATATCGGCACTCCGCTCACGGATAAAGGATATGTTGATTGGAATAAGATGTTGGTGTTATTAAAACAAAAGAACTTATTATGAAGATAATAAAAATGAATATCAAAAGATATAAGGAGATTATAAGAAAAAAGGATATACTAACACGAGCCTTATCAGAGGCTCGTAAATTAAACAAATCAATAATATGGGAGTAAAATATTTTACTGACGCAGGGATCGAATGTACCCCGGAAGAATGTAAGCTGATTGAATCATTAAATAGATTAGCGAAGAAATGGGAGAAGGACGGCAAACGTCTTTGGTTGTATTCCGCTAGTGGGGTTCTTACCGTCATGATGCATGGTGATAGGGAAGACAATCCTATACCTGAGATGCTTCCTAACGCAGGTACAAATCCAGATAATATTATAACTACAATCTCAGGAATAGGTAATGATGGAGGAGATTGGTAAACAAATTATAATTTATGAAAATAGGAGAACAGACAATAATATTTTTAGCCGTGAACAAGAATGGTGATGAGATTATTCTTGACAACACCCCCGCTCGACAAGGGGAGATATGGACGGATGAGAGATCGACGCATGACGAAGAGTATTTTTCCATCGAGGATCATAATTCGGCGATCGTACTCCCAAAAGGTACTATCCGTAGATTAACAGGTAGGGACTTGAAGTGGGAGGACGATCCTATATCTCTTAAATCTAAATCCGTCATCGATAAATTTCCTCATGCGGACATTGAATTTTATAAACAGAAGATAATAAACTTCGTAGAATGGATATAATGCCTCATTGTCTAAAACCTTAGTTTTATTAACTTTTAAAAATTACAAACATGAAAAAAGAAGAAAAGAAATTTGTAACAGAGTATCAAATCAATGGCAAAAAGTATGCCGGTGAAATATGGGCAACCTCATGGGAAGAAGCTGAATGTTTTATAAAACAAAGAGCTTCTACCGAAAAGGCTGTTGGGTTTATTCCTAAAGATTAATCATCTATACCACATCCAAAAAACAGATATTATGGCTACTAAAAAACAGATATTAGAATCAGATGAATTACTTCAACAAAAAAGAAGAGCTTATTATCTTTCAGATGAAGGATTCGAGGAATATAAAAAGTTCTTGTCAGATCCCGATCAAAAGAAATTCTGTTTCAAGGGATATTATTATGTAGAGGTGAAGGAGCAGGATGATAAAGAGCTATCAGGATTAATGGGACGAGTAGTATACGAATAAGGTAAGGTAATGTATAAGGGCTGATAACAAAAGAAGGATAGGATGATAATCGCCTATCCTTCTCTTACTTTAATCAAATATCTTGCCGCCAAAAGAGATAAAAGACTCTCTTGATTTAGGTATATTCCTGATATTATATAACGTTTTCTCAAATCCCTTCCTAGTCATATAAACCGTATTCCTGATCCCGGTATCCGTATTGTATCTGTAATGTGCGTAACCCTTCTTCATAACATTCTCTGTTAATATCCATTCTCTTTTATTCTTGTAAAAGAAACCTTGCTCTTGTAAAAACTCTCTTAACGATCTTTCCGCTATATCACATCCATGAGACTCAAGTTCTCTCCTAACATCACGAATCAACATATCATCACCTTTGTCATTGGCCATAATAGCTGTTTCAGCAAATCCTACTTTGGGAGCTTGTTCTTTGATAATATTGTCGGATATTCTCTTAGCCTCCTCTGCCGCTTTCTTAGCTTCAGCTAACGCCTGCTTTTCTTTCTCGGATACCAACAACGCCTCTAATGCTTCTATGTAATTATGTGGAAGATTCTTTTTTATGGATGCCTCCATTTCGTTAAAAGCATTCATGTACTCCAATTTAAATTTTATAGCTTTGCTACCAGTAAACCCCATGACAAGTATAGTAAATCCATCCCTATTCATTACATATCTTTTGGATTTTCTAAATCCACCATTAGGTTGAGGTATGTCATCATAGCATAAACAAAACATTTTATGTAAATCCATTTTTGGATTACATTCAGTATCAATAACATAACTCTTTTCTAACAAATCATCTATAGATCTTATAACTTTGCTATGATCCTTCTCAAATTTAACAGCTACTCTCAAGCTGTCTGTCAACACATCATTAGATTCATTAATAAAAACAAGATTATCCATAATATAAAAAAAATAGGCTCAAAAGGAAATGTCGGATCTCACCTCGACAAATCCTAATGAGCCAAAAATATCTTACACATTGAATGACCTTGAAGTGAGATCCCGTCATTCATTGTTTCATGATGCGAATATAACCATAATATTTATGCTACAAACCGAAATAACAATAATTTATATTTATTTTGTATAATTTAATTTTGGCTATTTGAAGAATCCTAATAAATGCTTACATTTGCATTCATGAATAGAATATTTATTCCCATCCGTCCGAGATGGATAGATAGGAATACAAAAATAGCCAATCAAATTGTCTTAAACAATTGACTGGCTATTTTTTTGTCATACTATATCAGCTATCTTCCTCTATCAAAATACCAATTAGCGTCCTCCCCGGACTCATCCTTATTTCTTCCACCTAGAAAGAATCCCATCGTCATGCCGTTGGTCATCAGCCAGTAGTCGGATGTCTGTTTAATATCCCTAGCCGTCTTGATATTATACCATTGCTTACCAAACGAGAACTTCATGAGCTGCCTCCATAGCTTGCTCTCGTCCTTATACACGCCGGTCTGGACGGTAGCGAACGGATCCCAGTTCCGAGGATCGGTGAGATCGCCTAACTTCCGGGCCGTAACCAGCGGATCTTGCAGCATATCTATGGCGTTAAGCTCCATGAACGGGGATGTCTGGGAAGCGATCTCATTGATCGTCCTGAACCCGATATAGGTAATGAACTGCCCGAACCAGCTATCCTCATTATCCTCCCTATATCCCATCAAGGCCCTTCCTATAGCCATCATCGTGGCGAATACCGCCATATTGATAATAGATCTCTTGATATTAACCTGCTCATAAGGTGTAAGCTTATCATATTCCTCCTTAAGCACGTCATACACCTCTCCCATACGACCCTCGGACATCGTATTATAGACATTCCCCGCCAATCGCCATAATGTCCTCATATATCCTTCCTCGAACTGGTTGGTCTGGAAATTAAAACCGGCTTTCTTATATGCCCGCTGCACGGCCAATATAAACCATCCACGATGAGGAAGCACCATATTAAGGATCGCGTTCCGGCTAGCCCCCACCCGGTTCTGCTCATTCAAGGCGCCGTCGCAGATCTGCACCATGCTCCTGACCCTACTGGACAAGGTAGGTATGTATCTTTCTATAATATCCTTATTAGCTTCGTTTTTAGCCACGATCTTCCCGTCCTTGACATTTACTAAGTTCCATATGGAATAATCCCTTAAACGCTCCCAATCACGTTTAGCCTCATTAGCGGACATATTCCTGTCTTTCATCATCATCTCCTTGAAATTAGAATATGACCAGAACTGACCCTCATACAGGCGGGTGTCATCCATTACCGAGATAATAACCTGCGGGTCCAACGGGGAGTTAAGAACCTCCATCATCTTAAACGGCAGATCCCGGAATAAGGTTCTCCAGATCTTGTTATACGCCGCCGATCGTACACGGTTGCGGACATTAAACACACCTAGGGCCTCACCGACAACATATAACTTATTGGTACGATTTATGTCCCCGATCTCAGACACGTACGTACTTAACTGTTTCTGGGCTTCCCCATAGGCGTATTTCATGGAATCCTTGCTTATATACTGCCCCACCATACCCTCCAAAAGGAAGTTGGCCTGCCCGGTAAGGGCACCGGTAGCCGCGACGAACGGGGAGAAGCCTAGGTTGGATTTGGATACGAATTTGGTAAACATAAGAGCCAGCTTATTAAGATCGACCTTATAATTGCCTATATTCCATTCAGTCCGCTTATTGTTTATCCTAACGTCATAGATACTGGCGTTAACCCAGTCCTGAAACATCCTATAGGCGTGAGTGGCCTCCGGGTTCTTGCCTCCGTCGTATTGTGTCTCAAGCATCATATACCCATATCCCATGACATCATCCAAGGCCGCCCTCTTATACTTGTAAGCGGTAGCCTGTAAGGATAACATGGAATAGGAGTAGGCGAAGTCATGGGACACGTCGTTGGCGTTCTCCAACTTACTGAGATAGTATTTGGGGATCATACGATATTTGTTATCGTTCTCGTCAAGCCCTCCTAGGTCTTGTCCTTGACCGTGTATAGGATCATCCACCCTCTCGCCAACAATATCACGTACGGCATTGCCGATAGCCGCCTTCGGGTCAACCCCGGCCTGCACCATCCTCTCCACGCCGCCCTTGGATATTTGTGGTATCTGGTAGATATTCCTGAACCGCTCATCATAGTCCTCCATAGCCTTACGGCTTATGTTAAGCAATTCCTTCCTCATCTCCCACTTATCCTTATTGATCGTAGCCTCCTCCCCTTCGTTGGTAATACCGTATTTCTTGAAGAAAGCCTCGTTCTTGTACTTATCGAACCTAGGCGTATGATACCCGTAACCCAGATCAGGATTATAGTTAGGGTTGCGGAAAGAACTCTCGGCGTCGGCCTCATCAAGCCACTGGTTGTTGATCGTCAGGTCGATCATATTAATATCGAACCCGAAACGGGATACGCTCTCTTCCTTGGATATACCATTTTCTATGGCATCAAAGAACTCGGATACCTTATACGTACCGTTATTTATCTTACTGATGAAATCAGAATACCCTTTGGGAGAGTATTTTCTCATATAAGGATACAGTCGGGTTCTGGCGTACTCGACAAGGATTTCATCAGTCTTACCCATCGCTATGTCGTTAGCTAGCTTATTATTGAAGTCAGGACCGTATTTCCTTCTCAAAAACGATACCTCCACGGTCGTCCATGACGGGTTCTTCCTAGATAGCTTAGCGGCCATCCTATCCACCTGACTCCGGGAGCGGGCAGACATATGTTCCTTGGCGAATTTAATCTCATCCATACCCTTGTCGTATGCCATGGCATCCCTTAAAGCGTTACGGTAAGAATCCGTGACTCCACTCTCCACCGTATCAGGCATATCCATCTCAATAGCCTCAGCGGAAGCGGCGGCGTTAATAACACTCTTGGCTTCGGCCAGACGATCGTATAGCTCGTTTATCTTCCTTAATGACGATGATCCACGAAGACGATCGAAATCATACTCGCCATATCTGGTGCTGTCCCGGTACTGAATAAGCAAAGGTCTTAACTGATCGTTGATCTCATTTATTGTTGCCATCGCCTCCTCTGCCTTCTCTATCCTTGACGATGACCCAGATCGCTCCGTGATCTTATCAACCAGATTCTCGTAATAATCACCCTCCTCGGATCCCCACATATCTTTGGAGAAGCCAAGATGACCACCGGCTAGCAGGAACTCGAACGCCGCCTTACCGCCCTCAGACCGCTCTATCCCACGCAGTATCTCCTTAAACTCGGCTGAAGCCTTACGACCCTCGTTGGTATTCCCGAACTCCTCTGCCCATGCCTCGTCCCATGCCTTGATCTCCTCGGACATCATCAACGCCTCGGACCCCTCTTCCTTTGGCGTCCCGTCAGAATACCACTCGCTCTTAGCTATGGCTCTATCGCGTAAGATATCCAAATAAGATCTCCATGCTATAGGATCGGATTGGAATGCCGACCAATCCACTTTCCCGTCTTTCACGAATTTATCCATAGCCACATATCTGCTTCTGCGAATACGGGACATGAAATCGGACGTGGCTTGTGATACCCTACGTCCTAGCCTCTCCTCGACCTTCTTATTGACATTCTCTATCTTATCATAATACGCTTGAACCATGGGCTTCTCACGATTCTCATCCAGCCACCTATTTATCGTATCCAGATATCGTTGCTGGTCCTCGAATGTCATGGCCGAGATATCAAAATTCTGGATACTTGGCTTGAATATATGATTGATCTCCTTTGTAATAGGCTTATCCCCATCATACCCTACGATATCATCACGAGTCTTGACCTTAAGCCCCTTATCAGATAAAAGTGTGTCGATAAGTTGTTTCTCGGTTTTACCCGAAACCTTTTTAAGATCATATATATCAATAATAGCTTTCGCCTGCTCTGTCCGGTATAGTAAATCGTATTTGGCGAAATCACGGGACGAGTCAAGGTAATCCGAGTTCTTCCCATTTATCTTCTGTATAAGACCCTCATTATCCTTTATCCCCCATCCACGCTCTTTCATCATCCTAGTCATCTTATTGATATTGGATACACCCTCGGTATGCGCATCACTATGAGCCTTGGCCAGACGTTGACCTAACATACCTAATATGGCGTTACCACTATGCTCCAGTGTGCCAAAGAACCGGGACATGACATTGATATCCTTATGGATGTTATTCACCAACTTCTTTATCCCATCCCAGAATCTTTCCGGAATATTAAACATCCGAAGCTGTCCATCCAGCCAGTCCTCATTACGATCACTTCGAAGGGCGTTTATATCGGACATGGATGTCTCAGCCATACGTAATATATCATCCATATCCTCTACCATACCAACCTTATTGACGCCATAATAATCCGCCGCCTGATTATTGACGAATCCACGAAGATTCCTGATCAAAGGCACTATCTCCCCGTACACGTTATCGATAACCTGTATCGTCTCATAATCAAGTCCCTTGTCGCTCTTACGCAAGCTACTGGCAACAGTGACCAAATACTCCACCTCAGCCTTGGCGGTCGCTATGACACTCTTGGTGGATAGCAGGTTGTTGTTTTTATTAAGCTCACCACCGACTTGTCTCACCTTCTCGCCTATATCACGAAGAAGGGAGATACTCTCACCGATCCTCTGGCTTTGGCTTGACCTCATCCTCTGCAATCTAGTGTATAGCCTTTCCAATGACCTACCGTTCTTGATCAACTTATTAGCCACGTCAACGTCCGATAACGAATACATGAGATGATTGCTATCCTTTAGCAGAAGCACGTCAAAGGCGCTTGGATCATCAGCTAACGCCGACTCCTTTATCCTATCAAGTACCTTATTTAAATCCGATCTTTGGCTAGAGAAGAAATTACGTATAGCTCGTACCATCCTGCCAAACAAGGAGAGCTGGGCGTCCTCAGACGAGGCCAGATCCTCTACCGCCTGTTCCATGCCCGGCACGAACCGCTGGGCCAACGTCTTGCCTAGGATCTCCCGCTTCACCATCCGATCCAACTCCTCTCCTTGGTATTCCTTCCCATACACCTCATAGTAACGACCAGCGAACTGATTCCATAACGACGTACCAACAACAGAATCCAGCACCTCATCAATCTCCTGCTGGTTACGATAAGTATCGATCAAGAAATGAGCCACCTCCTCATTGAGATCCTCTACCGTAGCCCCCTCAGCCAAAGCGATAACCCCATTAGCCATGTCAGACAAGGCCCTAGCCGAAGGATCCACGCCATTACGCATCTTATACTTATCCATATACTCAGACATACCCATCACACGGATGCCTAACGTGGATAAGATATTGGTGATATCAGTCCTATTCTGGAGATCTTCCGCCTTCTCATTCTCGATAACCCCACGGACGTTACTCCCGTACAAAGCGTTATCCTCCATCATCAACGACAAGGCTAGCTCCATGAATCCATCATACTTATTATTAAGCTCCTCGAACTTACCTTGCCTTAACATACCCTTGATCTCCGGTCTGCTTACCGTAACCTTCTCCCCGGACGTAGTGATAAGATCAAGATCATTACTTACCTCCGTATCAAAACCTATAGAACCCAATACGTTCATCTCAGAGGATTGACTTCCAAACCTATTCCTGAGGCTGGATAAGGCATTCATAGCGTTATAGATCTTAAGACCATCAGAATTGCCGGCTCCAGTAAGATAATATCTATCCCCTAGTCTTATACGTTCCCCACTCAACATACCTTTCTTGATAAGGTAATTAATAAACCCTCCACGAGTACTTATATCTGAGTTTGAGCTAATACCAAGGACCGGGATAAATGACTCACTGTTATTGAGGGTTATGGAGGAAGAGCCAAAGGAGATGTCAGCCGTACCGGACGGGACGTCGCTCTCCTCGACACTGCCGGCCAAGAACCCGGCCTCGATCCGCCCGCCGGACGAGCCTTTTATGGCGTTGGCGTAAGAGTCGTGTATCTTGCCGTCATCCGATCTAAAGAACAGGCGAGGCTCACCGGAATCATATACCAGTCTTGAAGATGGAGGAGTATAATTCTCAATATTATTTAACGGCAAGACATTACCAGAAAATATGATCTCACCATCTATATTTCCACCCTTCACCCTGATATTAGGTCGTTGCCCGGTAAAAGCGCTTTCCACGGCCTTCCATAACATACGGGCTGTCTCCCTAATATCTATATTCTCCCTGATAGCCCTTATATCATCCCATGACGCCTCTTTCAGTATCGTATCGCCAACATTATTCTCGTTTATGGAATCCAGATCCACCTCCTGTACCGTGGATGTATCTACCACCGCCATATCATTGACATCACCTGCCTCCCCGGAGGTAAGATAAGCCACGACATTGTCGCTATTCCCAAGGCTTCTGGCCAACGCCGGGGCATCCATATCGCTTATGGCGGACAAGACCTTGGCTGACATAAGTTGACCCCACTCGCTGGCGCTAAGTCTGGCGCTTATGGATCTGGCGGCCTCCTTATTTCTTGGCACGGATCTCGTCCAGTCTCCGAACTTAGACCTGAACTTATCGTTATAAATAGTCATATAAGCTTCAGCGGCCTTATTAAGGTCACTTACGGCGGCTATACCCGCTATCTTATCGAACAAGGTAGATACCTCGCCGGAAGGAGTCAAGACACGGGCTATCTTACCTTCCTTATTCCTTTTAATTACGCAACTGCTCATAAATAAATGTTTTTCACAAAGATAAATAAAAAGCCTCCACGAATAAGCGGAGGCTGATATTCTTGTATCCATTGTATGAATTTATAGTCTAATCCATATCCTTGTTGTTGATAAACTCACCAACACAATGACCCGCAAAACCGGCTATATACGCGGCGCGTTCATCCTCTCCGACCTTAAATCCAAGCGACATATTACAGAACTGGCACACGCTCATGGCTATATGGAATGACTCGTGACATATATTTCTCATTATTAAATCATCGTCGCTCGAAAAATTCCAAAGTATGGCAAATTTATCATCATCGTCCCTATCCCTTACCAAATTCACGAAAGACGCCTCCTTATCCATATCATCTTCATCTCCCCATTTCCCCTCGTGCTCAGGTTCCATATTCTCGAAACGATCACACAACGTCTTATAATCTAATCCAACCGTGATAATCAAATCCAACGGATATATCACGAAATCAAATTTCTTTTCTCTCACGTTACTAAAATTATTAATTTTATTTATCAAATTCACATTCGTATCACAAAATGTTTACTCTAACCGGGTTAAACGCCAACCCGCTACCGATTATCTTACTGACGTAAGAATCACCGAATACTTTTCTTCCGATTCCGATAGCCCCGTTAATATCAGCATTTAGCAGCTTTCCAATAGAGCTTTGAAACAATCCACGTTTCTTTCTTTTGCCTAAGTAAACATCATGCTTTCCCAATTTTTCAAAAGCAAGATGATCCACTTTGGAGGTATAGGATTCCTCGTGGACTTGAAAGTCTATTCCAACCAACTTACACTTATAGGATATCTTTTCAACAAGTTTTGAGAATGGAATCTCAACGAACTTCTGGTTTATCCTCTTCCCTAGATTTACTCCATTCTTCCATCCTTTATTCAAACCCACAACAAGATTCCCAATATTGTTTTCAATACAGATATTTACAATAAATCTGCTAACCTTGTGGATTTTATCTTCAATCCAAAAATTCCTATAATTATTTAGCCGTCTAAGTCTCTTTTGAAGTACCCTTATCGCCAATATACGACATCAACCTAGCTCTCTTCTTATTATACCACTGATTAAAGGACTTGATAATCTTGCCGTTTACAATGAAAGGCTTGATACCTACATTGCTTATACATGTGCATAAATTATTCAATCCCAAATCAATCGAAAGAACATTATTCTTATCAAGATTTAAATCCTGTTCCTTCTTCTCATAAATAACCTCAACCACATAGCAAGTAGCTTGTGGAATTATTCTAACCTGACATAACTTGTTATCTCCTATTTTAGTTTTGATTGGCCGGATTATGTTTTTGATGAAATGAATACATCCATCTTCTTTCAGTCTGCAAGAATTTTTTGTAAAAACTACCATGTTCTGCTTCTTCCCTTTCTTGTATTTAGGCAATTTAGGTCTTGATAGAAATTTAGAAGGATTCTTCTCATATTCCTTCTTTGATTTCATCCAAGACTTTGTTACCGAAAACACTTGAGCTACGACTTGTTGGGACACTACTGATGGTAGATTCCTAAAATCAACCTGATTCTCCTTACATAATTTAGTAGAAAACTCATATTCATTTATGTAATCTCCGGAAAATATACCTTGTCTGACGTTGAAAAGAACATAATTATACAACAACCCGGATTTGAGGCATATATCCTCAAACCGGTTGTCTTTTATGATATGTCTCTCAACTAATCTCATTCTTAATATCTTATGCCATAAATATAAACATTCTTTATGAAATAAATAATTTATTCAACTATAATCCCTTTAATTTTTCTATAACCTCAAAACACATCTTACACTCAATCCTACGATACAACTGCCTTACGCCATCTATCGTAGTCCAATAACGACCACCCTCTCGGTGCAGGAACTCACTCATTACCTTAGTGTCAGCCACATCATGTAGGTCATATGAGTCAAACATAACTTACATATATCGTCAAGATCAAAATAAGTAACCTTATTATACGATATACAACTGATTTGTCTCCCATCAGGAATCTGAACATCGAAAACATCTATCTTATCCATATTAAAAAATAGAGGGATGCCGATCCCATCACAGACCGGTATCCCTTATAATAAATTAGCGACGAAAAGCATGGTGATGGACATGCGCCACAAATGTAATTACAAAATTCGTAAAAACAAAATATCAAGGGCAATCACCTATGCATTCGCACGGAGCATCGCTTTTCAAAACCCCATACACCCGATTGTCGCTAGTCAGCCATCGTTTGCCGTCGCTCGTGATATAAGCCTGCCGGCATCCCTCCTGATTCACCGTTAGCGTCTTCTTAACACCTTTTGGAGTTGTTATCTCCAACTCAAGGGTACGATCAAGACCTTTGTTCATTACCGAACCAAAAGAAACAGCGGCGTTACCGGTCCCGGACCCGGGGCTGACGGTCAAGTGCTGGTCCGTCACCTCGCCTACCCCGTCTTTCCAATTAATATCTATATCATTCATCCTATTTAATGCTTTTTGTAAATACTCATCGCTTAATGTCCTATCATAAATATCAAGAGCATAAAGAGCTCCATTCCACACATAAGCTTGAACACCCCTAGAGAAAGTGCCTATATATAAATTATCCACGGTTGATGTATAATTTGAAGATACAAGATCCATCTCTCCATTGTAAGACTCCTTAGTTACATAAACGATCGATAATTCAGGGTTATATATATCTTTTACAGCAATATCCTTACTACCAAGACGTACATATACATTTTTGGAATACGCTAATTCACTACAAAATTGCTGAGCCTGATTCGTTGATACACTTTTAGATAAAAAGCAATTAGTGGATTTAGAAGGATTCAAATTAATTCTTTTATATACAAACGTAAAATCATTGATGGCCGGGAAATTCTCGCATATACCATAATCATCAATACCATCAAATACAAGAGCGCCACCTTCGTATCCAGAACCAAGCGTAAACCCAAAATTCTTCAACACAATATCGTGACCGTTTCCAGACAAGTCCTTTAACACGTCTCTATCTGCGTCACTGTTGCCCTTACCATTACATCTATAAGAAGCCACTAAATAATCATCTATATTAGCCATAATCTTTTTTCTTACAAATATACTAAAACAAACAAACCCCAATCAGCTTAAGTCGATCGGGGTTTGAATAAACAATGAAAATCGATTATAATCTTCCTAACATCCTCATCACGGTTCTAGAGGCAGCATTTTTCCATGTCCACTCATCGTTAGATGTTACGTTAACTGTCTGAGCGGAACCGTTAACATCCAAATTGATAGTTTCCTTATCAATCTCAAGAGTAGAGTCACCAGCGGCTTGAGTGATGGTAACTTGCGCCTTTTGTCCACCGGCAGCCGTTACGCTTAGCATAGCCACCAACTCCTCGATAGAGACATTGGCAGGAACATTGGAGATAGTAATACTCCAAACAAACTCTCCGGTAGCACCAGGATCGTCAGCGATAATAGCGCCGTTAGCTGTCTGCTTACCAGCCGCCGTATAATTCTCGGGGAGCTGTAAAGTCAGGCCATTCTCCTCCACCGGAGTAGCAGCGAGAGTAAGCTTAGTACTATTAGACTTACCTGTGATAGTTACATTACCACCGGTTTTAGCGACAGTGGCCGTAGGACTATCCGAAGTCACGGACTCAGCGGCGGCGGCCTGATTAACTACCAACGCTTTTTGAACGCCACCGTTAGTAACGACAATAAGATTAGCTGTACGCTCAAGACGACCTGTATATTTATCTCCTGATATAGATACCGCCTGATCACCTGATCCTGATACCGGATCGACTGTTACAAAACCAAATTTTTGCGATGCCATATTCAAATAATTTTAAAAAATGTCCTTTTATTATGCCAAAAATAACTTATATAATGTTAGCCACAAAATATGGGGGGGGGTAGATCGCACTACGGCTACACCCGCTCCACGTACAGACCTATTAAATCCTGTAGATTATGGCTGAGAGGAGTTCCGCTATCCCTAGTACACTTATACACATCAGCGTTCTGGATGTAATATTTATCCTTGAATATCTCCATTGGAGGGAAATACGGGATAGGATCCCCTATGGTCCCGGCATGCTCCTTATCAATGACCTTGTATAAGGAAGCCGTATTTAGTCCGGGTTCCCATTCCGCTGACAACGTATGTGACTGAATAACCTCATAGAGGATATCCGTATCCTCCTTAACTACCCTAAGACAAAATCCGGTATCCACGGATAGCCCGAACTCCGCTCCTTCTTGTCCCCATATAGGAAATAGGACCTTAACATCCAATTTCTCGTTGGATGATAAGGATAAAGATTTGTCATTAACCAACATCCTAGAAAACTCGACAGCTACTTTTTGAGGATCGAGAGCATCCTTCTCCTTCGCCTGTTGCTGGATGTACGCCGTGGTAACACTTACCTTATCAGGATAGCCGGACTGAACATCGACAGCTCTCACCTGTTCTACGGTAGTGGCTATACTGATCTGCTTTTGCTTGTCCCCTAACGCCGTTGTCAGATCGTTATCGTACTTATCCATCATCCCGATCAAGATCTTGCCTTCCGTCATATCGAACTCCAGACCCATAATCGTTATCTTACCGACTATAGCCCCATCAGCCAAAGCGCTACGTCTGTCATATTCAGGAATATAAATATCTTGATCATCCAAGAAAAACTCATGGAGATTTTCAGTCTCATAAGATCTCAGCTCCTCATATTTAGCCGATTTCTCCTCGTTAAGAACCCTTGACTCATCTAATCTAGCCTCAATGATCTCCTTAACCGTGGCTTTAGGATTAGCTTCCTTGAACGAAAGTTGTTCTTGTCCCAGCTCTATCCATGGAATCGGATTGCCATTAATATAATCATCATAACTATTACCCTTAGCGTAATTATCATCAAGAGGTTCGTCTAAAACCAACATATTGGGATATATTTCCCTGTTTATATATGTATATGCCATAATCTATTCTTTAATCTTGTTCTTTAACAGCGATGCTATACTTGCCTGAAGCGTAACACCAGATATTTATCTCGAAAGGCTTGTTAGCCGTAGTGGTTATAGAAGTACCACTCATGCTTACATAAGCTCCTGAATTTGGTATGGCTTGAGTAAAGACCGCAGACGGGACACACCTGATCATCAGCTCCTCTCCTATCTGCATACCTGACGCCACGGATAGGGTGGTAGCCGCTGATAGCGTGGCCGTGATGCTTCTTTTGGAGATAGGCAAGTTAGCCAATGTCGTGACCGTATTAACCCCTATAAGTCTGTTCATGGTCTTCTTATCGGCGGCCGCCATCAATCCATTAGTGGATTCGTTGGCCACGGCATATGTCGTGTTAGGAGGGGTAGCCCATGTACCATCTCCACGCATAAAATTAGAGGTGCTACCATTAAGCTGTCTCAATAAGCCGTTGGCGGTAGTGGAGGCCAACCCGTACGTGGTGTTGGTAGGCACGACCCATGTACCATCGCCACGAAGGAAGGATGTCTGTTTGCCCGCAGCGGGGGCCGGAACCAATCCCGCCGATCCTGCGGCTGAGGACGTCGCTCCACCCATGTTGCTATATGTGGTATTAGGAGGGGTTTGCCATGTCCCGTCACCACGAAGATACTTGGCTTGCGCTCCGGCGGCAGGTGCTGGGACCAAGCCAGCCTTTCCCGACGCTGAGGCAGAAGCGGCTCCCATATTGGTGTATGTCGTGTTGGTATCCGTCCACGGAACATTCACATACATCTTACCATTTCCGTCAAGAGCTACCGGATAATTCTTCCCATTAGCTGAGTACCCGATCTTAACAAGACCCAGATTATCGCTCGTGGCCTGTGAGTATGTAGTGTTATTGTCAGTCCAAGGGACATTGACGTACATCTTGCCATTAGCCAAGAGCACAGCGTAGTTCTTTCCATTAGAAGCATAGCCGATCTTAACCAATCCTAAGGTGTCGGCCGTGGCTTCATTATACGTTGTGTTATTATCCGTCCATGGAACGTTGACGTAAGCGTTGCCGGACGAATCCAGTTGCACCTTATAGTTCTTCCCGGAAGTCGTATATCCCACCTTAATACCGCCAAGAACGGTAGCGGAGGACGTGGGAGGTGTGAAGGTACTTGGTTTGCCCGTAACCCCGGACCAAGGCACGGAGGAAGCCTGACTGGCCGTGTAAGGCTCATACCCATCCTCACTGTTTAATTTAGACTCGTCTTTTATCAGATACATCTTACCTGTAGACGTGACCTTTACCGTATCACCACTTTGAACCGTAGCGGTGGTAAGGGCGAATCTAGCCGTATCATTAGCTACCACGACCAATCTCTCCAAAGCCGCCTTAGGTAACCTATCTATGCTGATGGTTCCGGACGCGATCTTAGAGGCATCAAAATTGGCCAATGTCGTGGAGATAGTTACGTTGTCTCCGAAGTCCGATGAGACACTACCGGTAACAGCCCCGGACAGCGCTATGGTCCTAGCCGCCTGTAATTTCGTGGCGGTAGGGGCATTATCCGTCTTAAGAGCATATTTGGTAAGATCAATATCATTAGCCTTATCCAAAAGCTACTCTATCTGCTCGCCATTATATTTACCTTGAAAATCTTCCATATCATAATTATTTTTGCTCAAATATAGCTATATACATACACACCAAGAAATATAGGGGGGGGGAGATACGGGTAGTGTTAGAAGCTACCGTCCCCATGCAGGAATCCGCTACGGAATATAATAGCCTTGTCTTTCAGCTTCTGGACAGACCCCCATTCCCATTCACCCTCGCAAGGCTTAATGACATACTTATTCCCCCATGTCTTGAATTTCCTCTCTATAACGAACATCTCCGAGTCTTTCAAGACATGGAAGATACTCCCTACAGGGAAGTACTTATCAGTCCTCAATATAACACGATGATGTTTTTCGTCATATTCAGGATCACCCACGATACGTGCCTTATAAAACTGAAAATCATTTAACGTCCGATCCACAGGTTCTATCCAATAATACCCCTTACCCATTGCTATTCACGTTTATTTATCTATATTTGCGGTGTAGTAGTAACTCATAATGTTTTAAGTGATTTTCAACCAAGGGGAAGGGTGTCCGTGAGGATATCCTTTTTTCATTCCCGCCCGCCCTGCCATGAACAAAAAGATATCATGTTAAAATAATATCCTAATAAATTGCATGTATCTTATTAAGATATTATATTTGCGCCATGATAAAGGCATTCAAATATAAACTTAATCCAACAAAAATCCAAAAAATGTTTTTCAATAAATCTTTTGGATGCTGTAGATATGTCTATAATTGGGCCTTGCAAAAACGTATTGAAGCTTATCAAAGTGATGGGATTAAGCTTACGGCTATTGATTTATGCAAATTGTTGCCGAATCTAAAGAAAATGGAAGATACCTATTGGCTTAATGAAGTATCCTCAGTATCCTTACAACAATCAATACGATGCATGGATACTGCTTTCACTAAATTCTTTAGAGAACATACAGGATTCCCAAAATTCAAGTCCAAACACAGTAGAAAACAATCATACAAAGAAACCGATGGTGTAAATATTGATTTTAATTTAAATAGAATAAGATTACCTAAAATAGGATGGGTTAAATTTTATCCAAATAAAAAATTCGAAGGTAAGATAGGGACTGTTACGATATCTAAATCATCAACCAACAAATATTATGTAAGCATTAATGTCGATGACAGTATACCATATCCTGATAAATCACCTATCGACCCAAATACATCAATAGGTATTGATGTAGGCATAAAGGACTTCGCAGTTCTCTCCAATGGTCAAGTATTTCAAAATCCTAAACATTTAGGGAATGCAGAAAAAAGACTTAAATGCTTACAAAGAAGATTATCTCGCAAACAAAAAGGGAGCAACAGAAGATGTAAGGCAAAACATAATGTAGCCATCTGTCACGAACGTATTAGAAACCGTAGACAAGATTTCTTACATAAGGTCAGTAAAAAGATAGTAAGTGAGAACCAAACTATTATCATCGAAGATCTTAATGTAAAAGGTATGTTAAAAAATCATTGTATTGCTAAAGGTATCTCTTCTGCTTCATGGAGTGAATTTTTTAGAATGCTGCAATATAAATCAGATTGGAACGGAGTCAACTTGATCAAAATAGGTCGCTTCGAACCATCATCAAAAATGTGCAAATGTGGCTACATATACAAAAACTTGAAGCTATCAGACAGAAAATGGGTATGCCCTTCATGTGGCTATATAAATGATAGAGATCTTCTTGCGGCACAAAATATTAAAAAATTTGGGTTGGAAAAACAAAATCTTCTAACCCAATAAAATACGTCACCGGTGGTGAACCGGGTAGGGGACGTGGAGTCACCGGCGATGGCCGGGACCTTGAAGCGTCAAAAAAATGTCAACTAAGTCTGGCAAGTCACCTCTCGCATCAACTTATTTGTATTAGCAGTGTATTCATTAATTATCTTACTGGATGAGGGATTATCCTCTACCCTTGATAGACGGTTATCGTCACTTCTTACCGTAACGTCACCTATCTTTCGTACCATACTATCCTGATATGATGATGGGTCCGAATATATAAAATTATCCACGAAGCTATATATCCCGCCATTAACCGTCTCACCCACCTTCTCATATAGACCAGATTGAAAAGACACGAAATCATCGTACCTCCCACGAGCCAAAAACAAGCCGTCCGGTCTCGCCTCGACACCGCCGTTGACCTCCCGGAGCAGACCCGGATTCCTTTGGTATAGATATCGATAAAAACCGACATCCATCATCCTGTCCTGTCTATCCAGATAGAAAAGATCCCTCATGCTGCTGTCACTAGACTCGATAGCCACGTCAAACAAGAGATCTCTTACCTGACCATTCGGCAACGACATCTCTATGTTTTTTAACGTACCTCTGTCATGGTGGTTCAAAGATACGTTATAAAATCCATTAAAATCAAGGAAACGCAAGACATTATTATATAAATCCGATTTTTTTAACCTTTCCTTGATCTGGATTTTCCTCAACGAGATACAGGATTTGATAAAATCCCGATCCTTCCCCTGTCTAGCCTCGTATCTCCTGAACTCCCGATCAATATCGACATCATCCACCTTAGAGGTAACGGGATGTTGATATATCAATCTGGCAAGGATCATACTCTCCGTATTGGAGGATGAGATGTTATCCATAACCAACTTCTTGATATTATCCTTGACCACGCCAATATCAGATCGAGAAGCCCCATGGGGAACCACGCCTGTAGGTAAGTACGAGGGCTGGGCTATCCCGATATCAGCCAGCACCTCATAGGCCTGATCGGTGTCGGTTATCGGGGTCGTGTTATGGTATATATTTCTACCTACATACAACATGTTCCTGTCATACATATCGGAAGGAGATGTTTTCCCGGACCTTACATACACCATCCTATCCCCGGTAAAGTAAGTATCCTGAACCTCATATATCGGATTCCCTTTCCCTGTTATCCTATCAAGATCGGAAATAAAGTCATCATATACCGGATCACCATTCTGTATAGAAGATAACATGACATCCAACGATGCCATAAGGTCACGGATATCCTCCGGCCTAGATATAACCATCTCATCGCTAATCGCCTCGCTTATATCAACGCCCATATCGGAAAGATCCATGGCTATGTCATATAGACGTCCGGCAACATCCTTGATGTCCTTAAAATCGTCCATATTGATCATTTCCCCAACCTTATCCCTTAGACCTTTCATGTCCTTAGGCATACTGATATACGGTATGGTGCTATTGGAATATGAGTCGGTAATCGTATTCCCATCCTGATCCCTGACCTCCATACGGGTCATATTACGATATGTGTCATACATCCGATCGGCGTAATCCTGATCCTCCTGATACCGGAGCGCCAAGGAAGGGTATGGGACTGAGGCGAAAGCCTGATCGAACTCCCGGCGGTCGCTGATACCGCCTACCGCCCTCATGATCGTATCCCTTACCTCCATTGGATTCAAGACTCTTCTCTTTCCCAATGAATCATACACATCCTCATATATCATATAATCATCACCAAGGCCTGATTCGGAGGACAAGAAATATGTATCCTTCTCATTGAGATCCCCCTCAGACATAAAATCGACAATCCTCCTCATCATATCCCTTACCCGCTCATACTCCAATCGGTTAGTCATGATATTATCAATCTCATCAGCATCATACATCCCGGATCGTTCAAGATTATATCTGTTGATGAATATATCACCGCCGGGAAGGAAGTTAGATACGATCATATCGTTAAGATCATTGATATTATCAACGCCCAGGGAAGTAATGGTATTATTGATATCCTTAACCTCGTCAGCCATGAAATTACCCACAGCATAATTCTTTTGTTTGATAAAGGACATGACATCATCATACCTAGGCTCCCCATTGCTATCTAAGCCGTATTCTGATGGCATGGACATCCAATCGCCAAAGAAAGACACGAAGTCGGGGGAGTAGGCCGTACCCCAGACCGATAAGGCCTGCTTCTGGTCGCCAAGCACCTCCATCGCCCTTTGGTATAATCCGGATGGTTGGTCGTTCGGGGCAAGGACATTATCTACCCCACCCTCCTTATTTTTTATAACATAACAAGATCTACCCATAGCTAAATCGTTTTGTTACAAAGATATGAAAATCCCGCCTACTCTCACGAGCGGACGGGAGCCAAATAACAATAATAACAAACCTTATGTTTACTCTGAAAAAGTACAAATCATTTTGCCGATCCTCACGGACAGGCAAAAACTCAATCCTAAATAACAAAAAAAATGGAATTTATCGTTTAGCGAAAATATCCTTATCTGATTAACATATTGATTGTGAATAGGGGTGGATTCGTATACCCTCCCCTATCTCCTAACAATCTCAACCTGCTACAATAGAAATCAATCCATGACTGACATATTCCAATTTCTTATAAGATATATCTTTCTTATTTTCTCCGTTGATATCACGGATATTAAAAATTCCACGAAGCCTTCTTGCGTAAATAAAGCGTTCTTTACCTTGAAACATCACCTTATCAAACAATCTAAATCCGAAAACCTTAAAAGGAGATTGATTCATCCTTTTATTGCCTCCTTTAGGTGCTTTCATCTTATGAATTTGTCTGTTATGACGACGAACTAATTTCCGTTCGTAATAATATCCAAGTCTCTCGGAGTCAAAATTCCTTGAAATCACAAAAGCGTCGGATACATGGGATTTTTCAATCCCGTGATTTATACGATTATATTTTGTTATGTATCCGAAAGTCATTTTTACGTTTGGATACAAAGATTTTAACTCATCGTATAACTCCCATTTCATGATACTCATAACCGCAGCGTCACGAAGCGACTCACCTCTGTTTACTTTCAATTTGATATTTCCTTTATGAAACTCCTTATGGCAAGTCTTACACAATGTTATCAAATTAGAAGGTGAATCTCCTCCAGTCTTGCGTGACTCAATATGATGGACATTAAGGACAGGATCTTTTGATTTTCCTTTACAATGTTGGCATTTATGCTCATCCCTTGCCAAGACATACTCCCTTACATTCCAAAGTCCTAATTGTTCACCTTCCTGATACTCTTTACCTGATATCTCTGGATTCTTGATCTTTTGAGTATCAAATTGGGCAACCTCAATAATCAGTTTTGAGACAGGTAGTATAGAATATACAAAACCGATAATCCTAATATGAGAATCAATCTTCTGCCGGATTGATGGAGCGATCCATCCTCTCTTCTTTGATTTAATCCTATTCATGAATCTTGGCTTTCTATATCTCAATCTGTACCTTCTAATCTTCCTCAATTCCCTTCTTGTTGATAGAAGATCAACAACATCACTTCTTAGAATAACTTCACTTGCGTAAAGTTCCTTGCTTTTTGTTGTAGCTGATAAACCGACATGTTTTGTACCTGTGTCAACGCCTAACGTAATCTCTTGCTTATAACCGGTTGTATCATACAAAAGCCTGATTGTAAAAGGACAAAGATTTACCACGGTTGCTTTCTTTGATTTAAGCAATCTTCTAACCTTACCATGCCTCGTTGTTGGCATTAAGGGTCTACCATATATATCCTGTACATAAACCATTTACAATAAATAATTTAATAAAATGTTTATTCAACATAAGTCAGGGCAAAACCCTGTTAGTACCCATCGCCAATGTTATTGAAGGTTTTGTACAGGCAACACCGGAACCCAAATACAATCCCTGTTTAATCACCTACCTTAGAGCTACAGACTTGGATAAACATCCGTAGGTAACTATATATTCTTCAATAACGTAGTCTTTATTTCAAGACTTAGGCTAATATCCGGCCAGTAAACTGGATATATAAAACTCAAACATTGTTTAACGTTTTATATATTATTGCAGATATTACTCCACCAATGACTCTCATTTATCTTCTCTCACCATACAAAGCGATTATATCTGGTCTCTATCATCTCCACCACCTTCTTGATATCAGATAAAGTTAATTTCTTTATCTCCATATTCCTACTATCCATCCTGACGAAAGAGTCCTTGAACTCCTGCTCGGTTATGGCATTTAACCTAAATAGATTGTATTTTATAAGTAACTGGGTTACGTCAAATATCAGGATGTTAAGATCAATATCACCCTTCAACTCATTAAGAAGATCACGCATCATGAACTTGATAGCATCAGTATCAAGCTCCAGCTTCTCGGCTTCCCTCATCAACTTCTTAATGATGCCATTGTACTCGATTATGATATTAGCATTATCATCATCGGTAGGTAGAAGAATATCCATCGTACATTCTATACCTATCTTATCACTAAGTCTTTCATTGAACTCCGTCATATAATCGAAAGCCTGACTTCTGCTTAAAGCGTATGTATGGTCAAGCAACTGCCTTTGTCTGTTATTGACAAAATAATGACTGGTGTATAACATCATCAAGACCTTCACTCGCTGGATGCGTAGGTCTTGCATAATTTTCCGATGTAAAAAACTATCTAACTGCATAATATAAAGAGTCCCCACCGGGGCCATCACACACCCGACAGGGACCAACTTTTAAATATCTTACTCGTCAGGTGATGGACTGACACCGCAAAGATAAATCAAGATAATTTATTTAGCAAGGATTTTCCGCTTCATTTTCTCCAGATACGACATTCCCGTCGGAAACCAAAGACTTATCCTCGGCTGCTTTCGTAGGCGAGGCGAACTCCGATTGGGAACCGGGCGGGTTGCCGAACGGGGTCTCCGTATCCTCGAAGAACGTCTCATCCCTCCTAATACTCATCCTGAACTTAGGGGCTATGAAAGGATCGTTATTAAGATCGATGTTGATCGTAACGTCATTCATCAAAATATCCTCCTTGGTCCTAGAATCGCCTATCCATCCTCTTACGTCAGCGGTCATAGGCATCTTACTAGCCGCTTCCTTGACAGCCTCTAGCCGTTTCTTGATAACATCCACGTCTCCCGCCAACGAAATCATATATGTCTTGTTATCCAGCCCGGATCTGGCTATAGCGTTATTAAGATCCATTATATCATCAATACTTACTCCACCACCTAGACCCTCTATAATTCTGTCAGCCATCGATCCGATCATAGATGAGAATGACGATATATCCTGATTTTTCAATCTTACGGGGTACAGGTAATTTCTTCCATTTCCTGTCTTTATAGCTACTACCGGGATACGTGAATTTTTATAATCACCATACTTATCCCTGACGATAGCCGTACAGAACGGGAATATATTATACTTAATATCATCCCTCATCGTAACCTCCCCGTTCTCTATATATCCTACACTCTCGACCTTACCAACCGTCTCGTTGGTAAAGTCATTCTCGGATACCATCAACGTCCCATTATCATCACTTACGCTAAAATTAGGTCTTCCCGGCAAAACACTGGTGACTGTGCCTACGAACGGTATATCAATCTCGCCAGCGACAGATCCTACATTATCCCTATACAACTCAAAGGCCATACTCCTTAAATCAGCGTTACTCCCTTTTGAGTCTGGATCATTGGCTTTTAGCACCGAGACAAAATTACCGTCACCATCCACGATCTTAATAACCATATTATTAACCAAATCACTACGGGCAGACTTGGTCTCGTCAGAATTAGGATCAACGGCATAAAGGCTATTGTATTTATCATACAATTCCTTGGTATAAGGATCTAACATATCTACCTTGAACCTCACGATATCGTTCTTACGAAGACTAGCCGCAGCTTCTTGATTTATCGACTCATTATTAGAGCCAAATGCATCTCCTGTATAATAAGGAACAACAGATCCATCCTGCCCCTTGCGATACATCATGAACCAGTTGGAGGTCGATAAGGCGGTCTGCCGCCCCAGTATGACACCGGTAGCGTTCTCGAAAGCCTGAGCGTCATCCTCGCTAATCATCCATCTTGAGTGGTTATCTGACTCTATAACAGTAAATATGTCGGTTCCGTTGGCGAAATCCATCACCCTTCCATTATCAGTATCAGTGGCATCAGACCTTTTAAGCCCGGACCCCGCCATAAACCTGTCAAGCCTCATTCCACCAACCTCATAGTACATGACCCCACCGATCTCCCTCTTCTGAGCCATCAACACCACCGGATTCTGGGCGGCGTTGACCTCCGTCCTGCCGGTGGATGTCCCGGGTTCGCTCTCTGTAAGGATATCACCCATAGGTATGGATTTATCGTAATCCTTGACAGCTATACTTCCATTATCATACAACCTCATCCATTCCACAAACTGAAGGAGAGGTCCATCGGAATAATTATTGATAATATCAATAGCCTCATTAAGCTTATCCTGGTCAACCTCATTGCCATTGTCAGCCTCATTCATAAGATCGTTATAGGTCTTTATAGCCTCCTTAACCCGATCCTGATCAAGACCATTAATATTCATATCTATAATATCATCAACAGCGTCCTTGATATTATCATAAATATTATCATGGATCTTCAATCTATCTATTATCGACTTAGCCCTATTTATCCTAGCTATAGGGTTATCGCCAAATCCTTTTACGAGATTATCAATACGATCCTTATTGTTATCATATATCTGCTTCTCCCTAGGGGATAAAATATCCTCATTACCGTTCCAGATCTTTATGGCTATATCATTGGCTCTATCATCTGAAGGATTTATAATATCCTCATCATCAGGAACTCTCTCAACTATATTACCTTCATCAGCCTTAATATCGTTCTCCATGGATCTGGCTATCATATGATTATATGTCTTAAACATAAATGCCTCATCCTCCCCTATAAGACCATCTTGATAAGCCTTATCTATGGCCTGATCATTGGCATAAAGGGAATTAGCATCAGGATCATCGGTATTCCTGAAATCATATCTACTATTATCCTCCTCATAAGTCTTTCCCCATATGTTTGACAAGACCTTCATAAACCCACGTTCCTGCGACCGTATGAATCTCCTATCACGCATACGGCGAAGAGACTCATTTATATTCTTATAAGTCACAAGATTATGACGATACTCGCTAAGTAACGCCATAGCCTCTTTATAATTATCAACCCCACGGATAGATACAGCATTCTCAAAACCAACTATAGTCTCATAAGCTGCCATAAGATCGGCGGCACTGATCCTTGATTCATTCCTGTTTAATAACAGCTTAGATATATCTGTCTCTGAGTTAACTAACGTAGCTAATCTCCTCTCCAAAGCAATTCTATCCTCCGTCAATTTAAGAAGTCTATCATTCTCCTTGGCTAACTTGACCTTATCAGATTCAAGAGCGTCCTTCGACGCAACACCTTGTTGAAGCCTCAAGATATTCTTCTCCATCCTCTGTATATCATCCGTAAGCTTCCTGAGTTCTTCAAGATCCCTGCTCGAATCAGGATTAAGACGAGAATATATATCTAAAGCAGGTCCTATATCCGTATTGTATATCCTTCCTAACTGATTAGCGATATCATCCAAATTATCCTTAGCCTCAAGACCGTTATAAGCCATGTTGGAGATATAGGTGTTAAATGATCTATTGGATATACCATCGGTAAGGGAGTCGGCAAATCTGCTGGCCATAGTAAAATTATCAACCTTCTTATTGAACTCACTGATAAGGTTGGACTTATACTCATTTACCTGCTCATCTGTCATATTCATATCGGAGGCTATATCGCTATTAGGTATAGACTCGATGACTGTCTTGAAATTCTCCTTAGTATCATCTAACATCCCCATTTCCTGATCATAACGAAGACGATTGAATACAGCGTCACTAAAAGTCTTATCTACGATTCTAGAATTAGGTATATCGTCAGCGTTATTATCCGTACTCAAGCCTGATAATTGAGCGTTCAGGGCCATGCTGCCACGAATAGCTTGGACAGCCGCCGAGGTCAAGGCGCCAGCATTGGTGTTATAGGCCTCCACCATTCCCTTGTTACGGGACATATCTTGACCCCATTCCTTTATACCTCCAAGGCTTCTTACACCCATAACCGATCCGATAATCATACCGATGCCGATCTCCTTCCAGCCCTGATTAGATCCGTAAGTCTCCTTGAACCCGTTCTTTATAGCCTCCATATAACCTATATTCTGGCGAATAGCCATGGGATTGTATCTTGATTCCACCCAATCCTCCGCGGACTTGCTGGACACACCTTGAAGACCTTCCTCGAACAAACCCTCAGATACCGGTCGCTTGATGATATTAAACGTATTACCAGCTATTTTCTGCCATTTCTTTGGTGTTATAGCCCTTAGTGCACCGTTGTCCATTCTCTCGGCTCCTACGCCAAATATATTGCGTTTTATAAACTTGTCTACACCCAGCTCCATACCAAACATATCACCAAACATAGCTATGTTGGATAATGACAATATGCCGACGTTTGCGGCGAATACGGCGTTAGCGGCATTGGCATTGTCAGCCCTGAACCTCATAAGCTCCTCATACGGGACTTCCCTCCCGTAAGCGTTACGATAAGATTGCCTGAAATTCTCCTCGGCCTCCATCAACATACTTCTGGCTTCCACTGAAGCTTCCCATGAGGTAGACGTACCAAGAAATAGGGCGGCATCCAGCCCCTTGCCTACCCTCTGCCCTATACGGGCGGCCCTAAGGTAAGCTCCGAATGCTTTCTTGGTGTCCGAAGCGGCCTTGCCTATCCTAGCTAAAGCCACCCCAGCCCTAGCTCCGGTACGAGCAAGGTTCATCAGACCGGCCCCGGAATATACGGCGGATGATAACATGGCGCCAGCGGTAAAAGCCAGACCCGACAGAAAGTCATTAGACCAGAAGTTAGCCGTAGTCATACTTTGAAGAAAGTTCATGTCCCGCTCCTCTCGATTATAATAATGAGCTAGACCATAATCCATCTTCTTATCCTGATCATCTAACCATCTAGTGAAATCATTATCAAAAACAGCATTGAAATTACCTTTGGATACTCCGGCATAAATACCATAAAAAGGCTGGATAACGCCTCCTAATCCGTACAAGGCGGTTTTTCCGGCAAGCTTACCCAATCCCCTCATCCACTTCTCAGTCCTACTCTGGGTTTTTGATAGACGTGTATCATTATCTACACCGGGTATATAGGACTCGTATTTGGGTATCCACGTTCCACTACTTAATCGATATCTTGAATCCTCTAACGATATCTCCGGTCCAGTAAGATTAAACCTACCCTTATAGCTCTGATCAGACGCCATATATCCCAAAGGGGACATATGCTTCATGTTATCATAATAATTAGTCTTTACCGTATTCTTGATCCTTTCTGACAATGACGGTATCTGGGACTTTGATCTCTCGGAAGCAGAATACGGATCCAATACCGGAGGTAAGTCACGATCCGGTATATTATAGGAATCCGATCCAACAGCCTTTATATTATCCACGCTCATAGTAGGATACCCGTATTTGTTGGCAAGATCCCTTCCACTGGGAGCGTTATTATTGGTTTCCACTATTTCCATTATTTCCACTATTTCCGTTATTCCTGTTTCTTATCTCCTGATCAATCATACTAGCTATAGGTGATACGAAGCTCTCGAAATCATCCGTAGTAGATCTACCTTCACTTCTCCAATATACTTCATTCTCCTTGCTAAGTATCTGTTGCCATGCCATGACCAAATAATATTGAGGGCTGAAATCAATTTTTCTAGCTACCTCATCAGCATAATTAACGCCATCCAGATCAATTGAGTATAATGGAGTACCGCCATCCCTTGCTCCTCCCTTGCTGTATATATCAACATTTATCCCAGAGGAACCATTATTATACTTATATCCGGAAGCCCTTAACTCATACATAGAAGCGTTATCAAATAACACATCGGTAGCGATCATCATCTGATTCTTCCTGATATTACCGTCATTTATATTCGTGAACATATCTATATAAGGCATTGTCATATCCTTAGCTCCGCTGGCATAAGCCACAGGAGCTACCTGCAATGCCTTGGCCATCTTCCCATAAGCGTTATCGCTTGAATTGGCAAACGATATAGATACAACACCAGAGTCGTAGGTCTCGGATGGGATACTTACATCCTCCTTATAAAAAGTAAGGTCATTGGCGGCTAAATCTGCCTCACTTACCTCAACAACAGATCTTCCATCACCTCCATTATTACCAATGATCTGATAATTGCCATCACCTATAGGAGATATAGTAAACGTTATCTTCTTATTGGCATTATCCTCATCCTTGGGGATAAAACCACCACCACGAGTGAATAGATCACTAATCTTTATATAATCATACTCAGCTTTGCTTTTAGACGGATAATCACCAGAGAAGATATACTCACGCTCAGCGTACTCATGACGATATTGTCTTAGATAATCCTCACCGGCACGTTTAGCGTCGCTAGCAAGTCTTCCTAAATCGCCACGGCTCCATTTATGCCTAAGTACATCCCCATTCTCTTTATTTATCTCATCATATATAGCTGTAGCAACAACGGCATTCCTCTCGTTATAATTACTCAACCCTTCACTTAGATTCTTTTTAAATAAATCAGATGTAGAAAAATGACCAGCCCCCATATTAGCTAATAACTGTATATCATCCAATGTTAAGGAGGTTCCCATAAGATCATTTATTCTTCCTAGGACTACTGACGCTTCTCCAGAATTAACACTTCCAAGACTCACACCTTTATATGATACTGGATGCGTAGGGTCATTACCCATCTTAATAAATTCTACACTATTACTAAGGATAGAGCTATATGCGGATAATTTGGCCCAATCTTTTAACGATATATCTTTTATGGCTTCATTAGAAAAAGCCAAATGCCCTCCTTCTACAATATCTCCAAGATCAAACGTCCCATATCCATAACTAATATCAATTCCAGATCCAGTAATAGATCTAGCTTCTCTCTCGACTATAGCATCAACTCCATCCAAGACAGCGTCCTCAGCCTTATTGAATCCCTCATTGATCCTATTATACTTATTCCTTTGGTTGTTTAACCCAAGAAGCTTTATATAACTGTCCTTGCCATTGTAATCAAGAAGCGTATTCGTAGACCCGCCATTAGCCTTGAAATAAGTCATGATGACTTGATCATCACTCATATTCTTGACAACATTACTATTCTCAGGATCGGACGCCCATGCGCTAATTTTTCTCTTGGCGTTATCTGATAGTGATTTAACAAAGCTATTCATACCAGCATTAACAGCCTTCTCATTAGCCGTAAATCCGTTCATGAACTCATCACTTATATTCACGTCATCAAGATTATCGCTCTTCGTAACCACCGTAGGCCCAACAGTATTATTACCACCACCATCACCACCGGATTCACCCGATTTACTGGCTTTCATTAAAGCGGCTTTCTCCATAGCCAGATTATGCCTCTTTGTCTCGTTAAACCTAGCTCTTTCCATCATCTGTTGGTTAGCCTTAAAGTAATACTCATCTACGCCCAGCGTCTCATATGAGTTATTATAAGACCATCTCAATCCGACACCACGAAGGAACTGCTGCCGTACCATGAACATGCCGGCCCGCTCCGGGCTGTAGTTGCTGCCGATAACGCCCTCAGCCTCCTCCACGAAATCATTCTTCTGTTTGGTGATATCAGCCAACTCCGACTCCAGCTTAGCCTTCTTTATCTTATCGTTACCTACCCCTTTGAGTTTGGCACGTATAGACTCTTCCTTGGCGCTAAAATCATCAATATATCCTTTTAAGAAATCAGACGTGCTTTGGACGTTGAACAGATCGGGATTAGTTCTAGCCATGTATCTTCCTTCTAACTGCATCTGAGCCTTGCCGTTCTCGGATATGGATGCCATAGCTATATCCCTTACCTGAGCATAACTCATCTCATCTACATAAAGCTCACGCATCTCACCCGTCCTGTTCCCGTCAGCGTCAGTAACAGGTATCTGAACCTTCTTACCTTTGTTAAGGGAGATAAAGTTCTTCATCTTCTCGTCAACCTCAGCGTGATAATCCGTATAAGGAGTATAATGTATAGGGTTAAGACGTGTACCTACCTGACCGTCATTCATCCACGCAACAGCGTCAGCGAAAGCCTCAGCCTCATTGATAGGGCTATACATCTTAGGGTTATTAAGCTTCATATCCTCCATCTTCTCGCTGAAGTTACGGATCTCCCTAGTGCCGGCAATGGCGTTCAGCACACGAGTATCCAAAGCCTCACCAAGACGGGATTGTATGCTTCTGGCTATACCGTCAGAAGCTAGATTGGATTTACGATACACGTTATTCACGTCCTGTATCAACCCATTCAACTTATTTTGAAGATACTCCCGATCCTGAGGCTTTATAATATCAGAATTGATAATATAATCAGCGTACTCATTAATAGCTTGCCGATTCGTATCTATCTTCTGCTGCATGTATCCCATACCCTGCATCATGACATCCATGTTGTAGGGCGATACGTACTTACCGTAATTCCTTAATATACTGTATTGTGACGCCATCTTTTATCCTTTCTTGCCTTTAGTTACTTCCTGAGCAGGATACAATTTCCTGTAACTCAATACATCTCCCTGAGGATCCGCTATCAATTGCCCGTTCGGACCGATCTTGACATCCCCGAATATAGATCTTAATGTGTTCATGGTCGTAGCCGTGTTCCATTTCTGCTGGATCTCGTCATTCACGCTATCAAAATATCTAGCCCAATTCTCGTCATTAATAGCCAATCCCTGCAATATCCGTTGCTGATAAGCTTGACGTTGCGCTATGTTCTTGTCATAAGTATTCGCCCATGATTGAGAATTGACATTATCAGCCCAAGTTCTTTGAGCGACATTGCCCTGCTCTACCTCGTTAATATACCTACCTATATTAGAACTCATGATAGCCTGTAGGTTAGATGATAAAGCTCCTCTTTGAGAATCCGGGACATTACCCATCTGATTCAATTGTGATTGGAAAGCACGATTGGCTTCAACCATATACTGATCCGCTGATCTCAATACCGGATCCACGGTAGGAGCGTAATGCCTTTCCAGACCTTCCGTTGTCACGGATCCCGGAGTCATCCTGAACACCTCAGGAAAATCAAGACCACCACCTACTATATTTCTTCCTCCCCTATTGTTATCCGACTTATCTGTATTTGTATTGGTATTCGTCTTAGGAAGGGTACTAGCATCAATAAGTTCAGGCATATCCAACTTAACATCGGGATCCTCCACATCACCTATATCCATAGGGCCGGGAGCCACCTTGTGGGGATCGAGTATGAAGTCAAGACCTTCCATGCCTTTCATGGATCTTAACGCCTGCATCTTAAGCATATCCTCCCCAAGGATCTTATTAACAATATCTTTATTCTTGTCAGAGAACAGTTGACTGAAATGAGTGATACCGGCGTCATTAAGAGCCTTGTGTTGATCCTCTGTAACTACATCCAAACCAATCATAGGACGAGATGACGAATATTGACCAAACTTATTATCTCTCATTCTATCATGATATGCGGCCTTCTTGTCTTCCGGGTAATTACCTTGGCTATCCTCACCGCCAAAAGAAACGAGCGTCGTGTAATCCCGAAGTGCCTCTGCGTTGGCGATGATCGGGTTCTCCGCCGTAGCCAAGCCCATCCAGCCACTCGTCTGCCCGTAGATAGCGTCCTGTAGCGCCCTAGCCTTAGTATTGCCCGTGGCATTCATATAAGCCTCATAAGCGACAGGATTGAACGTCTTATAATAATCCAGTCTCTCATCAGCGTTAATGCCGCCATAAGAACCGTCCTGACCTTGACGTTGATACCCAAACGTATTATCCTTATTATTATACTTGTTCTCAACAGGACGGAAAGTAAGTAAATAATCAAATAAAGAACTACCACCCTTCTCCATTTTCTGACGAATACCAGCCACTTTCTTAAGCAGCTCTTTCTTAGCCTCAGCTACATCATCTTCTGTAAGACCATATTCTTTCATGGATCTGGATATGATATTATCTATCTCACCTCCCTTGGCAAAATAAGTATCCTCATCCTTCTTCATCTTCCGGTCTTCCTGCTCCTTGTATATGACGTTAGCGAAGTCCGTAAATCTTCCCTCTAATCCATTAACGGTATCGTTGCTATCATTTATAGCCTTAGATAATACGGAGGCGTTCAAACGCCTTGTATTCTCATCATCTATCTTATCGTTTTTCTTCAACTTATCCAAAGCCTTCTTCTGGTCATCGTAAGCTGATTTAAGACCGATCTTGATCTTATATCTGTCCATTAACGTAGCATACGTATCCTTAGGCGTGGCCTTGATCCCATACGTATCCCTGATGTATTTGGCGAAATCCGGCTCTATGGTTGTGTCGTCGGTAATAACCTTCGTTCCCTGCTCCAAGGAAACGGGGGTTCCACCATCGGCGTGCTTCTGCCCCATAGCCTCCATCGGCGCCTCTCCGGGCTGCGTCACGTACTCACCCTTTTCGATCTCCACATTGGCTTGATCTTCCATCGACTTAGGTAACGGATACAGGTACTCACCGGTAAGGCTTCCGCTATCAAACCTGTTATTAGGCCCTAGATAAACACCTCCTCCATCCTTATACTGCATCTGGGATTGCCTTCTTTGCCTAGCCTCCCGCTCTTGAGCCAGCCTGATATTAGTACGAGTGCCTTGCTCTGACGCCATCCCTGAGAACACGTTCCTAGCTAACCCTAAGACACCACCGATACCTGACATCACGGTGCCTACGACATTAGCCGTCTTAGCCCCGGTGGATAAATTACCATATCCCTCGCTTCTCATACGCCCTATACCACGACCCATCTGGGTAAACCTAGATCCTATATCATCGGCGCCATAATAAGGTATGGTGGTAAAGTCAAAGACATCCGTCTCGCCTGAACCGGTCTTAGACTTATCAACATCATTAACAGTTATGTTATTAAGCGTAATACCATTGTCCTGATAATTCTCAGCTATACGTTGCAAACTGCCCTTGAAGCTAGCCGGAAACATATTATCCTGATCAAAAGCATTAGCATATTTAGTCCTCAACTGATCTGGAGTATCCAAAGAATATATCCCTAACGGATTGGCCGACGCAGGTAATCCTTGGCTGGTATTCACCAAAGGCTCTATACCTAGCCCTTGTATGCCATCCATATTACCGAGCATATACGACCCAACTTCCCCTGCCTCTTGATATTTAGGTATCTTTCTCTTGATTACATACTTGCTCATATCAAATTAATTTCGTTCTGATACAAAGATAGTTTAAAAAAATACAGACTCACCATTTGACAATGATGAGTCTCTCAACAAATATTATTATGCACAAAATTTAAATATAATATTATATGATATTATGATTTACTAACGCATTGTAAATGATATCATCTATTTCTCCATTATTTAAACATTCCAATGCTCTTTTCCTTATTTCATCCATCTTTGATTTCTTATAAGCGTCATATGCCTCTTCTTTAGTATCATACGTACCTATATTAACCCGTCCCCTATCCAATGTCGATAAACTAGCCCTATATCTACTACCCCTAAGGACAACACCAGTAGGGCAATCCCTAATTCTAATCCTCTTATAAGTTAACAATGAATTTAAGTGATGTGGAACAAAACAGCATGTATTTGGACTATATATTTTAGATGCGCCACTAAGTATATCTTTATCCAATTCATATCCATCCTTATAATTAACATCAAACCATTTTTTAAACTTGCTAAAATACAACCAATCATCACAAACCTTAACCCCTACATAAGTAGGTCTTCTTTTCTGTTCTCTTTCAGAATAACATCTAGCTAACATTTTATTCCATATTTCATAAGCTAATGTTTTCTCCATCCCAATCATATCATTTATTCCAACCCCATACTTTATACTCTTGCTTTTATCCGCTTTACATTTAGGGCATCCTACTCCCCTAATGTGATTAAATGGAAGCTGGTAAAAAGAACCATGTATAGGGCATATTATCTCTATTGGTATTCTAGCCCCCAAATAGTTAGATTTACTATAATCATATCTTTCTCCATGACATGACATAGCTCTATCAACAAAAACACTTTTCTTTGACTCCATTCTTTTAGATCCCCCTATCCATTTACTACATTCGGGACAACCTTGGCCATTCAAATGATTGTATGGTCTTTGGGTAAAAACACCATGATCTTTACATATTATTTTCACTGGAGTTCTGTTATTGACATAACCTACTAATGAATAATCATACAAACCATTATGTATCTTTAACGATCTTTTTATAAAATCATCTTTATCCAATTTTTTCATACAAACTTTTTGCCAAATATAACAAAACATTTACAAACTACAAAAGGCTATAACAGAAATAACGTCAATCATTATATCTACTCATGCCTTTTATGTTAAGACTTAACCCCGGTATCATATTAAGCACCAACTGCCTTTTCGCCTGTTCCTTACGCATACGCTCGGCTTCCTCTATCTGAGCTTCTGAGCGGGGATCGTTCTTAATATTATTGGCGATATCCTCTATAGCTTTCTTATTGGCTCCGGATTGGGCTAGCATCTTATATAACAAGTCTTGACCTTCCTTCTCCCACCAGCTATCCACGGCAGGACGGGAAGCCAAAGAAGGATCGGCGGGGGCTACCGTCTCAGGCACGGGCTGCTGACCTCCGTCTCCCGTACCAGAATCCCGCTGCCCGAACTCGTACCTCATTGGCCCGTTCTCCGGTACACCGTATCTGTTGGAGAACATATCAGCAAACTCAAATCTCTTCTCATTTCTTAAAGTCGATCCAAGAGGCCTGCCATACCCCTGATTCCATGCCACGGTAGCGTCCTTATAATTCGTGGCGTTATCAAAATCAGCCTTCGAATACATATAGTAATTATATACATTGCCTTGAGCATCCTTATCAAAGAACTTGCCTTGGTTCATGTAGTTCCAGCCTAGCCCTGGTACACGACCTTGATACTCATCCACAAGATAATCTAATTGCTGGATCAATGTCGGTTTCTTACCATACCTGCGTTGTAGCTCCTTCTTCCTCGGTCCAAGCCATTGTTGGATGCCAAAATCACCGGCGGCTCCTAGGGCTTCGGTGTCCCCTCCGGACTCGGCGGCGATGTTCGACAGGATACCGATAGCTTGCGTTTGTGGTATTCCCTTCTTGTCGGTCAGATAATCCCATATCTCGTCATATACAGCCATCTTACTATCCTCTGATCTACGAGGATCAATTACATACTTGCCAGAACCATAAGCCCTCCCTGTATTTACCGAACCTCCTCTATCCTTTTTATCAATACTACCATCTATCTTAAATACATCCCCATTCAAAAGAAACTGGACAGCGGGATTGAAATCATATACATCCCTATATCTGTATCCGCCCATATCCTTGTCACGATATATCGTATAATCACCAAGTACACTATGAGGACCCGTCTCGTTCTTATCAAGTCTACGATCCCTATAATTATACTCATTCACGACACCATACCCCTTATCATAAAGAGACCTCAACCCTTTTATATTCATCTCGTCCGCTGATATGGCACCCTCTCTTACCCTTTTCAGATCCTTATATTCCCTCTGAATCCTCTCATACTCCTCTGGATCGGCATCACTTAAAGCTTTTATAAGTCCTTCATTGTATTCCTTAGTTTCCTTATCAAACAGACTCCTATTCACATCAATCCTATTCCTTACGATAGACGAATCAGGTATCATCCTATTAGATAATTCCTTTCGTATACTATACGTACCATCACCATTATCTATCAATACAGACTCATCGTAAGGGAGTTTATTGTATTTAGCCCAAGCCTCATCACTAGTTCTTGTGCCTAAATCATCATTATCACTATCGCCATATAACTTGTTATTAAAATCACCAGATATATATTTCCCGAACATCTTCATAAAATGAACAGGATACTCATACCATTCCGGATTCTTCCCCATAGGATCTATTGATGAATACGCAGCTTTATTTATGCGAGTAGGGCCATCAGTATACCTTGAATTAGCGATATCATATATTATTGACAAAACCGGGTGAGCAGAAGCTACGTAATTATCCAATACCCTGCTCCCGAATCTAGGTCTATCAAGAACAGACTCTCTTGTTTCTCCTCCATCTTGCTTCCTCTCAATTTTTTCTCCCCATAGCCCATATTTCTTCCTAGGCCATATGCCGTCTATGGCATCCACATAACCAACGGGATGCTCCCCGTCTAGACGCCGGTTCCGTCGCTCGTCCGCAGGGTACAGGGCGTTGGCCAACGGCTGCGTGATATAACCCAACCCCTTATCTTTGGATCTCGACATAGCGTCCACCACAGTCTGATATATAGGTCTTAATTTCTCAGGCAAATATAATCCCGCCTCATCAACCAGCTCGCCTATCTTCTTATTTATACCCCTAATGCTGAAATTATAATTACCCATGCCATTATTCAACGGAGACAACGCACCTCTTATCCCATTCATACCCTTAACAGCAGCTCCTCCACTAAGGATATCAAACTCCGGGGATACGTTCTTTAAAGGGCTGTCATCCATCCCCCTGAAATACATAGGACGCTCACCTTTGACCACCCTGTCAAGATCCTCCTTATATAAATCCTTTATCCACGACGGAATCTCATCCTGTTTATTCTTCTTTGCCATAAATCATGTTTTTCACAAATATACACACAATCAAATGGATATTAAAACATAAGGCGGGAACATGATCCACGTCACATACCCGCCCTTAAGAATATAAGCATATTAACTAGCTATTATCCCACTCGGCGAAATCGCTATCCACACGGTCTTTCAACGCCTTCCTCTCGTTGAGAAACGTTTTATAAGACTCCACGTATGACAAGTCCAGTATGCCTAGCTGGGCGGCGTTGTAGTCGTTCAGCTTCTTTTGCTCCACGTCCTTGTCCCATAGGGCGTTGATACAGGCCTCCAATATCTTGTTGGCCGTCAACGTGGGCCATACCCTGACCTCGTTGTAACTATAGGAGATCACGGGGGACATATCGTCACCCATCTCCCTTGTCTCCTCTCTAACGTCCCACCGGTAAAGGTAGGATCCGTCACCGTCCCGCTCTATTCTAGGCGGCATTGTGTCGCTCCATGATCGCTTCATAAAACTCTGGTTTTAAAATTTTCTTAGCTAAATGCTTGCTATCGCTATCATATATCCAGCCCAGCCAACCGGCTAGACCTGCCTTGTATTCCGTTAAGGATATATTCGGGACTTTATTCAATCTAGCCGCCGCACGACATAGATTTTGCTTAGTCCTCTTCCTTATCCGTACATGCTCCTTGTAAAATACGAAACCCACGAAATCTACACCACGGCCGCTTTTATCCGATCTTCTCTCAGCGATCTTAAATATCTGGTAATTCCCTTTCAGCTCCAACTTCAACACGGCCAATCTATCGATAAGCCACGGAAGTAATACGTTTCTCAAGAAACACTTATCATGATGGAAAAAAGTCATGTCATCCGCGTATCTGATATAATGCCTTATATCTATAATCTCCTTTATCTCGTGATCCAGATAGGCGAGATAAAGATTCGCAAGATATTGGCTAAGATAGTTCCCGATCGGAACGCCGGGAGCGGAATCGATGATCTCATCCAACAACATAAGCAAGCGATCGTCCTTGATCTTCTTCCGAGCGATGCCTTTTAACACCTCATGGTCTATTGACGGATAGAATTTGCGGATATCAACCTTGAGGCAATAGACGGATTCACGATCGGACAAAGCCCGTCTTGTCCTCTTATACGCCTCCGTTATTCCTCTTCCCTTGATACATGATGTCGTATCAGCCGTGAACACGGAAACCCATATAGGTTCCATGACGTTCATTATGGCATGATGCAATATCCTGTCCGGATAATAAGGGAGCTTGAAGATGATCCTTTCTTTTGGCTCATAGATGGTATCAGTCCGGTACTTGGAAGTCTTGAACGTGCCATCCAGCAGAGACTTTAGCAAACGGCTTAGATTACCTTCTTTGTCCTTGTCAAACAACCTTATGCCGTATGAATCCTTCTTTCCCCTTCGGGCTTTCATGTCCGCAAGTATCAAGTTGTCCATATTCGCTATCTTATCAAATAAATTCCCTATTCTCTTCATTTTATTGTCATTAATTTGCTTTTTATCATAGGGAGTCTTCGGTTTCCCTACCAACACCCTTTATATGGGGAGACTTTTTTCGCCAAGAGGCGAGGCCACCATCCCTGTTTGTTATCTAAATATCTTTTCCCCTCTCTAAAAGTATAGGCGTGAACCGATGTTACGATTCGCATCGGAAGGCGCATTATTCGTATTCACGTTAGCGAGGCCTGCATTCGACCTGTTGTCCGCGTTACCGCCAACCAGCACCACCTAGGGATGATCGACCCTCATTCCGTCATTCGAGATAATACCTGTTCCCGGAGGCTCGCATCGTCACTTTCCTAGGGAACTTGTCCATCTCCTTTATCTTACCAAGAACGTACTTGATCTCTTGGGAGTTCGTAAAGAATTTCTTGGCATCACTATCCTTATCCTCTAGATTCTCCTTGATCATGACAAGCGCCCTGTCTTTCCCGAACTTGGTGGACACGCCATCCATGTAATCAATTACCCAGAACGTGAGATTCGTCAACTTCTGTTGGGTGATCTCCGGACAATTAAAATGCCTTGAGTTCTTATCCCTTGGGATATTCAAGAACGACAAGCTGCCGTCATCTTTATTCTTTTCTTCTTCCATTTTTATCCTCATTAAACGTTATACAAAAAATTCCCGACGTGATACGTGCGGCTACGCCGACGTTTTACGATATTCGGGGAAAAAGCAAAGGCGCGAACCGAGGTTACGAGTCGCAACGGAAGGCGCATAAGACGTAGCCACGGAAGCGAGGCCTGCAGACGACCCGTTGTCCGCGTAACCGCCAACCAGCACCACCTGCATGCGGTTAGCCGATGTGTAGGTGTAGTAGTAGTCGCACCAGTAGGTAGAACTACTACCGCCGATCTCCGTAGCTACGATATCACCATCCTCACCTAGGAGCATCTTCTTGGCATAACCATTGGTACGGCAGATGTTGCCTTTCTTGTTATAGCCTGTGTAAGATGTATCGCTGAAGTTTGACGGGTCATCGGTAGTCCATAATATGGATAATCCCGCATCGCCCGTGGTGACCTGTATATTGGCCCCGTCGGTGTATTTCCAGATATGGCCGAACGGATTCTCTATGCCACGATACCTGTTAGCCATCAACGTGGCGTGAGTACCGCCGGAAGCGTTCTTCACGACATATGCCTTCTCTCCCGAGCCGTTCCCGAACTCGTTGGTATAGCCGCATGGGATAAGGGGGTTGGCGTTGTTGAAGTTAGTCCAATCCGTCATTTGCGTCGGTCCCGGACCTAGGCCACCTTGGGCGAAACCGTTAGCGTCCTTTTGAGCATTAAACGGTTTTTGACTATTTAATGTAGCATATTCTACTGCAAATAACCAGAATAGAGTCTTATGTGCTCCATACGTGTACATTTCCCAACCACTACCACGTTTTCTTGCAGCTTGGCGGAATTGGTCTCGGGTAAGGTTGGTAACAGGGCATCCTAGCAAGGAACGGTAGGTATCATCCCATTCAGCGGTGTTGTCACCACCTCTAAAATTAATTGAATTAGGATCACTTAATTTACTAGCTCCAGCCGCCGAACATAATAAATTATCGGTTCTATACATTCTGGCTTCATATGTTGAGATATAGAACTTATCTACATGTTTATACCCAGGTAATGGAATTTCGGACAACATCATCCTAAATTTAGTGCCATTAAAATACAATTTATACCAATGTTCAGGTATCTCTGTCATAACAGCATAATCCAAATAGCTTCCACCCCATGAAAGCTCATTATCCAAATATTCTTTAACTCCACCATCTCTATCCAACAAACGCCTTCTCATCTTACTCTGGATAGGTAGCTCTCTATGCAATTGAATATTACCTACTCTAACTCCATCTGGACTTGATGATGCAGTATCCCATTCAACTCCGTATGCATATCTTTCTTCTAAATCTGGAATATCTTCCCATGCAGGAACCCACTCGGTGGATAAGTCTCCATACTCAAGCTTGATCTTGTGGATGGTGGAAGTTGATGTGCCAGTTTTAGGAAAACTAAATACAACCATATGTGTGTTATCAGCTACTGCATCTCCGATATTAGTAATCCATTTAAAAGTCTTACTGGCCTTCCCATTTACAAAGTCAGTCTTACTGAACTGAGCCATAGAACCTACTGCACCAGTAGAGTTATATATAGTGAACATTTCCTTATCATCACCCAACTCTCCAAAAATAGTCAATGTTACTTGTGTTCCTTTAGATATCGGTTCAGTTAGCCAATAATCAGCCATCTCATACTTGGAATTACTCACCTCCTTCCCCGATCCCAGCAACAGGTTCCTCCCGTACACGGGAAGCTTTCTATACTTGCCATCATTCATTAAAGCTTTTGATCCGTCACCTGTAGTATGTATTATTACTTCCTTAACATTAGGATCAGTAGAATTATCTGTAACACTTGCCTGTATAGAAATTCCATCAGTTACCGGAATTAAATAATTCATACCAGAAGTTATAGCAACAGTTAAATTTTGATATATAGAGATTTGTATAGAAGAATTATGTAATATTCCCGCATCCTGTTTTATATAAAGCCAAATAGAATTATCATCATTAACATTATACCCACCAAAAATACTTGATATGTATACTCCATTATCTCTGACTGGAAATATATTAACAGCATTGCTTGGAAGTTTCTCTAATAATTTATTATAATTTTCCTGAGATATAGATAGGTTACCACTTGATGATATCTCCATAACAATGTCAAACACTGTGTAATCTGGTTCGACTACCACATCCTTCCACGTGCCATCTCCACAAAGAAACCTACCCTCATCTCCCTTCGCCGGAGCTGGTACCAATCCATCCTCCCCAGCCTGAGACGCCGTAGCGCCAACCATATCCTTGACCTTATCAAGTCTACTGTCTATTTGATTACCATCGTACTTACCAATAAAATCTTCCATATCGTTTTAATATACAAGGAAGAGGCGGCAAATACCCCCCCCCATATGTTAATAAATTAATAAACTTTCTCATCATTGCTGAACCAACGAACTATCATCTTGAACCGGCTCTCAATATCATTCACGAACCTAGCCAAAAACCAATCGCCACGAAGACGATCACGCCACCTCCGATGATAATCGACAGCCCTAGGGTCGATCTCCCGCCCTATGTCGTTAGTATCCTTAACCCATACCGGTAGGTTATTAGTATCGTCTTTGACCTCGTTAAAATAATCATTTATATTTATTTTCTGGTCAACCTCCGTCACCAATATCTCACGACTATCATCATTGGTTATAGGATACCTTAATCGCTGGCTCATATCGTTCTTGTCGGCGATAACCATCCGAAGCTCACCGCTGTTGTTGGTATCATTATAGAACCATGCCTTATTGAATCCCGTAGTCCTAAGAACTTGATAATTAACCTCATCCTGATACCTTCTGGCATCCATCCGATATTGGTAGTTGGTAAGTATCTTATTCACGTACTGCTCACGTACCGGAACCTCTATAACAAACGGATATAGCTTACCATAAAATACTTGATACGATTGGTTGGTCAAACCATGAGACCATAAACCTATCTCCTGACTTTCACTTGAGTAGTTCTTTCCAGACTGGAAATAATGCTGGTGCTCGATATAATAATCAGGGGTGTAGGATAAATATGATTTCCACTCACCCTTCAGGCAGTTATATCCAACGGTGAACGAGACGTCCGTGAAATGGCTGGCGTCCTGTAGCTCCACCGCCTGTCCGTTCCTGTAGAACCGGCCGCCACGGAATTGGTACTCGCTTGGATTCCCTACCGGTATATAATCCTTCTTGGTTATCAATACCCTCTTGAACCGATTGTCCCAGCCCATGGATAGCCCTATACCAAAGAACTTGTTATCGATATCGTAATAAGACAACTCAGCGTCCGTATCAGCGTTATATATCCGGCTACGGATGATCTTCATCTGAAGATGCTCCTTAAACCAGTTTCTAAGCCCCGGTGTGACCTCCGTAAGATTCCTACCATTAGAATCTACCTTAAACACCTGACCACGCCTTAAATCGACCCAAAAATGACCAAACTCACAACTGACCATATCCCGGCTCTGGGTTCCGGAATATCCTAACGTCGTATTATTATACTCGATACCACGAGAGGCAAAAAGACCACCTGTACCTAGCTCACTATTCTCCGGGGATATTCTCTCCGCCAACACGTCTATAGCGTTGTACAACCCTACCTGATTCTCGAAGCGGGCTAATATCTGATCCGACTCTATCCCCTTCATGCTTATGAGTTTCCCAAATGAGGTCTTGAACTCATGGTAATCCATAGGCTTGTACGACAGCCAAGGATCGGTCATGCCGTTCTCCGACACGTCGGCGGTGCTCCATATGACGCCGTTGGGTCTTTGGTAAGCGCAGTCCCAAAAATTGCTATCATACGTCTCTGGTAATGACCTGCCACCTAACGTAAATCGATTCTTATACACAGGACTTATCTTAAACACATTATCCCTTGATATAGGGACATTACGCTCCTGAGTCCATGATATATAATCCCCCACCTCCGGATAGAACCCCTCGTAAGGCTCAGGCCCGGCTATACGGAAATTGCAATTGATCTCAGACTCCACAAGAAACTGAGGTATGCCATAGAAGTATAGGAAGAAACGACCGCTAAGATACATATCCCCGGTCTTGCAAGCCATCTCATAAGCACTCTTACGGCTAGGGAACGAATATAGCGATCCAGTATCTGTGTCAGTCTTATTAAGATAATCCTCCCCGGTATCATAATTAACAAAATAACGTGGATACCCGATATTCCTATAGTCATAATAAGGGAATGGTATCATATCTCCCTGACCAAACTGGGTCAAGTAAAACATAGGCATTTTTCTTTTAAGCGAGAATCTGGATATAAACACATCACCTCCAAAAACAGGTTTACGCTTATCCTCATCCATCAACCCGCAACCACCTAACGATACCCATCTGATATCCTCTATCTGCCCGTATTGAGCCGGAGAATATTTCTTTATCCTCATATAAGGGCAAGACACAAAAGATTCACGTGTCATAAAATGAGGCGTCATACCAGCCACCTCATCGTTACGAATATTACACTCATCCTGAATACGGCTGGTATCATAACTTGAAACCAACTCCGGATATTCAAGCATATACTTATCCATACCAAATGACATGAACAACGAATGCTCACGATCGAGATTATTTACAACTATAGGCTTACCGCCTACTACTTTCCCTTGTGATGAGATATCCGTTACCGGATACAATCCGCTTTTAATATACTTAGCCGTAGATAATCCACGCAACTCTGATGCCCCTGTTTTTTGGTAAAATAGATTATAATGAGCGACAGAAGTATAATAATAAGCGTAATTCCATCTAGGTCCCCTATCTATCAAGGCCGTTAACCACTGATACCTGTACTTCCCTATATCCACGACAGACTGGGAGGTAGCCTTGGCGATACCTGTAGCCATACGGATAGCCGTCAGAGCTATACCCACCGGGTTGGCCAAAAACATCACGCCTCCACCGACATATTGCTGTGAAGCCGACTGATATGTATACTCAGCTATAGCGGATATTAAATTAGCCATAGCCTCCACCGTAGCCAATGACGTTGCCATACTATAAGCCTTACTTCCTAATATCGTCCATTTAGGGTGATCCTCCACCTCCCTGAATATACCAGAGGATTTACCTAATTGATAACCATCAACAAGGCACTCAGTGGGAGCATCAGGCTTGTTGAAGGCAATATCAGGACTTAAGAATGAATACCAGATATTACCCTTCCTATTAAACGGATGCGTTATAAAATTCTCACGATTAATATCCTTATAAATATACATATCATCAGACAAATCGTTGTAAGGATAATTAGGATAAAGGTTAGCCGATCCGTCGGGATCATCGTACTTAAACATATCATAAGCCAGACCGGTACCGATAACGCTCTTATCCAATGTCCTATCGCCCCTATACAACTCATATCCTATTATGGAATCCCTTCTAGCCTTATCTATAAGACCATTCTCTACCGCTATATCCAGAAACTCATTAACGATATCGTCATCAAGCATCACCCCTATAGGATAAATATAGGAGTCAACTCCATATTGACCGGTCAGTTGAGACGGATTACCCATAAAAGGAGCGACAGAGTTATCCGGGAACTTGTAATGACGTATAGGTTTCTGACAAAATGTGGTTGACGTATTGGGGTACTCAGCGTTATCCCCATTACCGGTGAAATAAGACTTACCCTCAACGGATTTAGGAGACCCATAGTATTTCGTCAAAGAATCTATTATATCCTTCCTCTTTGATCCTCCCGATGATATCCCGATCTTACTTGAATCATACAACTCAAAATTAGCCGGATACTTATTGGTAGACTCCCAATATCCAAAATCACCATACTGATATGGTCTGGGAGCGCAATCAGCGGGTTTATCTCCACATGAGATACATTTCGCCTCATAGGTAACAAATCTTCTTAATTTCAATTCTTTCGTGAAGAAGAATACGTATTTCACCTCCAGTGGCCGAATGCCAAAACAGAACGGGGCGGGGAAGATGGCGGTGCCGGCCGTATAGAATCCGGCAAGCTCCTTCATGTCCTGCCTCATGGCGAAACCGGTGAAGAACACGCATACCGCAGGCTCGATGCAAACATATATCTTATGGAAAGTAGTCTTGTCATCATTCCAGAACAAGTACTTTGGCATCATAAATATCTTATGATCCACGTAATTCACTATAACACCTTTCTTGGCATCATTAGCCAAAGGATTAGGAGCCACGGTACCTTCCTTGTCCGAGAAAAACGTTATACGAACCTTATTGTATGATGATGAGTCGCCGATCGGATAATTATAGTTACCCATCATCTCTATGTACATAATACCGTTATCAGGATCGGATAAACCACTTATGTATTTCTCGTAATCCAACTCCACCCATCTGGCGTATGAGGATACATGTGGATAGAACTTGAAATAAGTCAAGTTGCTTCTACCGAACCAATTGGTCTTGGCGTCAATATCATTCTGCATAGACACACGACCTTCCCAGTCAGTAGTTATACCGGTATTAAACTTAGAATTATCACCATCGCCAAAAAGACACATGGCGTTCTCGATACCAAACTGACTCTCATATTGGGGGAAATAAGCCTCCATCGTATCCATTAACTGATCAAGCATCGTCTCCGTATGCTTCTTTCCTTTCCATCCGGGATATTGATACAAATATGTGCACTTACCCAATGACCTACCTCCTTGGAACGTTGGTAGTTGCGCATCGTTAATAGTAGGATTCACGTAAGGATCACCTACCGAACACCCATTAGTACATATACCCTCATCATATAACTGCCGGACATTAGACATATCCTGGCACAAGACCAAGGCGGAAGAATCTATGTCAGACGGGAATTTATCCTCATTCTGACCATCCAGCCATTCCTGAACCAGATCTATGATATTCTTGCCTCCACTAGAGTAATTATCAAAATCACACAATACAGAAAACTTCCTTTGAGACTCAGCATTACTTTGTATTAATGTAGTAGGCTCTGTCTCCGTATAATCACTAGCTAACTTATATGTAAAATCAATCCTAGAATCCACCAAAGAGTTTTTATCCAATATAGTCCTGGTCTCTATCCTCTCGATATCATCACATCCACTAGGGAAATCGGGAGCCTTTATACCGTCTTGATCCTCTGGCAATGATATAGCAGCGCATAACTCGTCAGTAATACCTACATTAGATTCTATGATATCACACAGGTTCTCTATATTGTCAGCGATATAATCAATAGCATCATCTACCGTAACATCTTCCCCCATCGTGTTGATAACGAATTGGGTCTCTCCTACCGTGGCGTATTCCTGTTCTACATATCTAAGTTGCTTGACATCTAGCTGATTCTTGCATTCTCCCCCAAAATCATCAAATCCCCAAGACGGGTCGTTTATGGTCTTTGCCGTATTCTTAAACTGCCAAAGATAACGGCGGCTGTTCCCGGCGCACTGCGGGTTGTTCTCCAATACCGAAGCCGCTGATAGGTCTTCAGAGTTGCCGTCCTCATCAACGATAACCTCCATCTCCTCCCTTGTGGCCGGACGAGGGATAAGCGGGAATCTAGCCGTCCTGTATCCTGTATTGGTAAAGAATCTTATACCCAACGGATATACCTCGTCACGCATGAAAGAGGCGTATTTAGAGCAAGCCACACCGTCTTTATACAAATTCTCCGTGGCTATAGATGTCTGCCATTTAACAAAATGTCCCAAGAAGTTAACTACCGGCTGTAAATTCCATTCATTCTCAACAGTCAAACCATATTGAAGAAGACGATTACCTACGGAGGTCATTCCTCTAGCCGTCTTATATACCGGTATCTCCTTAGACAACTTCTCCATGGTCGTACGCTCGCTATATTGATCCGTAAGATAATAGATAGTCCTTTCCGTTATCGGATGTATACCTTCTATGAAATACTCAAGAACCGGGCTTTGCTCACCATTAAACCCAACCGTATTCTGTATAACACCTATCTTATAATGAGATACCTGCTTATCTATATTAGACACGGTAAGGCGGATACCCATGTTGGTTGACTTACCCCATAAACCATCGCGGATAACCATATCTTGACGATCGAACAACATGATTGGGTTGGTCAATGAGCAATATCCGGTCTTCTCAATCCCGAACTCATCGCACAACGCCACGCAGAACTGGTAGGTCCCGGCACGCAGGCTCCCCCCGAACTCCACGACCTCAGGCTCCACGCACGGGGCCGTCAGCAACGGGAACACCAGCAGCTTCTCGCAGGCCAGCCTACACCTCTCTATTGGTTTGTCATCCCCACATGTCTTATACCCATGGTAATGATACCAAAAGTCACCATCATCATCCGGGTTAAGGGCCTTATCGACCATAACATATCGCTGGGGATTATATCCATCGGTCCAGTATATCACCTTCCCGCATTTCTCGTCCTTGATCTCTATATCGAAAATCGGATGATGAATGGAGAAATTAAGACAAGGGTCATCAACCCAGTCCTCTATCAGGACCTCCATCAAATCACATATCTCATCAAAACGACCATCCGACTCCTCAAGCCTCTCGCCAAGGATACGATGGATGTCCTTTCCCGATCCAGCCAATTGATCCTCCACGGTCTTGATATAATCCAATGACCGCATGAACGTGATCTTAGACGTATTATCATCCGGATTAGATAGAAAGAAATAAGTATTATCACCAGCTATGTCATTCTTATACCCAATAACCTTATAGCCATCAAATCGCTTACATAAAAGGGTACTAGGCTCGTTCTGGATCTTAAGCTGGCTTCCATCGTCACCCTCTATGGTAGCGTTCAAGGCGAAACTGTACTCAGACGGGGATAGGTCCTGTGGATGCTTATCCCTGTTCATCCCGGAATCGGGAACCGCTATGTTAGAGTTATTTTGCACGATCTTATCTTTTTCGCAAATATAACAAATCCTGCGGATAATCACTTACACGCAGGATCTTGATAAAAACTATACCATTATGCAAAACATTCAAAATCGCACAAAAGTAAAAAATCCTCCAGACTTTCACAAGTCAGGAGGAAGACTAGATGCTCGTGGTAAAGCACAAAAAAAACAAAACAATTACAAATTTTTCCCCATGTAGTTCGATTGCTTATCGGCATCCTCTACAGATATGTAAAAGAAACCGTTAGTCACGTATCTCTCATTGACATCCACAAAATCAGTAGATCCTTTATCCACTCCTTTCTTCGATCCCTCATCACACACAGCTACCAGACTATTAAAGTCATTGGAATAACCTACGACTACACCGTGTATATCCCGATTTCGAGGATCGAATACGTACCTCATCTTACATCTGTCATAAGCTAACTCTAAAGAGCTTTTGCTTAACCTCTCATCTAATCCAGCACCCGCTACCAAGGCCAAAACGCTCTTTGATATGTCACTCATGGTGGTATCCTTGGTCGGAGCCTTAGGCATAGAAACGCCTTCCATGACAAAATCCAACGCCTTATCTACAAGACCATCGAAATCATCATCTCTTATATAATCCTTAAGTACCTCCAGTATATATAACCGGACATGGAGTTCGTTATTTACATCATTCAATGTGACCACGTTATTAAAATTTTAAATTTTATTAATTAAATTCACATTTGTATCACAAAACATTTAATCTAATAGGGTTAAACGCAAACCCACTATCGATTATCCTACTTACATAAGAATCACCGAATACTTTTCTACCAATCCCAATAGCCCCGTTGATGTCGGCGTTAATAAGCTTTCCCGTAGAGCTTTGGAATAACCCGCGTCTCTTTCTTTTACCTAAGTAAATATCATGTTTCTTGAGAGGTTCAAAAGCCAAATGGTCAACCTTTGAAGTGTAGGATTCCTCGTGGGTCTGGAAGTCAATTCCGATCATCTTACACTTGTAGCAAATCTTATCAATGAGCTTTGAAAACGGAATTTCGACAAACCCTTGATTCATTTTTCTTCCAAGGTTTATGTTTTGCTTCCAACCCTTGTTCAGGCCGACAATAAGGTTGCCGATGTTGTTATCGATGCAAAAATTGACGATAAACCTGCTAACCTTGTGTATTTTGTCATCAATCCAAAAATTCCTATAATTATTTAGCCGTCTAAGTCTCTTTGAAATTCCCTTGTCTCCGATGTAAGACATCAACCTAGCTTTCTTTTTGTTGTACCACTGATTAAAGGACTTGATAATCTTGCCGTTTACAATGAAAGGCTTGATACCTACATTGCTTATACATGTGCATAAATTATTCAATCCCAAATCAATCGAAAGAACATTATTCTTATCAAGATTTAAATCCTGTTCCTTCTTCTCATAAATAACCTCAACCACATAGCATGTAGCTTGAGGGATGATTCTAACTTGGCATAATTTATTCCCTCCTATGTTTGTTTTGATTGGTGAAATTATACTCTTGACAAAATGGATGTAACCATCACTCTTAAGCCTGCAAGCAGAAGTCGTAAAAACTACCATATTCTGCTTCTTGCCTCGTTTGTACTTTGGTAATCTTGGCTTCGATTTGAATTTTGAAGGATTCTTTTCATATCCCTTCTTTGATTTCATCCAAGACCTTATCGACGAGAAGACTTGGGCTACGACTTGCTGGGACACTACCGACGGAAGATTCCTAAAATCAACCTGATCCTCTTTACATAGTTTGGTTGAGAACTCATATTCCTTTAGATAGTTACCTTCGAATATCCCTTGCCTGATGTTGAAAAGAACATAATTGTACAACAACCCGGATTTGAGACATATATCCTCAAACCGGTTGTCTTTTACGATATGTCTTTCAACTAGTCTCATTTAAATATCTTATGCCATAAATATAAACATTGTGTATAAAATAAATAATTTGTTCGACTATAATCTAGTTTTCGGCAAAGCTAGATTATTCCCACGCAATAAAAGATCAAATATGTCATAATTGAAGGATTAAAAAAATAAAAAAACTCTCCTATCCTCACGAACAAGAGAGCCGATGTGTTTATATTATGAAGAAAAATCTATTCACCTATTCTTACAATACAGTCACGAGATTCCTTGTTATAGATCATCGTGCCTACCTTAGAATACAAGGTCTTTATATTTTGCCAATTATCCTCGCCGTGAGCGGATACGTTAGTAGGGGCGTCACCGGTATAAACCTCCTCACCTCCTATATTGACAAAATCATATCCACGCTTTTCCATTGTCCCACCCTTATAGGCTGTAAATTTGATAGTGACATTACCTTTCTCACGACCACCATACCAGTTACCGTATATACTACACCTGATCTCAAGAGGTAATTTATCGTAATTATCGCCATCCAACAACGGTCCCATCTGGATCAAGGCAGCCTCATTACCTGATTCCATGTTATCACCACCGTGGATAAGATAATCGCCTACCCGCTCCTGCGTGGTCTGGTTTTGTTTACTCCAACCAACCAGCTTGCCGTCCACGTCCGGGAGGCCAGTGTTGTCGAAACCGGTTGCCGTGTCGAAGTCAATGCCGTCCTCGTCATCCCAGATATACCTAAGCACAAGGAAATCGAACTCAGGGATGATCACCACCGGAACCGACTCCTGCCTACACACGAACGTCTTCTCCTCCTTGGTGCCTTCTTTTATAACCTTGTACGTAGCCTGACGTATCTCTCCAGTCTCATTGATATCAGCGGTAACCCTAACCTCAGCAGGGCCGGTACCACTTGTCTTATCTAAATGTATCCAATCAGCCATATCATCGTATTTTGTTAAATAAGTTTAATATACTTATCAAAAGCGTTGGGCCACATACGCTCATGAGACAGCATCCTTCTCCTATTATCCTCAGCCAGTTCCCGATAATCATTTAACGTGATCATCGACATCTTAAGCTCCTTCATGGCCCTAGCAAACTTACCCGGTTCTTGCTGAGCATATAATTTGTAAGCGTCACCAGCGCCTTGTATCAAGCCATTCACGGCAGCGTTCTCGAAGATCTTCATCTTGATATACGTCTCGACATAATCCTCAAGATAACCTAAATCCGTCTCAGGTATATATGGTAGACCATCCTCATCCTTAGGAGTAGCTCTGTATACGATATAAATAAATCCGTCAAAGCCGGTATACATAGTATTGCCGGATATAGTTATATCATAATTATCCCAAGCGTATTTATCCCAATACTTATCAGCAGTGCAATCACGCCTCAATCCACGACCTATAGATAACCTTACTGGATGATGGTAATGGAAACGAACCTCATGGGATCCGATATAAATCTTCTCCGTGATCGTCTTCTCAAACTCCTCCTTGCAACACTCGGTGCAGGAGTTCCAACGAAACCCGCGCTCCGTGCGCTCGACCCAGCCGATCTCGTGTTGGAGGTCAGCCTTAGCCTTATCGCCGCCAGGGATCTCGCAAACCAGAGGCTCACACCTGTAAGCGTCAAGCATGTCGAAGAAATCGGATGGTAATACCGCCTGCTTGTTACTGGTCTTGACAACCGCCTCTGACATGACAGCTATAACACCGCCGAACCTTTTTAATGCGATCTCAGCCCATCTATAAACAGACGAGGTATCTATAGCCCCGCTATCATCGTATTTATGTAAATCGGCCTTGATCTCGGCCAATAACCCCCTTATCGTCATAACAAACTCTTTTGTACAAAGATAGACAATAGTATATATCAAGCAAAAGATCCAGTCTATTCTCTCGAACTAACTGGATCGTGTCATAGAAACAAACCTTATAGTTTGTACACCCATTTAACTCCAAATACCTTACTTTCCGATTCAACTTCCCTGTACAAGAACTTATATCTCCTTCCAGACTCCATAGCCATCCTACACTCCTTGTTTAATGCTGGAGAGATATATAAATGAAAATACTTATTCCTGGGCATAAAATCCATACACGTATGGACGTAAGAATATCCACCTGTCCCACGCCTGTTTATAGTCCCGGTAAGTTTATTCAGATATATCTTACGGTTGGGATTAATCTTATGACATAAATAACCGATGTTATTTATATAAACCCCGCCCTCATTATCTAAGTACTTATCACGTATGACTTTCCAGATCAACGACTGACATTCGAGAATATCATTCTTGTCCACGATCGTATGTTTCCTTCTCTTTCCGTTCTTAGACATAATAGATCTATAAAACCGAAGAAAGTACTGATCAAGTATTTTAAATGACTTTGTTTTCATATCACAAATATAACGATTTCATCCTAATACAAGAAATTTATACACAAAAATATACCGCCTGTACCAAGGATGAGGCAAACAGGATAGCCGACAGCAACCTACAGTCAGACGGTATCTCTTACGCCAATGGATTAGCTCAGGCCGATAGATGCGATTGCCCGCAAACGTGGAGCGCTAGTGTAACGACGTCTAGCGGAAGCGGGAAGACGATAAATTACACCATACAATATAATAATCCATGTGGATCGGAAAAGACGTCTAGGATGACTATAGGATACAAAAAAACGAATGGTCAATGGGAGTATGAGACAAGAATAGTCCCTATTCCTTCCGGATCAGGAACTTTCTCTGATTCTACAACAACCAACTACGGGATATCATCTGGAGCTTATGCTTATTATGAGGATGGTCAAGGGAGTGGATCTTGTTGACAATAAAAAAAAGGAGAGGCTTATATAGTCTCTCCTTTTTGTTACGATTAGATGAATCTAAGATCTTTCCTCCTAGTATGATTCAATATCCTACTAATATGTCTGGTACTTAATCCTGTTCTTTCCTTTATCTTATCATAGATATAACCTTTGGATACGTAAGCTGACATATCTCCTAGATCTTTTATAATCTTGTCATACATATCATGCACCTCATTATATCTTATGATAGAGCTGTCTCTCATCCCTCTTTCGCCTATACCGTCAACTATGGCGTCATTGAAACCAAAGAAATTGATTATTGATCTTATTAGATTCATGTTATTGAATTTTTTGCGTTTTCTTATTAATATCCATATCCGGATTCTCGTCCGTAGGGATCTGCAATTTGGTTACAGTTTCCCTTAATGTTTCGGAAACCACATATTCAAGAAGTTTGTCTGGGCATATGAAATCATAATCCCATTGAGATGTACATGGCTTATCTTTTTCAGCTCCACATCCCCCTAGCTCTAACGCCGCTTTTCTGTCGAGAGTTATAAGATCAACATTTATAGCCTCTATGTTAATATCTGGTATATAGATATATCCATCATTGACATAATAATAGTATTGATCTATATTCCCGTATTTACGTTCCTTGTTGTTAGCGTATTTTCTTAACGATATAGGAGTAAATATAATATCATCCATGATGTTCGATACCTTTATAATAGCCGGTCCTATACGGGTATATATCATATCGGGAAGCCTTTTCTTGGATCTCATAAGCACCCGGCATAATTTAAACTCATCAAAGCAACAATCAACCTTCCGAACTCTCTCCATCTCCAGGCAGTTGATATGGGTGTATAACGATTCCTCGCCGAACAAAGTACCGTCAGCGTACTTCTGGGCTATATATGATCGAGCCTTCTGCCTACCTATGGACAATATCCATCTTCTACTGACATGAGCGTCTTTACTAATAGAGTTCATGTCATTTGTGATCCTAGATACAAACTCTGAATTTTTCATGTAGCGAAATATTAAGGAGGGGATATACCCCTCCGGTTATTACTTTTTCTTCTTAACCTTGCCCCCACATTTCATTTGAGGTTTCTTTTTCTCGGAGACTTTGCCTCCTTCTGCCATCTTCTTTTTCTTAGCACATGCCATAGTCTTACTTTTTAATGTTAGTGATACAATATTAGTCATTTCTATCGAAAATAGAATAAACGAGGTTGATGAAACTACCAACTTACCGCCGCGGCACAGGCTGACGCACAGAGACTAGCGCAGGAAAAAGCCAACGCTATGGAATGCGATTGCCCGGAGCCAACAAAGACGTGGTCATGGTCGGTATCTATGAATAATGATTGCATGAGCCATGAACAACTTGTCACATCAAGAGGATTTACGATTACGTATAATAATCAATGTGGTAGATCTATATCTGGTTCTGTGAGTGGTATAGGATATACACAAAACGGAGAAGAGCAGGTCAATAGCGCTAGCTTTACAATTCCCGCAGGATCCGGAACCAAGAGTGGAAGTGTATATTTTAGCCGAGAAGTGGTATGTGGAGATGTAACAATCTCTGGTCATGATTCAGGTAATTGTTGACAATCACTGCTGTTATGGTTTTTAATAAAAAGGAGAGACTTATTAGCCTCTCCTTTTTTGTTATACATCAGAATCTTAACAGTTCCCAGATCCTCTTCCAGAAACCCTTATAGACCCACATTGTACTCCTGGATCAAAACCTATGACACCGGTTTTTTTACCAGACCCAGTAGGTATACTTACGGTAGTACTTCCAACCGTAACGGTTTGTCCATGATCATTCCTACCAGTAACAGTTACAGTTATTGATTTAGATGATCCACATTGATTATTGTAAGACACTTCATAGGAGCACCTTAATGCGGATGTAGAACCAGACAGACCATTACAAGGATCACCGCTCAGCATAGCGTTGGCGCTCCACGTCTTTGTTGGCTCCGGGCAATCGCATCTATCGGCCTGAGCTAATCCATTGGCGTAAGAGATACCGTCTGACTGTAGGTTGCTGTCGGCTATCCTGTTTGCCTCATCCTTGGTACAGGCCTCATATTTACCAGCGATTTGCTTATAACTGATAGTCTTAGGAGTACAATTGCCAGGACAGTTCGTAGCCTTGACATTTCCCCATCGGTCATCATTGCCAACCTTAGAAGGACATATCCTAGCATCAACTAAATTTTGTAATGCATCCTTGTACTCTTTATACTTGTTATAAGCTTGTTCACTAGCCAGATTCGATGAAGAAGCACAAAATTCACCAGCGCTAACCACCTTAATAGGGCTATCAGGAACACATACATCACCGCATTCGCCCGAACATCCCTTACATACCTCATTGGTATAGACAGTGTAGTCATGTGGATTACAGCAATGTTTACCACCATTCTGCCAATATCCTGTAGGATCGCACTCGCTAGAATAATGCTCCTCGCTATTACCATTATTACACCTACTATCATCCATATGGTATGTATTATCACATCCGCATCCACAAGATCTGGAATCATACTCAACCACCTCGTCTTGATCAGAAGCAGAGGAACAAGGATTGGTTTGACTCCTTTTCTTACGATAGGTACACCCGTCGCAATAATAACTCCAATTACCATAAGTAGGAGTATCATCATCGTCGGCGCAATCACCATTCTTATTGGCGTAAGCCTGAGCTGCGGTCTTAGTCGCCGTATCATTCTTGAAAGCATCCTGAACCTTGCTGTCGGCATCCGCCTGAGATACGGTGGATATCAACGCTGACAACCCTAAAGCGCTATAAGGAACGGATAAAGCTACACCATGTTTACATGTACCACAATTATCCTTATAGAACGTAGCGCTTCCAGTACCGGTCCACACACAAGTGCCATGCTGGTTAGCGTAATCCTGTCCTCTCTGGTCTAGGATCTGCTCTGCCTTGCTCCTGGCATCAGCCAAAGAAACCTTGCTGGTGATAGGCGTACCGCCGTTGGCTTGCGTAGAGGTCACCGTTATTCTCTGACCAACCCCGCTTCCGGCGCAATTGTTCTTATAGAAGTCACGGCTTGCCACGTAAGTCCAAGTACATCCACCGTTCTTATTGGCGTAGTTCTGTCCATCGGCTCCACGAACAGCATTCTCGGCCTTCTTATTAGCGTCAGCCAAAGATATGTTGGAGGTGTACGGGTGTCCCGGAAGCTTGCTGCTGCTTACGGATACCATGTCTCCTACGCCGCCATCAGCGCAATTGTTCTTCTGGACCTGACCGGTATAGCTTCCTGTCCACATACAAGTACCCTTCGAGTTAGCCACGCTCTGTCCCTGAGCCGTAACAGCCGCCAATGCCTTGGCGTTAGCGTCAGCCTGAGATACACATGATTTGAACTTGCCGTCAGAGCTAGGAGCCGGATCCGTAACATCATTCTGAGTCACGGTAACAGAGCTTCCAACCCCACCATCCGCACATTGACGGGTGAAGGCCTTAGATGCCGTACCAAACCAGAAGCATGTCTTATTACCACCAGCTATATACCGCTCTTGATTCTCAGGATCAGTATAGCAGGTATTGGTATTACGTTGATGTAATTTAGAGATACAATCCTTACATACGGTCTCGATAGTCTCCCATACCGGTTGCTCAGTCTTAGTATGGCACGTGTCATCATAATTCTTGTTAACAAATGCCTGACCCATCCTATCAATGTAGGCCTTAGCCAAAGCGTCAGCCTCCTCTTGTGAACGGGTAGAGGTGAAGAACTGTCCCATAAGATCCGGAGTTACGGTGATAGGATCGGCGTACTGACAAGTAGGACACTTAGGAGTGAACTCCTTGCTATAATTACCTACATATATCTTCAGTTCGTCGCAAGTACCACGATCGTTGGCTATAGCCTGACCTTGCGCCTTGACAGCGGCCTTGGCAAGCTCATCGGCGGCGAACTGGCTCTCATAAGAATAGAACGGACCACCAGTGACATCAGCCTCCGTAACGTTAACAGATGAAGGTATCAATCCGGATGGACAATTATTCTTCTCGAACACCTCACTATAATGACCGGTGTACTTAGGAGCCTCATGGCAAGTACCACGCTCATCTGCGATCTTCTGGCCTTGATTCATGACAGCGGCCATAGCGACTAAGTTAGCCTCATCTTGTGATACGCAAGACTGGAACGGATGACCTTCCACCATATCTTGTGTCACGGTGAACGGATCTCCTACCTGATTAGCGCCACAATTGCTCTTCGTGAACTCGAAGCTAGCCTTACCGGTATACATAGTAGCGTCAGAACAAGTACCCTTGGTATTAGCCAAAGCCTGTCCTTGAGTCTGTACGGCGGTCATAGCCATAGCGTCAGCGGCGGTCTGTGAGTCGTTGGACTGGAATGGGTGTCCTTCTACCATATCTTGAGTGATCGTCACCTTAGATCCGATCTTGCACTCACCACAGTTGTTTCTCGTGAACTCCAAGGAAGCACGGCCGGTATACGTACAAAGGGCGTGGATATTGGCAAGAGCCTGTCCTTGGGCGTCAACGGCAGCCTTAGCCTTGCTGTTGGCATCCTCTTGAGACACGGTGGAAGTAAATGGATAACCATCAACCATCCTATCGTTTACCGTATAAGTTCCACCAGTACCAGTACCACAATTGTTACGGGTAAACGTACGTGTATAAGTACCGGTATATACAGGAACTTTCTCACACTTACCTTTCACGTTAGCCACGTCCTGACCTTGAGCCTCAACAGCGGCCTTAGCCTTGTTATTAGCGTCCTCCTGAGACACGGTAGATCTAAAGTCTCCTGTCACCATAGTCTCGTCTACAACAACCTTAGTACCGTACTGGGTCTCATCGCAATTATTACGGGTAAATTCCTTACTGTATTTACCATGATATACGACCTTCTCCTTACATTCACCTTCAAGGTTAGCTTGTTGTTGGGCGTTAGCCTCAAGATCGGCCTTAGCCTTATTGTCAGCATCCTCCTGAGAGATAATAGAGAAGTACTTACCAGCGGCTACAACATAAGTATAAGGTTGACCGATATGGAACTCATCGCAATTGTTTCTAGTGACTGTCTTCTCCATCCTAACGTTATAGTAGACGTTAGTCTGACAATCGCCACGCTCGTTGGTGATAGCCTGACCTTGCGCCTCAACAGCATCCTGCGCCAGCTTATTGGCGGCATCCTGTGATACTGTAGAAGTGAACGGATAGCCGGTACACATCTTCTCATCCACGGTAAAGTCAACAGGCGTAGAACCTTCAGGACAATTGGTTCTCTGGAATACCTTAGAATACGATCCGGTAAATACCGGTATCTTCTCACAATTACCCTTGATATTAGCTATATCCTGACCCTGAGCCTCTACAGCGGCTTGCGCTAACTTATTAGCCTCCTCCTGAGATACGATGGATCTAAAGTCTCCTGTAACCATCGTCTCATTAACAACCACATCCGTTCCGTATTGAGTGGAGTCGCAATTGTTACGGGTAAAGGTCTTGCTAAACTTACCATAATAAATATTCTCCTTAGGCTTACACTCACCTTCCAGATTAGCTTGTTGTTGACCATTCTTTTCAATATCCTCAAGAGCCTTCCTGTCGGCGTCCTCTTGAGAGATAGAAGACACGTACTTACCCTCAGGAACGATGTAAACATATTCCTGACCATCACTGAACTTATCACAATTGTTACGGATAAAGGTTTTCCTTTGCTCCTCGTTATACCAGATGTCAGTTATACACTCACCATGCTCATTGGCGTATGCCTGACCATTTAGGGCTATATCCTCCATAGCCTTGGCATCGGCGTCCTCCTGCGAGATAAATGATTTGTAAGTCCTTTCCTCGACCGTATACAACACAACCGATCCATGTTGGTTAGCCAAACAATCGTCCTTGGTAAACGGCTGAACCATCTTGATATTATAATAAACGGGCTTAGCGTCTTGAGCTATCATATACTCCTTAACAACACTGCCATCCTTTGACGTTATACGGAACTTAGCCGTACAGATCTGACCGGTGTAATTAGCCTTGTATACGATGTTAAGCTTATTATCGCCTACCCCATGGCTCTTGTCGTTAATGGCAAAGCAATTACCCTCAACGCAATTCTTATCTACTTCCCTTGCCATGTCAATCCTCCTCTATTCTCCATGAAACATTATCTCCGGCCTCTACCCTCACGATTTGAGTATCACCATCCTTATTAAGCGTCAACTTTTGCGGATCCACGTTAAAGGGTGGTTCCGGCTCCGGTTCCTCGCTGCCATCGCCGCAAGTGCAACATACCAGTTCAATATCATACTCGGTATTGGACTTGATATCGATAACGACCTGACCGTTCTCACTAGTCACGTTATCAAAGTCATGATCAAGTATAATATAAGGTATATCATTAGGTTGTTGATTGATATTAACAACCTTGCCATTCAAGACAAACATCTCATGATGCTCCTCGTTATCCATATTCTTAGGCATGACTATAACGAAGCTAGCGTCATACAGGTCAGTGGCTCCCGGATCCTCAGGATCGGCGTACACCACGTATCTGCTATCCTCGTCAGGTATCTTAACGGATAACCCGTTGACGTTCATAGACACCATATAGCATTTACTTACCGAACCACCAAGGGTAAGGCAGGAGGCCTTGACCGAGGCGGAGTTAAGCTTGGCGTTGATGACCGCCGTCCCACCCTCCATGTCGAACATGATATTGGCCGGATCTACGCTCACCCGCTCAATACCCTTCTGGGTTATGGTAGCGAGTTTCGTTACCTTGCCTTTCTCGACCGCTACGTAAGTCTCCCTAGGCAACCTACCCATCCATCCCGGCTCTACTTTAATAGCCACCTTATCAGGGCCGGTACCGGAAATCTTGTCGTAGGACACCCATGAGGAACCTTGCTCGATCTTAGCAAGAATATCTTTTAAATTATTCATATCATTCCGCTTGAGTTATAGTCCATTTATCACTCTTACCTACGATAATCTCCAGAATCTGCTCACCGCCCTCAGGAGGATACTCGAAGTTAGTAGGCTTAATCTCAAATACACTGGCGCCTCCACAACCAAGATCGCAGATCATGTCCGGCAACCATCCCTCCTCGAAAAAACGCTCTATAAGCTCCCTGACGGCCTCCGAGAAAGAGTCAAGCTCCAATCTATCGGCCGGGACAGATCCTTTCTTAAGTGTCTCACCACATACCCAACCGTCGCACTCGGAAGCCAATACCGTATCATATACTCTATTAGCCATAACAAGAAGTATTTAAAATATTACTATTCAATGTAGTATATACGATATTAACATCAGCGAACTCATCGCCCATGCAATACCTTTTCTTAAACTTAACAGATCTTCCGGAAACCACATACCCGTCGTTAGGTACGATAGTACCGCAGTAGGTCACGCTAAGAACATTCAGAGGCTCGTATCTTAACCTTACGACCTGCACTCCCTTAAACGAATCCCTTTGGATGGAGGACGTGGCAGCAGATACGGCTACCAACTTCCTTACCAGAGACTCGATCACGTTATTCATTCCATCACCGTTCCTGATATCCGCCTCAGGAAAAGACTGACCGTCATATATAATCTGGGAACTGTAGATACTACATTCATTCCCCGGTCTATATTCCGGCTTACATGGATTACAATTTCTCATGTCAAATCAATTTATTAATCATTCTCCTTAATTCAAGTATCTCAGCATCCCTGTCCCTTATGGCTTTTATCATAGCGTTAAGGACATCAGACATATCGCAATTAGGGGACAATCCCAGCGACTCCACACGAACCTTATCACCGGGGTAAATACAATCGGTACTCATGTACGTAGAGCACGGTACTTTCGTGTCGTCTACAGTAGGTCTGTATTGTTTTTTGTTGCAACCGTTCATCACCAAACCTCCTCTTCGGTTCCGCTATCCTCGCCGCTACCACCGGCGTTGACAAGCTCGTTTATAATCCTCTTCAAATCCAGAACCTCACGATGGTATAAATCTATCTGCTTATCCCTAGACGCTATAATACGCCTCAATGAGTCTATAACGACAGATATATCAGTACCTTTCTCTATACCGTCCACCACCAACTCATCACCTGAGTATAAGACGCATTTATCATATAAAACTATAGGACATCCATAGCCAACACAAGGCTCGTCCTGACAATCCCGATCGCAAGGATCACAAGGATCCTCGGGGCATTTGTTAAGAAACCTATCTATCTTAACACCATGACAGCATTCTTCAGGACGCTCCCTCGAATGATCATGACAACAACCACCTATATTACACATATTAATAATATTAATGTTTTTAGCAAAGATACAGATTTGGTTTAATTATAAGACAACATACGTTATTAAACAACGAAGCCGAGAATTATTCCCGGCTTCTACAAATTGTAATATCAATCAAATATTATCGTACAGCAAATCATATGCTAAACTCCCAAAAGCTAAAAATAGCAATATAAAAGACAGGTTAAATTCTATCATCCACTTCTGCCCATCGCCCTTGCCTATTCTCTTAGCGAAGCCTTCTCTTTTTAAGACCATCAAAGTAACAGGCTCGTCTTTTAAATCTATCCCAAAAGAAGAGAGGAACGATTTTATCACAAGAGACGACGAAGGATATTTGATAACATCAGATAATTTTATACTCTTGTTATCAATATCTCTAGCCTTATTCATCAAATCAGTTATACACACATACTTTTTATCCCTCATCTTTCTTCATATTTAATAAAGCCATAATTGTTCACGATATCACATAAATCCTTTTCGGATAAATCAAACCATTCTCCCAATCTTCTATATTTACTATATTTATCATGAATGACCGATTCTATATCTCTGTCAGACACAAACATCAATTTAACAAAAGGAGAAAATGTAGAAGAGCTTTTTATCCTCTTAAATGGATTAGAAGATCTACCTATTTTATATAACAGCGTATTCTCATCAAACGCTATATATGTTTTATAGGGCTTATCTCTTTTAGTGCAAATATTTTTCATAGAAAATATAGACAGATAAATATAATCTATATCAAGTATATCCATCAGTACCCTACATTTGTAAGGATCTTCAATAAAAAGCATATCCAATTTAAGTATTAAATCCTGAATACGAATATACTGATCATTATCCACACGAATAGTCTTTCCAGATAACGTATCTACCACCTCAACGCTATCTCTCATATTAAAATATTTACGTGAAAAATAATCCAAAATTACGCTATGCTCACAATCATCCATATTAATAAATCTGTTAAACTTATTAAACTACATACAAGCTTTAAAACATTCCTCAGGAACCCGAGGGTTCCCCTGGAATGTAATCCCGGTTAAGGGATAAGTCAGGATCGCTCCTGTTAGTACCCATCGCCAATGTTGGAAAGGGTTTCGCGTAGGCGGCACTGTTTCACCAAATACGCTACTCCTTTTAACCACCTGCCTTAGAGCAAGGAACTTGGGTAAACATCCCTTGGTAACTATATATTCCTGACCAACGTAGCCTCTATTTCAAGGCTTAGGCTAATAACCTGACCCTGTTAAAGGGTATATTAAAAACGACTAATAATTTTTATCGATTTTAATACTATTTGAGGTTATTATGGAAAACACAAACGCATTCTTACCAATAACATTGATCCTCTTGATCAATATTCTCAATCCATTTCTCGCACTCAAGATTAAGATCAGCGTACTCCTGCCCCTCTACCATCAAAACCTCACGGGCTTTGGCGTTGGCATCCTCAACTGATATCCATGATCTAAACCTATTGGCTTTGATAGAATAATATACCCTACCTGATTTATATCCAAACGGGCATACCTTCTCAAACCAATCACCGATCTTCGTATTATAGAATACAGGAGAGCAACTACCCTCTGCGTTAGCCTTCTCCTGACCTTCTTTCATGAACTTCCTATAAGCTAACGTATCAGCATCAATCTGGGATATATCGGATATGACGGCTCCGGCTGGCAATTCATACACAATACCTTCTTTACCTGATGTCCCAGCCTCACAATCGTTCTTGTAGAAAACGCCACGAAGAGGCTGTGAGGCCCAGTCCTTACAGCATGTCCCAACGGCGTTGGCCTCCCCCTGCCCGATCCTTCCAAGCTCAACCATCGCCTTATCATTGGCGTCTTTCTTGGATACGTATGACACAAACCTACCTTTCTCTACACATATCTGTTCCTTGGATCCCTTACCGCTTACGCAATTGTTCTTAATAAACTCATCGCATACCTGATCATTATACCATATAGTTGGTATTATATCAGCGTATGTGTTGGCGTAGTCCTGACCGTTGGCTTTGATATCATCCTCAGCCTTACCATCAGCCTCCTCCTGTGTATCGCCAAAATAGACGTTGGCCGGGACCCGGTAGTCAACAGAGCCACCCACATACCCGGCAGGCGGGTTGTTTCTGGTGAACGTCCGAACTATTTCCTTATTTCCGTATATCATCCGTGACATATACGATCCTCCAAGGCATATACGACCTTAGCGATCGTCTTATCCCCGCTTACGCTTACGCATGAATTACCAAGATCCCGAACATCTATAGCCTCCCTGATACGGGTAAGCTCGTCATATATCTCCTCTATCACATCAGAGATCATAACGCACTCATCAGAGTCCTTATACTTTGACCACTCTGGTAGGTCACCCTCATAAGGTACGCAAGTGGACGGGGTTATATGTGAACAATTATACTTTCTCATGCCAACAATTTGTTAATACGTTCCTTTAACGATCTTACCTCATCCGGGCATAACCCGCAATCATTATCGCATAATGATCTTTGCAGACGAATTATCTTGCCCCAATAAGATACATCAGGCTTATTCCCGATCCTATACCTATGATACCTCATGTATCCACTCCATTGACAAGACAGCCATTCGTCTACAGCCTTACATAGATCTAATCTATCAAGGTTTGATATAGATTGAGCGCCCATCCAGAATCTCCTTTCTCATTTCCTGTACCTCCTCGTCAGGCGGGCATCCATATGGCAGGTTCTTGATCCACTCACGGATCTTCTTCTGCATGTTGAGATAGACGATACCCACGTCACCTATGGTACGGGTCTGTTTGTATATGCTCACCACATCACGCTCCATGGTCTTCAACGGATCGAGCATGACCATACAACCGGCGGTGCTCCTAGAAGCGTATTCCATATCGCTAACAACGGTAGAGGAAGCACGGTTCATCATACCTCTCTCAATCCTTTCTCTCTCGGCCTTTAACGCCTTTTCCTTACAAGTATTACAACCCACGACTAAATATTTTTATGTTCAACAATCCACGCAATTAGTAGCCATCTCAAGAAGCTCTCCGACACGATCAATGATCTCATGAGCCGCCTCTATATTATCCAACCTGACGTTAGCTTCCGCTACAGCCATAAGCGTCTCCATCTCCTGTATCTTATTTATAAGATCCTTATCCTTGTCCTCGCATAGGATATCAGTCTTAATCCATAGCCGATCAAGACGTCTGCGTATAAGATCCGTCTTAAGATACTTACGACTGAAGTTGTAAGTAGAAGGGCTACCTATGATCTTGATATCATATATACCATCAGGTAGGTCAAGGTACTTGACATTACAATCATCGTAATTAAAGCAATTGAGGCCTAATGTTAGGCTAGTAAAGGTATTGACCTGATTCTTTCCAAGGAACAACGTAACGGGGTCGGACATGCCCGGCGTAGTGATCTCGATGATCGCCTTCCTGTCCTCCAGTAGCCCCCACTCAGACTCATCCAATACCTGAAGCACCTTAGGATCACGTGTCTCTAGCACCTGAAATGACAGCCGAATATCATTCATGTTAACCTTCTTATCGTACCGGCATAAGCTATCGTCATAACGGGCTTGCATATCAAGATCCGGGATATCGGTATAATATGTCTTGACCTCATGACCGTTGATAAACACCGATGTTATCTGACAAACATGAGACCTAGCGACATCAAAAAACACCATCCTTACATTACCCTCATAATCGACTCCCGATGTCGGGTATGTCAATATCTGGGTATTATACTCACCATCGTTACGCCTAGCTACGACAGTAATTACGATAGGCTTCTCTATATCGTAATCATCCATGATAATCCTAGCGGCAAACTTATCATGAATTATCTTCGGTATGATATTTATCTGATTCATCTTTACTACTTTTAAGCAAAGATACAAAATAGGGTCATACCAATACAATAAACCTACTTTAAGATAAGCCTAAGGCATTCACTATATCATCACGATCACCAATAAAACCTTTATCAATCATCATAGAAAGCAAATCAGTAAGAGTAAAAAAACCATAATCGTCAACATACGGTCTACTTAACAAAACAAACAATATAGATATTATGCGATTGTCTTCCTTGGCAATATCAAATAGCTTCAACATGTCATCTGACATATAATTTCCTACATTCAAACTTACCATGTCGGACAATGGCAGATAATCAATATTCCCATCACCACTATGAATAAGATTGCTACAATAACTCAATATAGGATCAACGCTATCATCATAATCATCAGAATCGCAATTGACATAATCGACAATTAAACGCATCACCTTATCTTTCAAATAGAGAGAAGAGCATTTAATAGCCAAATCCTTAACATCCCCACCATCATATTCCCCAAGAAGCTCTATCATCATAAATATATCCACCCATATCATAGACAGTCGTTCGTCAACAACATACATGAATGTGCCAGAATCCATCAAATCTTTGACTATATCTTCAGATTCATCTAAAGAATCAAATAATGATGATACTTTAAAAAGTTGCTTCTTATCATCAAACACCGTATAAAAGTCATGTGATTTTATATTAACCATAATATTAGAAATTAAAATTGTTATACAAATACTGCGATTCAATATAATCGTCAAGGAACGGTGTGCTATTATCAGGAATCCACACCTCATCAGACAACGCGGCCATACCAAACTCATCAACTATCTCATCTCCAGACACATAATCATAAGCCTTGACGCCAAATATCTTAATCCTTTTAACCTTGCCAAAAGCGGACTTGACTTCCTTTATCTTCCTATCCAACTTCCTCACCCCATCGACGAACTCAGAGAAAGTGACACCACGCTCATCTAAATAGCTCTTTATAGCCCTCTCTATGGTCTTGATACTGACATTACCAAAGCCCTTCTTCCTGACCTTGTTCTGAACCTTTTCCTTAAAATAAATGCTCACCCCATTGTTTTTGGAAGACACAAAATCCTTAAGGTCACGTTTCCTGATCGAATCCATGGAGTCATAAACAACACGTTTGATATCCTCGGCGCGCTTTCTGTTACACTCATGAGCCTTATAAGTAAGATTGTTTGTATTTCTCTCATCCTCTAGCTTTTTATACTCGGAAGGGCAACTCTCCCAATAATAATACCTCGCCTTATTACTATGTACAAAAAGGTCAGGATGCTCCTTCTTCGCCTTCCTCACCATAGCATAATAGCCATGGACGATAGCCACGTTCACGTAACTAAGCAGAAGCCACCTGACAAGCCTTACCTGATAGGCGAGATTATCGCCACCAAGACGTTGATGCTTGATATAATAGCGCACTATCTCATCAACAAAATAGTAAAACCATTTGATATTGTACTGTACTCCTAACACCCTGAACCTTATAGGGTCAAGGCATATGATAAGAAGGCCTATCAGTGTCTCCGATATCGGCTTCTCAAGTATCTCTGACTTGGATGATGATTGACGCTTTATCCTAGGGTTATCGCAACAAGGATTAGCATTGTCATTAAACAAATAAGGTAGGATGACCTTGCCGGAATCCCTCCTCAAGGCCCTATTTTCTTCTGACATCCTCTTTTTTTCTGAGGAAGAGACGAATTGATCAAATATAAGCATTATCTTTGCCATAATTGGATTTGTTTTTAGCACAAAGGTACTAAAAACTTTGTCATTTCAAAATGAGTGCTTGTGAAAGTACTCATTTTTTTTGTTTATGATCACGGCTTTTTACGGCGATCGCTATGGTCGAAATCCAACTTGGACATTGCGTAGGGAGACTATCGTAGGGATAGTTAAGAAAAGAGATGAATTTATTTATCCACCTTCTTTTATAAACACAGTTGTCTATTTTGTGACATGTGATATAAGAAACTTTCGCCCCCCTTAAGAAGGGAGTCTCATTATAAAGATTTTCTTTATTTATCTCATAAGTTGATTGATTAAAAAGAGTTAGCTAACGCTTTGTTATTATCTAAAGTATATAACTTAATTACATTAACATGAAAATATGTAGTAGATTGAAAAATCAAGATCTCAACAATAACTTATATCAATAATTTAGTTTAGTGTATTTTTGACATCTACTTATGTTGTCTATGGATCTTTAATCGACAAACAACTACCTACATCAGACGTTAATGCATTGATATGTTTACTTCTTTCCAACGCTTAAGCGTAATATGCCAAGGGGAAAAGGGAGGTGGGCTACGAGTCGCTCCGCTCCTGGCCGGCCGTGTGGGGATACCTCCTGCCCTGCCTCACGGAGCCGCCACATTTCCTTTTGGTGTCAATAAGTGTAGACCTTGAAAAGACATTTCCTCAAACAGTATACTAGATAAGGGATTTTCTTTAAGGGATATTCTAGTTGAGTAAAAATTTGGTCAAAGAGGTTGTTTGGTCAAAGACAAAATTATATATTCGCGATACGGTCGGTTGGATGAGTTGGTTTAGTCGGTGGTCTGCAAAACCATATACCTCGGTTCGAATCCGGGACTGACCTCATTTTGGTTTTGGTTGATACGTGGGTAAGGATGAATGGCAAGGGATTATGGTAGATCATAATCCCTTTCTTTTTGGAGGTTCAAAATCTGACTCCCATCTAGCTATATCACTTATCCTGAAATCGTCCATCATAAAATTTCCGTTATCCATACCATCACCTCGTGTATTAATACCTAGGTTATAAGACCTAAGGGAAAGCGTATTATTGATTTTCGTGTTAATAATAAGTATACCATTAACAAAACATCTTAATATGTTATATTCATTACTGCTTCTGACTATAGCTATATGATACCATTTGTTTGCCTCAACTCTATCAACATGCCAACCAGCTTGTTGAGCTTGAAATAAAAAATAAAAACCAGTACCTGTTAAAACTATACCAAAATAAAAAATACCATTAGGATATTCATGCTCAACCAAACAACTTGTAACAAGATTGGTTGACTTATACCAAAAGTCTATAGTAAATGGATGACCGTCATAAAACAGCTCAGGCAATAACGATTCTTTGGTGTTTATGATAGTATAAAGAAAAGGATCCGTTTTGTTATATTGGACACATTGTATTGAGCCATCGGTGATAAGATTGCCATTATTGGCTATAAAGAGATTGCCAGAGGGAGTAGGATTCCCCTCTACCTTAAAATTACCATTGAATCTCATCAAAAACCTAGTATGATCATCAATCACCCCCCCCTAGTATATTCAATCATTCTTCGTCTCATAAAACCTTCATCTTCTTTAGCAAATATATTAAAACCAATAATATCAACAACACACTAATTGATGTGATAGCTATTGGCCATCTTGATTCTTTCTTGTCATCTACATCCTTATGTTCGATGTCTGTCTTCTTATCAATATCCTCAATACCGGTGATCGTCTTATCGATGCCAAGGGAATCGGTCGTCACCGTGCTATCCCGCCGGCCGATGACGATATGAGCGTCCGTCTGGGAGGACACGGGTCGCTCCCCAGTGGATGGATCCACCTCCTTCGTGGTATCGAATTTCCTCTCAGTTATGACAATATCGGCACTAAGATCAGATGTCCTGATCTCCACGATCTTCCGGTCCATGACCTCATCTATCATCGTCTCTATCCTGCTTATCAAACGATTATCTATAGACGTGTCGCTAACCTGCCTCCTGCTTCCACAAGAGGACAGGAATAGCGACAGACCTAAACAAAAAACAGCCTTAAGACTTATCCTTAACCTTATCATCAGCAATCTTCTTTATATCGTCAAACATCTCGTCAGGTATGTTTTTAGAGAAGCCAAACATCTTGAATACGTTTATCCTCTTGAATACGGCCTTGAACACCTTCACCAAATAAGCGTCAGCGAAAGCATCCCCTATCGTATTCAGGAAAAGCATCACATATCCAACAAGGGCTATATACACCCCATATTTGGTAACGGTAAGTATCATGCTAGCCTCCTCCTCGATCGGGTATAACGTCTTATATATAACACATAATGTCATTACTATAAAACAAGACAAAGCGAACTCCTTAAGAATATCAGTAAACCTGACCTCCCTAAACCATCTCTTAAAACTAAACCTTCTTCTACGACTCCGTCGGAGCTTCCATCCCCTTATGCTTTGCGCTAACCTAGCTAAAAAATTAGCTATTAATACTATAAGTAATACAATTAATAAATGGTGTACCGGCTGGAAATAAGCCCAACAAGAGGCACCATACGCAAGCGCAATATTCCACAAAGCCCCTACTCGCTCTATCATGTCTTTGTCTTTCATTTTATACCCTACTCGCAAAGTTAACTACTATACCATTAAGTACCTAAAACACCACGGCGTGTATACCGTTCCTAGTATCAAGGCTATCAAAATGCAACCAACCCACCTTCCCTTCAAGCCGGAAAGGATATGGTAACATATCTTGATGATCCAAAATCAAGCCTCTGGCCTGTTCCGCCGTCATTGACTTGACATCGAAATCCCCAGCCTTACCCAACACATGAGCGGATAGATAAACATCTTTCTTATCCTTGACTATCTGGCAGATGTTGCATCTAAGACCACGTTGGGAAAACTGCCCCTGCTTGTCCCAATTATTACAATACATAGGCTGTTTAATTATATCCCTCCGTAATATAAGAAGATTATGGAGAAACGCTGTATCAAGAAACTGCCACGATCTGTCCTTCCACTTATTGTATGTATGAGGACATACCAATTCCACTATATCAAAATACGAACCTAATTCTTTTATAATATCATTCCTATCCATATCGTCCATTTTTAAAATAATGTAAAATAACAATACCACGATAACCTGATCCTCCTCGACCGCTCGTAGCCCCACTATTAGAAGCTTTAGAGGCTCCTCCACCACCACCACCATAATAAGTGGCATTACCTCCATTTTCGCCATTAATAGTAACACCCTCAGTATCCTCAGCTCCAGCCCCATCACCTCCTCCGTGATTGCCACCTTTACCTCCGGATAAAAAGCCTTTATCCCATCCTCTTGTATAAGCTCCCGATCCACCACCAGCGCCCATAGGATAAGGGTATCGGTCAGGATATTTGTTATTAAAAACATATGATCCATCTTGCCCTGGATTTCCCGGGGAAGGATCATGACCATCCCCTTCAACTCCATATCCGCCTCTTCCACCTTTACCGGCAATAGCCTGATATATACCGAATATACTATCACCACCTATATCTCCTACAACCACCCTATATGTAACACCTGGATTTACGGATATAGTCCCAGTCAGTACACCACCTCCGTTACCTCCACTCCCGGCATTATATATATCGGAATATTCTCCATTAAGACCTCCGGCGACCAACGCGAACTCAACCTCATAGACCCCATCAGGAACCGTCCAATATCCATTATCCTGAGGAGATAATTCCTCGAATACCTCTATTACCTTCCTTTTGGGTAACATCCTTCTTCTCATCATAAGGCAAATAGGATTTTACCCCCCCCCAATTTAGTTTTAAAATATTGATATTCATAATATTATTCTGGTTTAATCGTCCATCTCTGGGCGTAGTTATTTTTTAGCACATATATCTTCTCCATAGGTGTAGCGGGAGACCCGTTGGACGAGCCTTTCACGAATCCCTCTGGGGCCTGCTCCGTGCCGGAAGGACGCTGGTTTTCGGTTGGATAAGTAGCAATATACATGCTTACCGAAAGACTATAGAACTGGTTCCTCTTCCCATCCTTAGCCACGGATGTCATAGTAATCTGATCCCATCCTACAACAAGGTCGTAGAAGGAGTTTACGAAATCATCTGATCTTTTTTGGCTATGAGTGGATCCATTCACGTCAAACCTTGTAATAGCCCTCATCTCATAAATATAATCCGGAAGCTTATCCATTCTAAGACTATTGCTATGAGCTGCAACGAAACTAGTAAGATGTTCCAATCCCCTTCCAGACATATTATCATCATTCCAACCCGTCCTCCTTTCTCCACTTACCCAGTCATCTAAAAAATAAAAATCAGTAATGTTAGGATTTATCTTATCTACCTCGAAAAAAGGAAGGGTATTTATATCAAAATAATTCCACATATCAGAAGGGCCAAGAGGCATTTTCAACGAAGTTAATTTAGGAAGATCATTAAACTCCTTTATATACCTATCCAAATAACATGAAGATAATTCAAGGGTTTGAAGATTTTTCATATTCTTTATATCCCTTATCCCGCTAGATTCTATATCCCTAAGATCAAGCATATTAAACATATTTAAATAATACACCTCAGTCTTACTAGTTATAGCCTCAGGCATTTCAGTCATTCTTTGCCCTACATTTGAAAGATCTATATAAATTAATTTATTAGATCTCGACAATTTATCTACCGGTATGCCATCATTAACATACATCGTATGCGATACGACCAAAAATTCAAGACCTGGAATATCTACGATCGGGAAAGCCGTCATCTTACAACCTTGAATATTGGCATAATAAATATCACAAGTAAAATCTATCGATACAGCCCGTTGTACGTCCCTCCTCCCATCAGCGTAAGCATGATTATCCACAGGTACATATTGCGATCCATCCTCCTTCCTGAACCACCACGTAGTATTGGGATTTTTCTTATGTTGTATCGCTAAAGAACGGAATATAATACGATAATTATCCTCCCCTTGAACCTTGGTCATAGGAAACTGCTCCTTTATCCCATCCCCCCAATCCACATTAGCCATACCGGGCTTTCTGGATCTAAACTCAACAAACGTATTATAAGGATTACCAACCACAGGATCGGGTACATAATTATAATCATCGGTATAATAATTTCTAAGTGCCCTATCCCATGTAGTGAACCACACGAACTTATTTGATGAAGCCTCATATTTATATAATGTCTTAGCCATTACCTATCTTGTTAAAATATTCTACAATAACATTCCTGTCCAATCCCATAGAATCACATAAATATTCCCCTTCTGGTTGACCCCCAAACGATAATACCTTATCCATATCATGAGCTAAAACATCTCCATTACCTACAAAGGTACGCCCATCGTCAAATACGATAAGCTTATATGGCTTATACGACCTCGTGTCAATATCAGAAGATCGTATTGACCTTAACACCGAAGCCTCTGGTGCCATACTAAACCTCCATCCATAATTATTCATAAGCACATAAACCATCTCCATAGGAGTCGACGGAGAGCCATTAGACTGACCCTTTATAAAACCAGAGGGAGCCTGTAATACGCCACTAGGCCTTTTATCAACAGGATTGGCGTCCATATATATACTTAAATACAATCCATAAAACTGATTTCTTTTGCCATCGGAAGCAGAGGAAGACATAGTGAGATAATCAAACCCCATCACCTTCTCATATAATGTTGATATAAACGTATCACATCGACTTTGGGTCAACAAGGAGATATGCATATAAAAACCACTCATAGATCTCATCTCATATATATAATCCGGGAGATTACTTACATCTATATTACTATAGCCATATGAGGCGGTAAGGCTAGTGATATTTTCCAGCCCCTTGCCGATCATATACGGATGCCAGCTCACGACAGACCCATACCATCTATTTATATGGTCGAAGGTCCTTAAGCTAGGATTTATCTTATCCACCTCATCCATAGCCGGGCATGTATTAGGGTCAAACGATGGCATGGCCACTCCCGGGGATATATATAATTCTTTTAGCTTGCTAAAAGACAGCCATTCCCTTGGATATACCCTAACCCTGCAACCTGCCAAAGATAATGTTACAAGATTAGGCCACATAGAAGGGAATTTCCTTATATTAGAAGACTCCGTATCATTAAAATCAGCCGTTCGACTTAAATTAATGCCTTTTAACTTAGTCAACCTATCCCAATCATCCGGTATGGATGTCAATGTCCCTACACCTAATTCGTTAAGTGTTATATACTCTATATTTACCGATCTACGTATCCTATCTTTAGGGATATCGGTTATATTCCCATCGCCGGTAATGGATAAGATTAAGTTGATAATACTTGGGGCGTCTAATATCGGGAATCCTACCATCATTATCCTCGATGTTTGAACGTATGTAATATCATTCGTAAAAGTCATGGTAATGACCCGCTCTTTATCTAGCCCGTCAGCGTAAGCATGATTAGGCGCAGGGATATACTCACTCCCGTCTTCCTTATAAAACCACCATGGATGGCTATCCGGATTCTTACGATAACTTATATCCCTTCTCCTGAACATCAACCTATATCGCCCGTATATGGATTCGCTCCTATCCTTCACGAAAGGGAATTGCTCTTTATTCCCGTCACCCCAATCGACCTCACACATGCCGGGGGTCTTGGAATAAAACTGTATACTTTCATTGTAATTATTAACATCCAATATAGGATCAGGCACGTCATCAGTAGTATCATTCCTGTCAACGCCCCTAAAAGCATATTTGCCTTTAGTAAAAAAGGTTATAGACCCTTTATTCGTATCCTTACATATCAGCCTCATACCTCTCCCTCCTCTATTCTCCTGAAATACTCGACAATCGGTGAACTGTCCAATCCCAGATCGTTACAGATATCTATAGCCTCGTATTTGTCGGCGAAATTATACTTACTCATATTATCATCCAATACGTCTCCGCTAAATACTGATACATGCCCATCCTTTACGCCAAGGACGAACGGGGCGATCCTGGTCTTCCCCGCCCGACTTGCCCTCGTAAGGGCGGCCTTGGAGGCTGGCGCCGGGGCCAAGACCCATGTCTGCCCATAGTTGTTGGTAAGTACATACACCTTCTCCATAGGCGTCGTAGGATTACCATTACTAACGCCCTTCACGAACCCATCAGGAGCCTGATAAACGCCAGACGGCCTCTTATTAGTAGGAGCTACGGCAGCATATAAATCTAAGGTAAGTTTATAAAACTGATTCCTGTTACCGTCAGAAGCCGTCTGTGACATCGTTATATAATCCCAGGACATCATCTTATCATAAAACGTGTTAACGAACGTATCAGCCCTCTCCTGCGTATTTATAAATCTACCACCATCACGCAAATTCCATACCCTAAATTCCCTTATCTCATACAAGTAATCCGGAAGATCGTCTACCGGCACCGTACTTGAAGAACAATATGCCCGCTGAATCTTGTTCAACTTCCCTCCTACCAGATCTTGTTTCCATGAACTACCGCTAGCCATAAAAGTAACGCTTTCCTTATCATCTCCAACCTTATCCACCTCATCAAATACAGGTATGTTATTCCTATCGCTTATAATATTTATACCCGCAGCCGGAATAGAATTAAACGCCGGATCATAAGAAGGGATATTACACCAGTTGAAGTTAAAATCAGTAAGATTCTTCCATTCAGAGAATCTTCTCCAATTAGAATCAGGATCATCCCCGAAATTAAAAACGCTATTGCATCCGAAATACCTCAGGTTTTTCATGTTCAAAAAACCTTCTGGCCAATTACTCCATACACCAGAATGAGAAAAAGCTCCCATCTGTATATTACGAAGATTAACGCTCTTGCTTATCCTGTCATATGGAATATCTCCATTTTTTAAAACGGATCTAGCCACAGCAAAATAAGTTATATCAGGAAGATTAGTTATAGGGAACTCATGAAGGACAATACCATCCATATTAAATTCCCCATCAATTACGTTAGAGAACCTCATCGTAACCTCCCTACGCCTGATATCGCTATACTTATGTGGAGGGATCGGTATGTATTGTGAGCCATCCTCTTTCTTATACCACCATACGGTATCATCCGGATTCTTATTATACTCAATGTCAAGAGACCTGAATACAATCCTATAACTACCATCAGATACCTTAACTAAAGGATATTGATCCTTTGTCCCGTCCCCCCAATCAACGTCCACGAATCCTGGCTTTCTTGTCGAGAACCTAAGACTGCGATTAAAAGCATCCGCTGATATTATCGGATCGGGTATATAATCAGCGCCCTTACCATCATAACAAGGGAACCTGTCCTCATTCACTATAAACGTGACATAGGACGCTACCGTGTCGTATCCTGCCAAAAAAGCCATACCATTAATTTATTGAGGTTATATCATAAGACACCCATTCCTTATATCCATTAACCATCTCATATACTTTGTTGATGGTCTTGCATACGACAGCGAATCCAATATCCACGTTAGGGAACTTCTCGTTAAGCTCATCAATAGTAAGTTCCCTGACAATACTCTCATCCCACTTCCTCATCTCCTTTACCTCCATAAGGATCGGTTTTCCGGTTACGCCTACGCTCATCACCCATTCTCCCTCACGGTTGGAATCAGCCAGATCCGGGAAGATCGTAACACCAAAAAGATCGGAGAGGGTGAAGGTCTCGCCGGTACGGGTGAAGGACGCCGCCGCCCCGGGCGTAAGGACCACCTCGTTCACGGCCAACAGGCTCGTAAGTTTCTTGACTCCTCCTGATACCGTGGCGTTAAACACGACAGTAACATTACCGGTAGCGCTATTAACGAACTTAATCTCATCCTTATCGCTATTTATAGCTTGTAAACGTGATCCAGATACGATATTCACGATCTCATAGTTCTTGTCATAAGTGCTTTGCAACGTGACATTACCATATCTTGTATCAATCAACGTAATCCACTTAGCCTTACCACCTACTATCTCTACAAGTTTATAAAAAACGTTATTACCATCAGCGTCAACCCATCTAGCTATAGCTCCAGGAGCGAAATTAGTCACCTCCCGATCTTGGGTATAACTTACAGTGCTTTCCGTAGGCTTATTAGTCAAAGTAACATAAAGGCATTGCTCTACGTCAGCCTCCATCTTAACTATGCCAGCTCCATCGTAATAATAATCAGGTACATTTTTCTCTCGTATCAACAAGATGGTACCTTCCTTAAGCTTGTCGGCATTGGTAGGATCATCCACAAAAGACTTCATCTGGATATAGGTATCAAAGATGATCGACGTACTCTTATCCTCTATCTTCTGGTTGATATCATCAACAATATTATTAATCTCATCTTTCGTATAATAAGGAGACAAATCCACCTTCGGACCTTCCTGCTCTAAAGCCTGAGCTCCATCCCACCAATAATCAGGCACATCCTGCTCCCTGATCCAGAAGCTGTCCCCCACACGGAGCTTAGCCGTGTTCTCCGGAACCGCCAGCCACTCATTCATGGCATCGACCGTATCAAAGATATACGCCGTGTTCTTGCCCTCGGCTATACGTCTTACGACAGCCAACTCGCTCTCGACATCGCTAAGTCTTTCCTTTATATTATTGATCTCTCGCTCTAACTTATCATAATTATCCTCCTGATCTATAGCATCGCCTATAGACATATAGACCTCATTGGTGAGCTTATTATAAGTAATACGGGCTACTTTCTGATAAGAAGTCTTATATGTACTCGCCCCCTTACTAGTATTGCATATAAAATCATATGTGTTTTGATACACGACAGATCCTCCGGTATTGATAAAGTTATACCCATCCTGTCTCATCGTACCGCCCTTATACCCTACAAGCTCAAAAGAACACTTACCAGTACCTTTGGATCCAAACCATGTGGAGTAGGCTATAAACTGAGTCTCTTCAGGTAATATATCGTAATATTGAGCACGAAGATCCTTTACCGACATCCAGACACATTCCTTGCCTGATCCGGTATTGTCTCCTCCCCATTTAAGTACACTTCTTACATGATCGTCATTATTACCGGGACCATTATAACCAACACCAAGATTATCGATAGTCGGGACATTCGAGTTGAGAGCCTCCGTCATCGTATCCAAATCCCTTCCCGAACTCTCATCCCATAAATACCTGAAAGTCACATAATCGACATCCCCGATCTTAATACCACCGGTGTTGCTAGGATATGTTTTAGTCACCAGCTCATAATACCACTTTCCGCCCCTAAACGTGACCCTTATTCTCTCCACTTGCCTTGGAGATATAGATACATACGATCCTCCAACAGAGACGCTGGCGTCATCTTCGGCACGGGTAGCGCCTTCCTTTGGCTCCTCCGGGTCTACCGGAGTATAGATCGTGGCTTGCTTATCACCTGTATTAATGACAACGATATAATAGCTATCACCTTCCAGACCTTGCTCATGAGCCATCGTAACAAACCCCTGTTCGCTTTCCGGCCTCCATTCGACCACAACCATATGTTTGTCCATAGGTATGCCAGATACGCTATTAACGTAGTTGGTTGATGACATGAATATAGCATGGTCATCGTAAGCCTGATCCACACGCTGATGTTTGGTAGCCAGACTATCAAGACGTGATATCTCAATGGGGTCGATAACCTCAACCCCATTATAATCATACCACTTATATCCGATCATCGTATTCTCACGACGATATTTTCTCTTTCTTATGACCTGACCTCCGGCTAAAGCGTCAATCATAAAATAATCATTACATACTTTTACCATAGCTAGAGAATTAACAGGTTTGACATAAACAAGCCACGATAGTAGCGCCAACAGGAATAGAGGTCAGTGTCGTACCTACCGGGTAGGTCTGGGAGGATGACTCCAGCACCATTACCGACGTCCGCTCAACGACCATATTGTTATCCACCAACCTGCTTCCCTCCACATAGAACCGGCCATCGGCTACCTCATAGCACTCGCGCACCGGGACCATATGTCTTTGGCTCTTATCCGCATAATCGCATATCGTGATCTTGGCCCCATCTGGGATAGAACTAAGCTCATCACCAGCATGATAATCAGGGTGGTCGGAATACACGACATACAATATAGACTTAATGTCCTGTAATGCCGGATTGACCGTCCTGAATCCCTTTAAATGGATCTTATGGCCACCAACCTCATAGCAGTCATCTACCTCCATGATATTAAGGTCACAGCTTATTACCGTCCAGCTTCTTACCGTATCTTGGGTAGGGGTGGTATCGGTGGGATGATCAGGATCGGTTGACTCCACGATCTTATAATCAAACTCCCGGACATTAAGCTTATAGTCAATAGACTCCTGACGCCTTATCTTAACCGTACCATTCCCTGTATCATAGCAGGTATCTGTCGTATCCAAGAACCGATTTTCCATATCAGGCATCTCACACTCAACCCTACTCCATTTATTAATCATAGAGGAGTTAATATCGCCTACCTCATATTTATCGTCCTCTGACTGCGTAACCTCGTATAAATGATAATACTCATATCCTAAAGAGTTATATATAACGATATTATGGATCTTAACCCGTTTATCGTTCTCCGTGACATAACACTGATCGTAGTAAGATACATGCCTGTCACGAAGGTTCTCAAGCTCGCAAGGAGATCTCTTCCATCCAAAAGGGATCTCATCATATTCCTGATCTATTAAGATAGTGCCGTCCTCGCTCTCACGTACAATATACTTGGCTTTCCTATCACCTAGATCACCGTCATAAGAGACAACCTTATCCACCTCAATACGCTGTCCTTTGAAAGCATAACACTCACGATATACTTGAACGTTTCTATCCTCCATATCCGTAAAATCACATGGAACCAAGGAGAAACTCTCGGGGAGGGTAGCTAGGCCGGCCCCCGGGACGAAGCTGGCGTCATCCGAATCAAGAACCTCGAAACGGGTGTATCTGGCCTTTATCTTGGAGTCATAAGAAACCAGTCTACGAAGCTTAACATGACCGTTACCTCCATCGTAGCATTCAATGTAAGATCTAATGTCACGTTCTTCCATATCGTCGAAATCGCAGACAGCCCTTATCCAAGTGTCTGGCAAGGAAATGAAGCTGGCGCCCTCAGGCTGTGACGGATCGGTAGTCTCCAGGACTTTATAACTCTTATCCCTAACCCCTATATTCCCGTCCCATGACGTGAGAACCTCCAGCTTCACCTTACCGGCCGGTGTCTTATAACATTCTACAGTTACCTCAATATCCCGATCCTCCATATCCGTGAAGTCGCAAACAACCTCAACCCAGTCATCGCTTATATTAGTGATAAATTCTCCTACAGGATTCTCAGGATCGGTACTTTGCTTGATGCGATACCATTCCTTTCTGGTACCCATCTCATAATCAAATATCTTATATCCCTCTATCTGTACTCTCCCGGTACCGGTATCAAAGCATTTAAGAACCGGTATTATCTCCCTTTGAGTCATATCAGGGAAATCACATACTATACGATTCCATGTATCAGGTATCTTGTCATACTCCGTACCGATAGGGTTACTATCGTCGGTCGTATTCACCACCTCGTAGTGGGATACCTCGGGGTTCAGGCGGGGATCAACCGACTCCACGCCCTCAATCTGAACCTTACCGCCTTCCGTGGCATAACATTTGCTTACAAATATCAACTCCCGATCGGTCATCTCCGCTATGCTACAATCTATAGCTACCCACTCGGCAGGAACTTTGTCCAATTCCGTACCAATAGGCGTATCAACATCTGAAGAGTTGATGATAAATATCTTCTCGGCCAGTATCTCTCCCTTATTATTCATATAGGTATGGATACGAGCCTCTACCTGACCACCCGGCGTGCGATAGCATTGGTTGACAATCGACACACGCGCGTCCTTGATGTTAATGAACTGATAGTCCTTTCTAGGGACATCGCTTACAAGTCTCTTTACTCCTTTATCATCGAAGTACACGTAACACCCGTCATTTCTCATCATGACCGGATACGTCTTTCCGTCTATAACAACCCCTGAGAAGTCATCTGGCGGAACGGAGAAACCCATGCTTCCGAATATAGAAGCCAGTCTCTTTAAATACTCATTAATAGCTGACATGTTATAATGTTTTAATTATATACCTCAAAGATATATATAATTATCTTTGAACGTAATTAAAAACATAAGATGTATGAGAAGAAGAATGTCCTTTAACAAAAAAGCCAACAACACGATATTGTTATTTCATTTTAACAATGATTTCAAATATATCGGAAAGAACGTAGGCCCTGTTACATGGGGGGGGATCATATGTATCAGGCAAATTTGATCAAGCCGCTAAATTCGACAGCGCCCCTATAATATTCGACCAATCACAATGGTTCTGGGATATTATATCCGAAGGGAACTATACCATAGAACTATGGTATTATTGTACGAATAAAAGCTCAAAACATGGTTTTATAACATCTGATATAGCAGGAAGCCCTACAGGATTCGCCTTCTATATAGGGTATGATAATATCATATATGGAAATTTCGATAATTATGCAAGCGTAAGATCTTCTGTCTTAGAGATAGGATGGAATCACATAGCATTATCATCTAATAACAAATCATGCGGATTATATATTAATGGTGTAAATAAATTTAACGAGAAAAAAACCATATCAAAACAAGACTACGATATATGTATAGGAGGAAGAACAGGATCTAGCGATAATATGATAGGAGGTATTATAGACGAGATGAGAATATCAAATATACCTAGATACACTACAAACTTCACTCCTCCATCACAACCATTTATTATAGATTAAAAAAGGGGAGAGAATTGAATCTCTCCCCTTTAGGAAATATATGAACGCAAAAAAGGTTCTTTATTTCGGTTCGGTTACGATAGCCGAGCCAAGACCAGCGGCAGCACCGATCATATTAATCATCTCCTGAACACCCTCATGAGCGCCATAACGTACACGTAAGATCAGGTTAACCGGATCATCGGCGATAACCTTTCCGAATCCCTGAGCGTATCTATGAGGATTGAGCGTAATCTGGAAGTCAACGTACTGAGCCGTTTGCTCTACACGACTATATTCGTTCATGAACGTCCGCCCCATGAAATCCTGATGTTTCGGGAAGCCGTTGAAATGAGCGTAACCCTTCAACTCGTCATCCATCATATTGCCGCCTACGTGAGTACGCGGAGCCTTTCTGGACAATCTCTCAAAATTAAGCTGATCCCACCAAATAGGAGAACCCTCATCCAAAGAATCAGGATAACCGCCGCTAGCTCCAACGATCTCCACGCTATCCTCGATATAAGTCATTTTATCCATCAAGCACTCTGACGGAGATAACAACATTTCCTTGCCACGGAAACGGATACCGCATTTACAATTAGTACCAAGCTCTTGTGCTGATTCCAATTTCTTCCACATCCTGTTGCGGTATGATGCCGGGGCCTCGCTGGTGAAGAATCCTTCAAATACCTTGTCGCACTCATCACACAACATGTTGGTATATACCTCTGTCTGGAAGCTATGCTGGCAAGCAGCAGGAGTACCGTAGTCAGTGATCTCCAGTTCCGGGAACGCCTGCTTGATTTCCTCCAAAGCGCTTTCGCCACACTCGTTGTCCGGGATCGTGATATAATACTTCTCCTTAGATACCTTGCAAGATCCGCAGGCTGACCAAGAAGCGGTACGAACCGTAGGATTCTCACACATATCAGATGTCTTGGCGACATAATAGATAACCGTAGTAGGATTAGCGTCTACGAATGTCTTGATCTCGTTATCGGTCAATTTCTTTGACGTAGCGGCAATATAAAGACCAGTGCCCTTGATCTGGCTCATCTTACTAACCGTATCGGAAACCACGTTAGGAAGAGACTCGATAGTAGAAGACATATCAACACCATCATCCTCCAACGAAACGGAATACAGGTATCCGCCCTTAACCTCAGTATAGCTAGGCGGGCATTCCTCGCATCCTTTCATGATAGAGATCAGACGTTGAGTATAATCATCAGGCTTAGCCCCTTTCTTCATCACCTTATAACGTGACATGCTGCCGTTGATGCTCTCACGAACGATCTTCAACCCCGGATATTGGGCGCGAACCTCAGCCAAGGCCAGATCATCACCAGTATCGCAAACCTCCATACAATAGAAGTTCACGTCCTCCGTCTCAGGCTCCGTAGCCTCGTTGGTGCATCTTGTAACCGGAGTGATATCGATATAATCAGATACCTTACCACCACCAGCGATAGGTTGATTCTTCATCCGCTCAATACACTTCAGGACGGCGGGCAACAAATCAACCTCCTCGCAAGGATCGCACTCCTCGCATTGATTTGGCGTATTATCACAATCATCCAAAAGAATGGCGTCATTGATCTCAACACGACCTTCCTCATAGCCAAGAAGCTCGAAAGCCCTGCCGGCGAGAACCAAGCGGATAGCGATACGGTCGCCCTTGGAAACTGAGAATGCCGTGTCATCCGAAACACCATTGTATCCTAAGATAACATCATCGACATAAGCATGATCTTTCTTCGGCCAAGAAGCGTAGATCTCCGTGATCTCGTTCAAGGAGAATAACGGCGTGGAAAAATCCTTATCATAGATAGAGCGGGAAGCCGCTTGTTCATTACGACCGATACGGATCTCATAACGCTTGTCGTTACGAGGCTTACCGGTAAAATCAATCACGGCCTTACAACCGTTCTCGGAAGTATCTTTAGTATCGTAAATACCGATCTGTCCTTCCTTCAAGAAGATGGAATCAACATCCACCATCTTAGCGTGTGGGGATACGAAAAGTACCCGGTCTTGCGGTCTGTGCAACATATTATCAATATTTTAGTTTAAAAATCATTTACCTAACGCAAACATAATAATAAAGACGATCACGACAATAAAGTACAGCCATGAGTATATAAATATTAATACGGATTACATTTTTTGTAAACAAGATAAACTGAATATGCTACCACAATGAACAATAATCCATAAAAACAATTTTGATGTTTTTATATAACTATTTGATATACAAATAATTGCTGGAGTCGGAGATTTCTCCGATTCCAGAGAAATAATACCAAATAATATATGCAAAAACAATAAATCCCATTATTATAATTATGATTATCAATTAATTGTATTATATTTTGAAAGTAAATCCCATTTATTTATATTTGCATCGTGAATCTATCTATCACAGACCGATTCACGATATTACATAAACTTTTAAAAACAAAATTATGAAATCAAATCTAATTTTAAAATCAGAGAGTAGAACTCTTTTAGGAAGCCCTGTATCCATAATGAGTAAAGATGGATATGTGTGTATAACAGAAGCTATGGATTCTATAAAGAAAAAAAGGGAATCAATGAACTTATCCGCAAAAGAAATAAATGATGTATTGCGTAATCAAGGGTTCAAGGAGAAGATAAGAGCATTGATGACTCAATTAGGATACGGTAATGATAGCTTAAAGAAGAGAATAGATTATGATAATCTAACGTTGAAAGAATTTAGAAAAATAGGACTAGCCTATAGAAAAGGAGGTAGAGGGGATCAAAAATGGTTCATAGATCCATATATTTTCGTAACTATAGCAATGGAACTAGATCCGGAGATATACGCTACTGTTGTTATATGGCTTACAGACGGATTGGTTAAAAACAGGAATATAGCCGGAGATACATATATAAAAATGTGCAAGGATGTTAGATCTTTGTTATGTGATAATATAACAAATAATGAATTTTCAGCATATATATCAAGAATAGCGAAAGGAATGAATTATGTGGTATTTGGTAAACATGAAGAAGGAATAAGAAATTACGCTTCTATTGACCAGATGCAAGAGATAGTTATGCTCCAAGGGTATATATCCGATATGATAGAAAGTGGATTCATATCTGACTTTAATGCCCTAATCAGGTATCTTGGAGATAAATGGAAAAAAAGATGGGGTAATATAAATCCGGTGACAGGATGTTAAAAAACCGGCCCGTCTTTTAACTGACAGGCCGGATAATCAAAACTAACGTTGTTTATTTGAAAGAAGCCACATTATCCTTATCCATTCTATATCTATACAATTCATTCTCATTAAGGTTGAATTGTTTAGCGACCATATCCAGAATCTCCTCCACAAGATAATCGGGCAGCTCCGGGTCGATGTCCGTGGATTGGATACCGGCGGCGTTGATATACCCAGACAGGTCCACCCTGACAGGACGGCGGTAGTACGTCATCTTAACCTCCTCGGTACGGAAGCCTGACTCGTAGACCACAACCTTCCCGTTCCCTATGGAGTAGAATGTCTCACGGTAGTCATAAGAAGGACGGTTATTCTCGTCTCCAAGAAGCTCATGGATATTCTCGTTCTTAGCCTCCCACATAACGAAATCAGTGACCTCACACCCTTTGTATGAGAAAACGCCTTTTATGTTAGAGAACCATAGATAGTCGTCAGGTAAGTTAAAGGACGTAGACTCAGGGTCATCCATCCTACCCGCATTATCCAACGACATCCAATAAACAAGAAGGTTTTGGATGGAGCGTATAGTCTCGTCATCCTTCCTATTTAGATAGTACTTAACCAACCGGTCTTGGGCCTCGTTGAACAACAGCACGAACCTTCCCGGATCCAGCTTAATCCCGCCATTGGCTAAATTCTGCTCGTTCTTCTGCAAAGACCTTAGATACGCTTCTTGGATTGTCATCGTTATTCCTCCTTAGCCTTATCACTTTCCTCTACGTCATCCTTCTTCTTAATATCCTTAACCTTCTTGGTCTTGGACTTATCATCGATATTAGACATAGACATGATCTCCTCATACTCATCTAATACATTAGCCTTTATGTTAATAAAGTCTTTCTTGGTAGCCAAGAACTCAGCGGATGTCCGAACGTCAGGTCCTATGATCTGGCCATTATATTGTAATCCGGATGGAGTCATATTGATACGACCATTTCGTTGAAGGACGTTTACGATACGGTAAAACTCAAGAACTTCCTTGAAATCACCTTCCAATGACCGATCCCAGATATCAAGCAGATAATCGACATTGGTCTTCTTCTCATTCATCCAGTTTGATAGAGATCCTGTATAATACTCATCCTCCGTGAAATCCGGGCGAGTTACGATACCGATGTAAAGAAGAAGATCGATGACAGCCTGACGATCGTCGCCACCTTTCTTAAGGGCGCTGATAAACTTATAGCTGATGTTCATCTTATTGATCTCACGCTGCTGAACGAAATCCTTCATATTGTCTTTCTCCACGAAACAGAACATGGAGTTCATGAAGACAGGATCGCCATCCATTTCCTGAGGAGTCAACATGCCGGAAAATACAGCCAGATATAAATAAAATAGATCTACGGTATTAGCCGTATTATAAACCTTACCCATGAAGATCTTATCCTTAGCGTCATCCCAAAATTCTAAATTGGTTTGAGATAGATCCATCTGCGACATTTCCTCGAAAGGCTTCATAATATTATCTACCCTCTGCTTAACAAGCTTATCGATCTCATTCTTGTCAAGTCCGTTATAACATCTTGATCTTGGATAAAAACCGGTGTTATAGGCCTTGGAGAAATCATCCCAAGGGCAACATACGTGAGTGGCGTTCTCCGGGAACGGAGCTTTAGCTATATTAGCGTCTTGAAAGGCCTGAGGAGCACTTCCATCGTGTTTGCCTACAACCTCATATAAGGTATCTGACATGATATTGAAACCGTTTACCTCGGCCAATACCTTCCTTGATTTTAAAATTTCTTTCATTTTCCTTTTTTGCGTTACTTAAAAAAAGAGGAGAGGACACCCTCCCCTCTAAAAACCAAATTACATATATGAAAAAACTTAGCCGAAGTAGTTCGGTTGAAGCTCGATAATCAAGAACTTGCTGTTATCCATAACCCAAGCCGCGGAAGCGGAGTGGCACCAGAATTGCTCTTTCATGCCCGGCAAGGATGATACGATCTCATTACCGTTAGCTTTGTGCGCCCAACGACCGTACTCATAACCCCACCACATGCTTACGCCTTCTGGCTTGATATAGAATACGTTGTTATTCATATTACCTAACTTAGCGTTAGCCGTATTAGGAATAGCGGAATACGCGTTAGTTGATCCAGCGTCAGTGATATTCTCAATAATACAAGAATAAGAGGATCTAGGATACATACCATTCACTAACTCACTACGATCTGTCATGTCAGCGTAATCCAAAGAAGGATCATGCTCGAACTCAACATTACCGATTCCAGGGATGAAAGCTCCCTTAACCTGAACCGGGCCTAAGATCATGGCGTCATTAGTACCAGAGATAGGATTAGAAGGCAACATCCTATCGCTTCCCATACCCCAGCTTAAATTCTGCAAGGTAGTGAAGAACGATTCCCTAATCAACTTCTCTAAGTTAATCATAGCCATAGCTCCTACCTTGAACTTAATCTTACGTTCCGTAATAGGAAGATCCTGACGGCCACGGAAAATATAAGCTGCGGCAGCCATAAGCGTGTCCTTAGTAATACCCATCGGACGGCTATAGTAGATAGTGTAACCACGGCGAAGCTGACGGTAGATACCTTCATTCAAATGGATAGGGCCATTTTGATCCATGATAATACCACCTTCTTGCCACATCAACTGTCTAGCTTCCAGCTTAACCAACTCAGCCATACAGAATACCTCCAACGTAGAGGCTACTTTGGCTGTACGCAAATCAAGTCTACCATTAACAGTCTTACCGATAATAGCCAGATCAGGAATATTACCCTCATACTCACTTCTCATGGCATTCATACGACGAAGAGCGGTCTCCACGAACTCTGAAGTGCTGTTCTGGGCGGCCTGCATGGACTTCATACCAGCGTACATAGTTGTCTCGCCCTCAACACCACGGTGGTTACCTAAACGGAACTCACAAGTCATAGAACCGGCCTTGTCAGCTCCAGATACTTTAGAGAACTGAGTACTGTACTCACCAAGAGCATGACCGATCTTCCAATAACGGATACCAGGACGTAATTTCTCTTTAGGGAAGTATTTAGCCTTACCACCGATAACACGACACCAATAACGTGTCAAATCACCTTCGGTCTTAGACGGGATCTCACCTGAGATAAGGATATTACAACCGTTAGCAGCATCGTAGGTAATAACATCATAAGCCATAAACTCAGATGTATTCAAAACGATATCAAATAAGCTACCATCAATACCAGGTTTCAGGTGATGACCCGAAGTATCCTCAGCCGTAACGACAGCGAATGTCTTTGTAACAGGAAGATCATAACGGAAAGAAGCTCCAATACCGTTAACAGAGATCGTAGCGCCGTTATTAATCATACCCATATACATCGGTACAGGGTAATTAGCGATATTAGAGAACAGATTCAAAAGACCCAAATGATTCTTATCCGGATCCTCATAATACCAGCTCGCCAATGAGCCTAAGTTATGCTCTACGAGCGAAGTCTTATAGTTCTTGGCGTCGGTGAAGGCAATAACGTTATCACCATTCACGGTAGCCGGGAAACTTTTTGTCAAAAAAGGGTTCATAATTATCTATCTTTTAATGTTATACACTCTTTGATCCACTCAGATCAAGGAAGTTAGCTTCTATAGTATCGTTATCGATATTAGTCTTATTCTGCTTTCCTCCCTTATTGCCAGAAAGAAGAGTGATGGTCTTCTTATTAACCTCCATCTTAGCCTTGTTGGTTTTCTGTTTAAGGAACTCGTCCTTATTCATCAAGAACAAGGCCAGATCAGCGGCCATGTCCGGATTCTTGATAGCCTCCGAATAAGCTTTATCTATAGCCGTATGACCTTGATTGTCTATCGGCTTGGTAACGAAATCGACAGCCTTACCTATCATCGTGTCAGTCAACTGGAATCCTGAGCTTATAGACGTCTTAAGACCTTTCTTATAGATCTTCATCTGCTCAATCAACTCCTGTTTCCTTTTCTCGGATTTTTTCTTCTCCTCCTCGATAAGGTTATCCATCTCCTTTTTCAGGATATCATGGAACTTATTGGCCTTGGACTCAATAAACTCATCGCCTTTACCAATCATCATTTCCATATTATCCTTTATCTCATCTTCCGGCATACCCAACATCTTATAATAATGCTGGATAACCGCAAGCTGATCATTTTTATTACTCATATCAAGGTTATCCAACGGAGCCTGAATACTCTGATATTGGCTTAATAGTTGACCAACGTTACCACCGGCCTTATCCACCTCTATCATCTTCTTCATGAAATCAGACATCGACCCGGTATCAACCTTGTCTTTCAACAACTCATCAGCCTTATCCTTGATCAATCCCTCCACTATATCGAGTAAATCATCCTCTTTAGTGATAGTAGAAAGATCGACCGGTTTATCATCTACCATAATATCTAGGTTCTCGATACTGTCTATGATACCTCTGGCGGCCATCTTCTCCAAGAAAGATTTCCCGTTAAACCCTGATACCACGTTATTATTATCAGCACCGCCTTCGCCAAGAGAATCCGGATCTGGGTTGGTAGCATCGCCGCCCTTATCCCCGCCACCGTCAGCCGCTCCGCCGTCGGAAGGCTCTTCCTTGGAATCACCTATAGGATTACCATCCTTATCATATTTACCCTCGATATTATTCTTATCGCCATCACCGTCACCACGGTAAAAAAGTTCCTCGACACTCATGGTCTTAAAACCCTTAGCGAAATCACCCATGTCATTCATACAATTTCCTTTTTTGCTTTTTACAAAATTATCATTAATCTAATTACCAATTAAATCAAGCCCATTATAGTATATGACAGAATTTTACGCCAAAATGATTACAGATTTTGTAAAAATATTTACAAAACTTGTAATCAATTCTTGTTTATTATTGACGTAAACCTATCTGTATCAGAACGTTTGTTCCTAGCATCTATCTCCTTTTCCTTTAATTCCAACTTCCTTTTCTCTATCTCCTCACGAGATCTTCGCTCAGCCTCGGCATTAGCCTGTCTGGTTCTCATATCCTCCTCCCGGATGTCCAGATCCCGTTCCTTCAAGGCCCTATCAGCCATAGCCTCAACGTAATCCATACCTTCTGAGTTGTTCTCAGTCCTAGCGGCTTGACCGGCGGCCATTATGCTCTTACCCCGTAAATCGAAATTACCCTTGATGTAAGCAAGCTCCTTATCCTTCTCATGCTCATCGTTACGTGCCTGTTGTTCGGCCTCGGCTTGCTGCTGGACAAGTCGCTGTTTATTCTGGTATTCCTCTTGCCTTACACGATCGGCGTAAGATCTGGCATCCCTTCCGATCTGATTCATCTCAGCCGTTGAGTTGGCGCTCATCATCCTAGTGATATCAAGCAAGTCATTACCTAACGTATTTGTCTGTAATATATATTGCTTCAAATTCTCCAATTCCAGACGTTTCTTGGAATTAGATACAGCCATAACATTAAGATGACGTAACGACAAGCTGTTATCCGTAAGACTGATGTAAGCCAAGGAAAGATCGCTGTTCCTGTACATCACGGTCCAATCGTATCCTTCCTTCTGACATACTTGAGCCACGGCTAGATGAATATCCAATGTCCGTTTCTTGAAATCATCGAAATCATTAAAGTAAGTCTGGGTCTGTAGCATAGTAGCGTTAACTCCCTGTTTTACACCCGTAGAACTCTCGTATCTAGTTGACTGACCCATGGCCTGCTCGGATATACCTATCATCCTATAAGCCATCATATAGGCGTAAGACGCCATTTCCATACGGGATCTTATCTGATCCGTATTAGTAAGATCATATACACCGAACTGATTATATATGCTGCTCATCTGCGGATTCTGGTAAGGATTGTTTGTGTCATTACCACCTACACCCATAAACGAGACAGACTTAACGATCTGCATGAAAGTAGCCAAAGCTCCCTTCTTGTCCATCATATCCTTATATTCCGTAGGCAGGAATCCTAAGTCGCCTAAGAAGAACTTACCGATCTCCTTCTCGGCGTTATTGTATAGCTGGTTCATAGCAAGGTTATACATCATCTGGAACGGCTGTATGCGATCAGCGAGACTAGCCCCTATAAATCCAGAAACCGGAATGACATAATCATACAGACTGCTATCACCATGTATCTGATGAGGTATTGGATCCCCACCAATATATATAGGCTTATCCATTAAATTACCTCCGGTGATCTTAACGCCAAACCTAACCTCAGGGACATACTCCAAGATGTAGGTGTTCACCTCAGGATCACTGACGGCTTCGGCCATAACCCTCTTCACTTTCTTGATACCGTTCTTCTCCAAGAACTCCGGGAGAAGCTCATCTGTCACAAGCTCCTGATCCACCATCCCAGTCTCCGTCATGTAAGTTATTAAGAATACCGGTTTCATGGATACCCAATATCCCTCCATGACTCTAAAAAGGCGGGAATCTATCTCATATCTCTTGCCATCGGCCATACCGGAGTTGAAATATCCAAAGGGATGGAAGCGGGGCAAGAAGCGGGGCTGGGTGTGTTCCTCTCCGTCCGGCCCGAAGGTATGGTACTCTCCCATAGGAACACCATAGTAATCCTCAGCCGCAACGATAGATTCATAATCATGATACCCTTTCCATGGAATAACCTCATTCTCATACATACCGGTAATAGAAGGCTTCTTTTTCTTCTGATCATACCTAGTACCGTCATTGGATACCCATCCCTCGTAATCATCATCACCGCCCATAATCCTGCGTTTATCCTTGGCCGTCATCTTATGGCCGTATTTTGATATCAACTCAACACCCTCGTAATAATGAATACGGCCCACATAACTTCCATATTGCGGATATTTCACATCAGGATGGAAAACCTCCATCGGACTCCACACCTCCGGACGGTAGTAGTCAAATCCAACGAAATGATTGCGGAACATCTTACCGCTAAGGAGCCGGTCACGGAAATTCTCACGATCAAGCTCATCCATATAAAACCGGCTACGGTCTGACTCTATCGTATGGTCTCCCCATACAGCCGCCTGCGTCTTCCATCTGGTGCTCATGAACCTCTGGATATCGTCAGGGGTCATAGACACCTTGGCTTGTTGAATTTGCTCTGCGTAAGCCTGACGTTCCTCCTCGGAATTAAACTCATTGTATGTAGGATCAAGCCCGGCTTCTACAAGACGCTGATTGACGATAATATCCCACTGTTCTTGTATATGGCGATGAAGTAAGTTTGACATCGTGTCCTCATACTCACTTATAGCCATATCCCCTACCTCATTAACCGTATACTTATCCTGTAGATTTGTCAACCATCCCTCAAAAGCGTTTACAATACCACCTATGATATCATAATGCTTCAAGAAAGAGGGTATCCTTATATCACTCCTTAACTTCTGTACGTTCCTTAACTGTGGGATAACATCCGCCATCTCCATAAAAGATAACTTACCATCCGCCATCAGATAATAGTCACGGTACATTTGGTTACGATCATATTGTTTTAATCCTATCGCCTCAAGAGCGTCCATACAATCCTCCTTCCATTTCCTGTTCTTTTTCTTCGTGGAAATAGCCTGAGGAGGTAATCCTAATAGCGCCCCTTTTGCCGGAAACGAATGATCTCTATTGAAAATCTCCATGTCAATCTAATTTGTTTTTAGCAAAGATAAGTTATTAAGCAACACTAAACTACCGAAACGCACCTATAGATACCGATCCAAATGCAGAGGCATATATCTCATGGTGTTTATAAGCATCTTCCTTACGAGCGTTATTCATCTCATCTATCTTCGATTTAGGCATGTAGTTATTATCATCAAAATACCTAGCGAGAACCAACGCATGCCCGAAGGCTATTATCCTATCGACGTTCAATCCTGGCTTGTACTGTATTATTTCATCCAGTAGAGCTATATCATCGATCAACTCAATACCCTTGACAGTTATATCAAGACCAGTCTGATCATCATAACCAATAACGAAATCCTGCCAGCAATAATCCACGACGCACGAGAATAGCAGGTTCTGGTTGCCGGGGGTCGGGTATAGCCCCAGCTTGCTGTTCTGCCGGGAGCCTGCCTTCACATACTTATTGGCTATTGCCTCACCAGCAAACAGGAAGAAAGACGCTGGCATACCGCTTTTACGGTTAAGATACTGCTCATACATCTGGTCGGCGTTCTCCATAAGACATATAGCACCATATCCCTTCTGAAGCACCTCGCACGTACGGCAGAATTGGTCTATAGATGATGGGCGGGATACGTAAGAGGCAACTATTCTATAGGCATAAGGATCTCGGATACCAACACGCCTTTTAAATACATAAAAAGCACCTAATGAAGGGGTGTCTGACTTCGCCTGTTTATACGGGTCGCAATTATGAACAGATATATTCCTTAATAGATAATTATTAGTATCACATTCAAAATTATACACAGGACCGGTATACTTTTCTTTAGTTATAGATGATATCCTAACATATATATACTTATTGTCATTACTAATAAATATACCTGTAGAAGGACTTTTCCTTGTATTAGTACTCACACATACTTTAGATAATTTAGATATATAATTAGGAGTTACGTTCTCAACTAACTTCATAAAATACACAGTATAGTTATGACCTACTCTTAAATGATAACATGGTCTTTGAGATTTAAGCTTATTACCATCTATATACTCAGTCCTGATTTTTTTCATTATGGATATACCTCCAACTATTCCAAGAGACAATAATATATCCTGTATACCCTCAAGAAGATTCATGCTAACACTTACGAAATCCATACATGAATAATTACGAAAATCATTATGGACAGATCCATCCGTATCCAGATATCCATGAATCAAACTAACCTTCATACTAGACGGAATGTATTTGGCGAACTCTGGGATATATTTACCATAACAATATTTACCGAAATTATTAACAAGCCACTCACTTAGATAAACATGCTTAAAATTTAATTCCCAATTACCCTTCCTGCATCTCTCCGAAGGCTTAATACCAAAAAGATTATCTATAACCTTGTAATACCTATCCCTCTCTTCTGGATAGTCAAAACAAATAGCCATCTGTACACGACACTGTCTATCGATCCATCCATTTCCTAGCCACATCCCGACAAACCACCAAAAGTCATCAGAAAGCATATAATCCCTAAATCCTGGGATATCCATCCTTTCTTCGGCATACATATTAGGAATCCTTGTCCACTGACCCTCTTTTACATCCTTAATAGGTATGTAATCAAATTTGAATAAATCTTCCCTAACCCTTCTACCTACGGTCTTATGATCAGAGACAAAAATAGGATGTTCCGACGTAAATCTGTTTATCCTTACTCCATTATACATCTTTATCGAATAAAGATCCTCTTCAACCATATTCCTGACAAGTCTCTTATGTATACTGACATTATCCCCTTCGTTATTGACCAATAAATCATCATAGTCAACATCCTCGACATTCTTATATCCATTAGCAGTCAATACCCTTTCCCCCGGAGGCATACATCCGGTCACATATATAAAGTCATCAAACCTATTGGACTGAGGCATCTCGAATATCTGGACAGGAGCGTCAATAACACCGCCGCTAAACGGGAATCCAGCCAGTTGCTTATTCGATTTAGTAGTCCCCAGTTTATTACCTGACTCAAGAAAAACATCACACAGCATGCCGCTATATTGACCCGACTCAAGGAGATCATTCTTATGCTTGATAGCGTACTCGACCGGAAATAGGTTCTGGGATGAGCTTAAAAAACAGTCATCGATCGTAAATGGATAGAACATGGTATGAGAAGTGTACGCAACCCTATCTTTTGTAGATAATTTCTTCCGTTCCTCATTAAGTTTATTGGTACTAGCCTCGAAGTCTGTGGCGTCAATCTTGATCTTATTAAGCTTCTTATCATCAGGTTTTCCTAAATAATCACCCAAACCTATAGTTACCTTGACACCGGAGTTTGCCATTTGTCCCGGAACAAACATCGCCCATTTCCGTTCTTTCCATGTTTTCCCTTTCATGGCTCTCCGATTTAAAATATCCCAGTCCATGACCAGAAGATTGTATGTATCAGGATCAGAGAACATCTCCTGAGCGTCCTTGGATAATTCCACCTCACCACCGGTACCAGCCAAGATCGGACTGAGACGCCAGCCGTAAGGAGTGTCGTATGACGGCATGGCGGCCGTGTACGGCTTCTTGATAGGTCCCTTACCAACCTCGTCGAAAATAGCCGTAGCCGGTGTCAAACCAGCCGTCTTCTGCGTGGAGGTCTTCCTACCCATGTTGATGTTGGCTATAGAGATAATGGCATGGATATCACGTACACCATTGGACATCCTCTTGCCTAATGTAACGCCCGAACTCCAGTCGGTCTTGGTTCTGTTGATCCTGAAAAAAGGATGCACATGATCAAGACCATACTCACAATACTCGCCGATATTGGATAAGTCACTGTCGCTGAATCCTACTACAGAATGACTAAGACCGATAGTCATCGTAGCGTTCATCTGGAGAAGTGATGACATGATAGTCGTATTATGGGAGACGACAAAATTGGTAGTAAGAAACTGATGCGATTTATTATCGACCTCAATACAAGTAGCCTTATATCTACCGTAATAATCTATATCATATATCCTAAGCCTATCATGGGTCTTAGATATATACATATCATCACCATCCATGACACAATAATACCCCATAGACCAAAATATTTTCCTTACAAAGGATATAATATACTCGCTTTTATAAACGACCTTAAAACGATCGTCACCGGTATTTATACCACAAGCGATCTTCATAAACGATCCTATGAACAACTCTTTCTGTTTTTTGGATGAATAAATGACATCATCCATCTCCTTCTTGCTTAGCTCAAAGATCCTGTCGGTAGCTCCACAAAGGAAGGAGGCGGCAAGAGACCCCATGAGCTGGGGCGATATCAGCCACCGCCGCTCAGGGAAATCTACCTCCTCCCCAATATCTATAGTCATTTTGGAGAAGTCAGAATGGATGATACCCATAGTGCTCATAACCTTATAATCACCATGATACTTGACTTTCCACTGGTGCTGCCCGCAACACACCACGCTGCGACCGTCCTCAAAGGTTACTTTGTACGTATCAACGAATCCCTGAGGATATACGCCCACTATAGTCGTAAGCTTACCATCATCACCATATATGATATCCCCGATATCGGCGAATCCTATTTTCTTAGATCCATGAGGAGTATATATCAGCTCCGAGTCCAGAAGAGCCTTGCCAAAACGACGAGTACCAAACATTCCCAATCCTTTCTTCTCCATACGGGCACGTTGGTACATCTCGGCGAAAAACCATTCGTTATCACGCAAACGACTGATCGCTGGCACACGCTCCCCGTTTGGAAGATCCTGGAATACGGGAAAGAAATTAACATGCCAATAAAGCCATGGAGGGATGAACGTACCATTGATAGTCACCCCGTACTTGACCTTATAAGCCTCTTCCTTAAAGAACTGCTTAACATCGTCATCCTGATCCTCCCAACCGAACAGATCGTTCCATACAGGAGGATTTTTCATGTTTACATAAAATTCTGGACTCGTGCTTAGACTCATTTTATAATATCCTTTAAAACAGACTCGATTCCACCAGAAACCTGACCCTTACGTTCCTTTTTCTGGACATTGCTTACAGACCTATATACATCCATAATCCCACTTTTCTCCATATAAGAATCATTCCATGTATTTATCTTATCGATTAATTTTGATATGAAGTCAAATGCCCTAGCCATATCCTCCGGCTTCTCCTTGTCCCAAGGATGCTTATCAATATAAGTCTTAGCGTCATTTATAGCCTTAGCTATGACCTCAAGATTGTCGTTAACCCGATCAGCGTCCTTACTCGTCGGCTTTCGTCTTCCCTGTGGCATTGGCTTTCATATCCTTAAACTCGTTATACTGTTTCATAAGAAGCTCATAAGATTGAACAACACCTATCTTACTTACTTCCGTCACACTCATATCATGGAACATATCCTCAAGCTCCTTATCAGCATATCTCAGACGTTCCTTGTCATCATAAAACACAAATCCAGACGTTCTGTCTTCCATAATGCTCTTTGCGGTAGACGCATATGTCGTATCGAAATCCAGATCCATACCGAAGCTGGTAGCCAACTGGATTATAAACATCAACCTAGAATTGACTTTCACAGCCTCTATATTCAACATCTGTATCTTATGAGTCATCTCATGAAGAGAGACGAAATCCTCCTCCTTTATCAACGATGATGATTTAAGGGCTATCTTCTTAGTCCTATCCTCAATCTCACTATAAAGACGCTTGCTCTCACGTTTTATAGCCATCCAATGTCTTATATGAGTATCTGCTTCTTCTTTAAGATAATCCCTGATCTCTTTCTTAATATCATTATCCTCTTCCATTACGCGTTGTAATCGTTATTGTTTAACTCAATTTCATCACTAATACTTTGGTCTATAGACCTCAATAGATCTCTGGTACTAACATCCCGCAAGAAGCGTACATTACCACCATTAGCCTTAGCAACTCTCCTTAAAGCGGAGTAAAGTATATCACCCAGCGAATATTCGGGTAACTCACGGCAACCGACTTCCATAACAATAAGAGCATGGATACGATCATCTATCTTACTTCTTACGGGGCTTCGCATAGTATTTACTTATAAGCTTCCCCTATAATACGTAGCGGGAAATGTTTGAAATTACGTTCAGGATCATCTTTCGTATAACCCATGAGAGATAGATGTTTCTCAAAATGACCTTCCGTGTATTTTGAGGTATCTAATGTCATCCTAAATATAGTTCTATTCTCATTGTCAGGATGTTTGTTATATGATACATCTCCCATACATCCACATCCAAGATGATGCTCCTTGACATGGAAACCATCTTTATGGGTGATAAATAACACGATTTCTATCTTATCACCTATTTCCTGATCAAAAATATTTAGATAAAACTCGCTCTCATCATCCGTCAGTCCTATATCAAAGGAATCGTTAGGGCACTCGATATTAAAATCGTTATAATCGGCCGTTATCACCTCCATAGCATTCCATTTAGCTTTCTCTCCTTCCACGAACTTCAGCGGGCATACCTCGGTCTTCATCCAAGCCTTCTCCTTGATAAAACAACCACACAACGAACATGCCTGTCTTCCCATCAATCTTTGCAGCAATACCTTAGCTGGTAACTTAAAGAAAGCTATATTAGAAGAGTTCTTAGGACATTTCTTGCATAAATCAAGACGATTCTTGTACCACTCCGGATAATCCTTCTCATCCTTAGGAATCCTGCCCAATAAACTGTCTTCCCAAGCTTGGGCTATTACTTGGGCTTTACCAATTGTTTGCACGATAATTATTTTGGTAATTATATACAAGTTTACACTCGTATAATTAGTTAATAAATTTCTTAACCGGGTTATACCCGAACCCTGTATGGAGTGGCATTACTGCGTCCCCCTTTACTTTTCTCATGATATTATAACTTCCGTTGATGTCAGCGTTAATAAGAATACCATCTCTTGTCATAAAAAGACCTCTTCTTACCCTTCTACCAACATAAGTATCATGATGACCTACTGATTCTAAATCGAAAGAGCTGCATTTTGACGTGTGAGATTCGTTTACTTCAACAAATCTTAGTCCTTGTCTTTCCGATTTATATCTTAACATTGATATAAACATCTCAAATGGAATCGAAACAAAATTCTGATTGTTTCTTTTACCAAGGTTTACATTTTGCTTCCATCCATCATTATGACCTACTATCAATGTTGTTATATCTTCCTTCAAGCAAATATTTATTATCTCCTTACTTGCCTTATGAAGATAATCTTTCACCTTATTGTTTCTCCTTCTTGTTAAAGACATCAACCGTCTCGAATTTTTCTTTCCATTTACTTTCTTTAATTTACTTTGTAAATACGAACGTTTTTTATTATAATACTGATTAATAGACTTCAATCTCTTTCCGTCTATCAGTATAGCCTTATTACTGACATTATAAACAACAGAAGCAAGGTTATTTACACCTAAATCTATAGACATTATTCTATTGTTATCAATCTTCTGCTTTACACAACAAGATTCGTAAATCAATTCAATAACATAACATCCTTGTCTTGGTACTATCCTAACCTGTTTAACACTACCTTCTTCACATCTTGTTTTCAAAGGAGGTAAACTTTCTTTCTTTGGAAAATAAATATATTCACCTTTGTGTCGTATCTGGGCATAAGAGTAGGTAAAAATATTTCTACCTTTTACCTTGTCTTTATACCTTGGAAACTTAGGACATCCAGTAAATTTCTTATTATCCCTTTTCCATGCTTTGATAGAAGAGAAATAAGATTTTAAATTATTATCTAATCTCATCAATATCTGTTGTGAAGAAGATCCACTTAACGCTCTGAAATCAGGATTGTTTTCAGACACCATTTTTTTGTTAAGATCAGTACATCTAATCCACTTACCAGTACTTAGAAATTCTTGTTTTACAACATAAAGCCCAGCATTGTACAGATTCTTTGACAAGAAACAGATATTATCTAACATCTTATATCTCTTATCGTTTGAAGTGATTATATGTTGTTCTACTAAATACATGCAACAAATATAAATAGAATATTTTAAACATCCTATTTATTTTATGTTTTTGTGTAAAATTATATATAATCACCATTATTTTTTAAACTGTTTTTGTTGAAAATCCTGTAACTGTTCCCATGTCATGCCATACCGACATTGATACATGGCCTCATGGTTATCACGTATAAGAGGATCTCCGTTCTTCAACCCCTCCATATCCTCTATTGCCTTAATCTTATTATCCAGACAATCAAGCTCAATAGGCATCCTTTCATCCGGATAACGATTACCTTCCTTGACAAATATCCGGCGTATCTTATCACGCCTTACACGCATCTCACGAAGATTGCATATAACGTATCCGATAAACGGGATTCTGATAGATATATTGTCAGTATACCTAGCTAGATGATGGATGTAAGATACGGATGCTTTCATACACCACTCTACCTGTTGTTTGGTGAACTTCCCATCAGATCTTCTTACCACCTCATCCACGATATCCCTATCGAATGAAATAAGATTCCTACCCATCGATATCCAATTTGTTTCTCTTGAATACGAATCCCATTACACGGGTATCATCACCCTCCCCGTCAAGCACGAAATAGTTACGTAGGCTTCTCATCTCGATAGACAGCTCACGGGTACGGAAATTCCCGTTCTTCTTGTCCACCAGAAAACCACCACGCTTCAGTTCATTGTTAAGGACAGCGATGTAAGACTCCTTCTGTCCATGACAATCCATGTACTTAGCCCTGGTATCATCAGAGTATCCGTAGTTGATGTAGAAAGAAAGTAAGTTTATCGTCCTTTCGGTAATCAAGCTCTTACCCTTAGAATCCAGATAGCCGTTGTATATCCTTAAGAATTGCTGGATCATATCCAGTCTAGTATCATAAGGTAACGCAAATACGAAAGCTTTCCTTTGCTCAGCCATATAAAATTAGTTTTCATCAAAACTACTTAAAAAAAATATCGTTGTCAAGAAATTATGCCATAATCAACATAATATATGCTGATTAACATGTATTTAAGAACATCCAAATGGGAAAAGGCGGTGGAAGTGGCGGAGGAAAGCCAGATAAGTCCACCGTAAGCCACGGCAATGAGGCCAGTGGAGCACAGACCATACATGCCTCCGAGCGGCGGTGGACAGCCCTATCCTGCCTCAAGGGACATGACCATCCATTTTCCCTTTGGATTCCTTCTTGCTATGTTATGGGATATAAAGCCAAGGGGAAATGGGAAGCCTTGGGCGATGGAGCCTGCCGTAGAAGATACGGGCAGCCGGAGCGCGAGCGATCGTACAAGACCTCGCTTTTTCTTCTTTGGCTTTTGCTCCACCCGATCCCCCTACCGGGGTACCGGCTTTCGGTATAGGATACGGCTTCTACCAGGTTTAGCCTGCGGTATCCTGCCTGACGGCACCATACCTTGGCGGTAAAAAGCAATGTTTTATTAAATAGAGACTTTAAGTGGAGTACACAGGAACTCGACGTCAGGAGAGGTTCTGTGTACGGATAGAGATATTAGAAAGTAGTATATGTTTATAGAGTTAATTATATTTAATAAATATACCTATTAACGCGCGCGTAACAAGTGTTGTGTCAAAAATGATCTTCCACAAACACAGTGATTTACCCTCTCTAATTTATTACGATAATTTCGTATAAACAACAAATGGGTGACCTTCACAGGCTACCCATCCATCTGAATAACTTGTTTCGTATTGATGAAACTTGTATATTCGCAGAAAATAAAATCCACTATGGGAACAAAGATAGGAATTTTACATATAATGAAATCAAATTTCGATAAGATTCTTACCGAAAGATATACTCCACGTAATATTCAGGCCAAAAAAGATGAGCTAGGATGCGTAAAACTTCCAGCCGGGTCACTTATATGTCCAGTCGATTTTAAACCTGTTACCAATAAGGAAGGCAAAAAAGTGACAGCTATAAAATATTCATTGAAACATGAGGAGTATCATGGATCAGGTATTCAGATCAGTGATGAATGTAAGATGGCAATGATATATCTTATTATCATAAACGTATTCAAACATGTGTTTCTAAGAAATAGGATGCATGGCGGGAATAGAGATCAGATAGAGATCAATACCAATGATTTTATTGATATCCTATCAGATGGATGCGCTTATTTCTGCTACCGCCATGTGTTAAGGGATTCTCATGAGGATATGAACTACCAGCTTATAAGCTTAAAGGCTTGGGCTGAAGGAGAGATTATGATAGCTTTATCGGATATCATAAAATACAAGCATAAGGCTAGTAAGACCCCAAGGATAAAGGATATGTTTGTAAAGAAAGGAGAATCTGTATATACCTGCCTTGATAAAAATCTTGATTCGAATACCAGAAGATGGATGGCTAACAAAAGTCGTAAATTAAATAGAGTCAAGATGTTATCAAAAATAATATTCTCAGCTAGAAACAGAAATATAAATAAGATATATAAGGTAACTAAAAAAAGAACTGTCAAATTCAATGTGTCATATCTTATGGATAGATTGAATATAAAGTTATCAAAAGAAGGTATGATGCTAATATCCCAAAGAACGGTATATCGGATGATAAAAGAAGTTCTTAGTATGTGCTGTAAGACTATATCCGATTTATATGATGAGGTAAAGAAAAACAACGGAATAGTTAATACCAAAGACAGGAAAAATGTAACTATCGGACACCTAAGACTATCATACAGAGGAAAGATAATGCATATAATCATCGCCGAAGATTTTATAAAAGACGTCTTTTTAGGGGTAAAAGGGTCCGAGATGAGTAAAGCTGGATGATTTGAGTATCAGATATAAAATTTAATATTTATATATTATTCACATTTATTCTTAATAGTTAATTATAACTATTCGTATCTTTGTACCATAAACCTAAAAAGATATGGTAAAAGAAGATTTTAAAAATGAAAACGACCTCCTTCGTCATATTATGACGGTGGATAAAAACGTGGAGCAAGGTCGTGCCTTGAAAAAGATTTTCACCACTAGGGAGAATCTATTTATTACCGGTAGAGCTGGTAGTGGTAAAAGTACGTTCATGAGACGTATCGTAAAGTTCTTGGGTAAATGTGTTATAGTAGCCCCAACTGGAGTAGCGGCGTTGAATGCCGGTGGACAGACCATTCATTCGTTCTTCTCTATAAAGAATGATCCTTACATCCCTTCTATCGAGAGAGGTATGTTGTCTAATAAGGTAGATGTAAGTCCGTTTATGAAGAAGAAGATCAAGAATCTTGATACTATCGTTATCGACGAGATCAGTATGGTAAGACCTGATTTGCTTGATGAGGTAGCTGACGTACTTAGACAATGCAGGCGTAGCAAGGAACCTTTCGGTGGAGTTAGGTTGATTATGTTTGGAGATCTATCACAACTACCTCCTGTGGTGACGGCGGATGATTTTATCGACAGGTATTATGAGAGTCGGTTCTTTTTCTCATCCAAGGCATTAAGAGCCTCAGGATTCTCGGTCATTACCTTCGAGAACGTATTCCGTCAAAAAGATCCTCAGCTTCTTTCTGTACTTGAGGATATAAGATGTGGGGTTATTACCGATGAGTCAAGACAGATATTGGATAGTAGGGTCAAGTATCCGGACAATATGGATAATACTATAATTATATGCTCAACTAACAAAGAAGCTTATGAGATAAATAAGACTAATCTTGATAAGATCAATAATAAGGTATTTAAGTTCGATGCTACTGTATTCGGGGAGAAGCCTGTAGCGCCCTGTGAGGATGAGCTTATAGCAAAGGTAGGAGCTAAGGTCATAATAACCAGAAACGGCAATGGATATGTCAATGGCTCGATGGGTATCATAACCAGCATAGATACTGTTGATGAGACGATATATGTTCATCTAGATAACGATACTGAGGTGGAGATAACCAAAGAGAAGTGGGAGAAGATGAAGTATAAGCAGGTAGACGATTCCCTTGAAGGCATTTCTTGCGGCTATATAATACAATATCCATTGAGGTTAGGATACGCCATAACTGTCCATAAATCCCAGGGAATGACTTTGGATAATATATTTGTAGACATTAGTAGAGCCTTCGAGATAGGACAGATATATACCGCTCTTTCAAGATGTAGGTCAATAGACGGTCTTTATCTAAAATCAGTTCCTAAGGAAGATATGGTACTGCTAAGCGATAAGATATCTGACTTCATAGATAAGGTGGATGAGAATGAGGGTGTTTTGAATCCGGAAAAGATATCTGACATCGGAAAGGATATGATAAAGAAGCAACAGGATTTATTTAACTTTGACGAATACGGATTATAATGGCTAAGAAAGAACTTTTTTCAGACGTAGATGAATTAGTATCATCTTTAAATAAAGAGCTTGGAGAAGGCTCGATAATGAACTTCGGCGATGATAAGCCTATAATATCCATACCAAGGGAAAGCACCGGTTCGCTGGTGGTGGACAAGGCTCTCGGCGGCGGATGGGCGGTAGGCCGGATTCATGAGCTGGTCGGGATGGAATCTTGTGGCAAGACCATGATGTGTACGTTAAGTATGATCGAGTTCCAGAAAAAGCACCCCGATAAGCTGGTAGCTATAATAGACGTGGAGAATGCTTTTGATATCGAATACGCCAAGAAGATGGGATTGGACGTTAACCGGTTCCTTATTTCCCAGCCAAGCTACGGGGAATTGGCTATTGACATCACAGCCAAGCTGGTGGAGTCCGGAAAGGTGGGCTTTATTGTCGTGGATTCCGTGGCGAACTTGGTCCCGAAGAAGGAGATCGAGGGTGATATGGAAGACAGCAACATGGGATTACAAGCCCGGTTGATGTCAAAAGCTATGAGAGTTCTTACCGGGATCGTAAACAAAAGCGATTGTGTTCTGGTGTTCATCAACCAGTATCGGGAGAAGATCGGTGTAATATACGGTGATCCGAAGGTAACAACTGGTGGTAACGCTCTTAAATTCTACGCCTCTATTCGTATGGAAATGTCAAGGAAGAAGGTTATTGTAGGAGAAGATGGCTCTTCTATCGGTCATGAGGTTCGGATAAAGGTATTGAAGAACAAGACAGCTATACCTTTCCAGATAGCAGAGACAGCCTTGTATTATGGCGTAGGATTTGACAAGGAGCTTGAACTTTTGAAGTTATGTGAAGAAACCGGTATCTTTACCCGTAAAGGATCATGGTACTGGTACGGAGAGGTCCGGGTAGGCAATGGAGTGGATAATACGTTAAGTATTATGAGAGATAATCAAGAATTGTGTCAAGAATTAAGAACTAAATTAAATATTTGATTATATGGCAATCGGAGTAAAATTTGTAGACGTAATACCATCCAGTGTAGAGAACGCTGTCGAGGTTAAGAAAGGGGATGTGAAAAACTATTTGTTCGTAGGTATTCCCATGAGTGAGTTTATCGGGAAGAGATATGAGTATGAGGGATTCATATACATGTGCCTACAGGGTGTCACTGGTGGTACGGAACTTGGCGGATATATAGCCATAGCCGTATTGAGACCGATTCGCCCCGCCGTCGGGCAGGCATCTTATCATTTGGTATCGTATACACCTCTTACGTATACGAGATCTGATGTGGCGATATTCCTTCGCAATGGTGATTTTAAGGTTGTTAAACGTGACGATTGTAATCTTATCTGATCATGGGGACATATATATCGATAAAATCAACGGTAAACGCATTCAGGTACGGGATTGATCCTATACCTGAATGGTTCGACAAGATATCCCAAAGAACCAAGGAACTTGATGTGATGGTTGATGGTAGCAAGGTAAAGACTTTGGATATAAGACTAGAAAACGGCATTCTACGGGCTTTTTACGGTTATTATATAGGTATGTATCCGGATAACTCGATACAGGTGTTTAGACCTGAGGATTTTCATTCATTATATACCTTAAAAATATGAATATAGCGATAGGAATAGATCCGGGTATAGATACCGGAGGATTGTCCATGATCCCAGAAAATGGCGAGGTTAAGGTAATTATGACTCCAAGGATATCGGTTAAGGGGGATATAGATCTTAGGGCTATATCAAGCTTCTTCCTAGATGCCGCAGATAAAATCCAAGAAGGAGGTGGGGGGACGCTGGCGATCGCCGTCGAGGACGTCCACAGCATCCACAACAGCTCGGCCGCCAGCAACTTCACCTTTGGCGGGAGACGCCGGGAACCGAACGCCCTATTCGCTATGATGGTGGAGATGATGGAGCGATACGGATCTCACCCGGATGTTAGGTTCATGTTCGAGGAGGTGCAACCAAAGACCTGGCAGAAGGAGCTTCATACGACAGCCGATCGGGTGTATACGGCGGCTAAGCTGGATACGAAAGCTACCTCCATCCGATGCGCCATACGCCTTTTCCCTTTGGTGTCTTTCGTAAAACCATGGTCAGGTAAAGGAGTTCAACCTACCAAGATACAAGATGGGATGTGTGACGCTACGCTTATAGCCGAATATATTAGACGTAAGTTTAAGTTATTTTAATACTATTAAGCGTTTATTGTATTTGAGTTAATATAATTATGATTACATTTGCGATGTAATAAAAAGTAGTTCATTATGCTTATAAGATGCTTGTCGAAATCATTAAATGAGAAGTTGAGTAAATTGGAGCTGGTTGTTAAAAATGCCGGATCTAATTCACTCTATAAGAATATTAAGATAGATATCATCAATAGTCTAGCTTATATTACTTCCGTAAACGCCAAGGTATGTGTTATAGAGAAGCTGGAAGTGGAGTCTGATTCTAACTTCTCTTTCTTGGTAGAGGCAAACTCTTTCATAAGGTTTGTAAAAAAACAGAAGAATGGTGAGATTAAGATCGTGCTTTCCGATAAGAAGGACAGTATTACTATATACTACGCCTCTGGTGAGTATAGCTGTCCGGCCTTTGACGTAAATACTTTCCCTATGGTATATAATATCCCTGATGGAGGTATTAATGTTAAGATGAATGATTATGTATCGGTCCTTAACAAGGCCAGTAATTATACGGAGATCAACGAGCTTTATCCTTGCATAGAGAATGTGGTCATTGATATTGATGATATTAATATTAATATAGTAAGTACTGACAGGAATACTATTTACAGGTATTTTATCCCTAATCAGGATAAGGTAGAGAAGGTATTTATCCCGATATCAAACGCCTCCTCTTTATTACTTGATAAACATATAAATAAGTCATTAGATACGTTGTCTATCAAAGTAGATGATACTAGGACTTACTTCTCTACCCCTGATATGGATATGTATGAGATTCACTTTGACGGTAATTATCCTAACTGGAGGTTCGTGGACGAGCATTTTGTCAAAACAAGTACCTATGTCTTTGATAAGGATCTACTCGTCCATGCCCTCCAGAATAATATCAAAATAAATGAATTTGATCATTGTAAATTGATATTTACGGAAAAAGGATGCGGTATTATGTCAGAGAACCCTATGTCTGGAAGATCTTGTAAGGAACGGCTTACGGCTTTATCGCATAACGGTAATGATATTATATGCGATGTGCTATGTGGTAGGTATCTTGGTATCGTGAAAAGCATATCATGTAATAGGATCGTTATCGAGCATGACCATAAATCTCATTTCAACAAGATTTATGGGGAGGATAATAAGAACGAGTATTTCTTATCATCATCAATTATTGTTTAACGTTTAAATATATATAATATGGGAGTTCGTGAAAATTCATTATCGTTTAATACACAATACTTTAATATAAGTGGAGGTGGTGTATTATATCAATCGTCAAGAGATCCTAAGGAAGGTTTCGAGGAGCATATAAATGATAAGACAGGAGCCGTATCATACTGGATGGTTTTCTGGAATGGTATAGAAGGATATCTTTCCGATATTTTTGTATTAGAGCAGGAGATGAATGGCGCTAAGACAAATTTCTTATTTATAAAAATAAGCGACGAGGAAGGTAATTATGTTATAAAAGTTCCGTTGATGACCTCAAGAGGCGGGATTAACAGCTATGTCAAGTCTCTTGTAAGATACTTGCCTAATATCGACCTGAAACGGAAGATTGTTATCAATCCTGCGCATACTAAAAAGGGAGAACAATATGCTCCCGGTAATTTCTTTATCTCATACGCTAGGGAGACTCCAGACGGAAATGATGAGCTTATCCAGCAATATTATAAGAATGGTCAGAATGGATGGCCTGACAGGGTTGAGAGCACGGATATTATGGGTAACAAGAAGTTTGATTATACCGCCCAAGACGCTTTCGCCTATCAGGTACTTAATAAGTATATTCAAAGCATTAAAACAGATGGTGTGAAACCTGCTCAGTCGGCAAGCCAAAACAATGCTGGTGAGGCTACAACGCAAACGCCCCCGCCTTCATATCAGGAGCAGGCGCAGCGGCAGACGCCTCCACCTCCATCATCCCAGCAGACTCCGCCTCAGACAGCCCAAGCGCCTTCTTTTGGAGGTCAGCAACAACCTCCTCAATATCCTCCTTTTGGAGATGACAATGATCTTCCTTTCTGATTAACTAATTGAAAATGAATAATTTAATGGAAAGTAATTTTAATATATCTACTAAAGTGAACCGTGTCTCGATGCCTACCCAAAATAAGGTAGATACGGTTATGAAGAACTTAGGGCATCGACCTTGTGTAGCGTATTCCGAGGAAAAGAATATGTATTATAAGGACGGAAAATGGGTAGCGTCAGATCTTGACGCTACTATCTTACCTCTTAGGGAGATGTTCGAAAAGACATCTGATTTGAAGTTAGGATTGAAGATCGTGTATTTAATAATCAAATTATAATATGGCCACAATTGAAGATATCAAAAAACTTCTGGAGAGTAAGTCATTTACATCAGCCAGAGACCTTGATGAGCTTGAGGAGAAGCCGGATGATAAACAAAACGAGGTTAGATTGAATTGCGAACCTATGGTAGGGATGGTGGAGAAAGAGGGAAAGATCTTCCTTAACTCCGTAAGATTCTCGAAAGCATGGAACTCGTTGGGTAAGGATATTCCTATCAAGCAGGGTAATGCCTTCCCATTAGGGCAGGGTGATGTCCTTGATATAGACACAGGGGTGTGGGCATCGTTCCCGGATAATACCATAGGGGTGTTGATGATGCTGCCGTCGTTTACCGGCGATACGGGACTTACTTTGGTGGGATCACCGTTCGTCTCGTCTAATAACGGGAATATCATGATCAGGGTCACTAATGTCCGTAAGGATATGGCTATAGTCGAGAAAGACAAACATATAGCTGAGTTAATTATAGTCGGCAAGATAAAAGCCGATATTCGTGAAACCTATAACAGTGATAAAGATGTTCGGATTGAAGATAGTAAAGAGTAGCTATATAAATACTCTAAAACAGGATCTTGATGAGGCTGTTAGCTATTCAAGTAGATTAAAAAGAGATTATGAGGATTCCCGCAAGAAGATAACGGAATTAGAAGAGAAAATAAAGTATCTTGATACGCTTGTCGATTCTCTTGATATGGATATAGATTCCAAGGATTCTCATATCGTTAAGATGGGGAATGAGCTTAGTAAATCAAGAGAGTTATATAATGAGTCGGTGAAAGAGAAAGAGACTCTTAAAAGGGCTTATATGGATATTGAGAAGAAACATAAACTATCATCTAAATTACTCGATGAGGCTAGAAGAAGATATAAGGAACTTGAGGACCAGAATAAAATTATGTCAGATCGTATCAAGTATCTGGAGGCAGAGATTTTAGACATCGATGTTCCTGATGAGGTTGTTGTTGATGAGGATAAGATAGATCCTAATTCCGGTCATATTGATATACCTGAAAATAACGTATCTGAGGTTACTGATGCCGATGCCGGTAATGAGGTAAATATCGAGAATAAGGTGGAGGATAAGAAGAAATCTAAGAAACGTAAAAAATCTAAGAAAAGTGAATAAGATCTTGTTTTTCTTGTTAACGTTATTTACCTTAGCGGTTGTCGGATGCAGTACGTCAAGAACCTACTATACAGAATATGATACTACTGATATATCTTATGTAGTAGATTCCATAGTGTCTTCCGGAACCGTGATGGGCCAATGGAAGGAGTGGCGGTTTACGCTGGACGACGGCCGGGTCGATAACTTTGGCTTTACCGCCCTGTACGACGCCAAGGGAAAGGCTAGGGGGTCTATACAGGTAAGGCAAAGATCCGATACGTTTAATATCAAGATAATTGATTACCATAAAAAGGATAAATGATGAAATACGGACTAGGTTATATACCATCACCAGCGGATGACAGGGACGCTATTATGAATATGCAGCATGAGGCTGTTCCTGATGAGTATAAGGTCAATAACATTGATAGCGTAGTGGATCAAGGATCTTCTCCTATTTGCGCCGCTGTAAGCTTAGCTGAGATACTTAACTGGAGAAAGAGTATAAGGGCTATTAAAAGACCAGCTAAAATCTCTCCCTACGATATATATGATCTGAGAGAGGATAAGGATCAGGACGGTATGGTTCTTCGTGACGCTATCAAGTCTATCAAGAACGTAGGCGTAGATGGGGAGAAAATAAACAGTTACGCTAGGATCATAGATCCGGTATCGGCTAAGGTAGCTTTGATGCTGAATGGCCCTCTGGTTATAGGTCTGTATTGCTATAATTATGGTAATCGATTCTGGCAAGGCCAAGGACAGAACTTGGGAGGTCATGCCGTTATCCTTACCGGCTGGGATAAGGCCGGCTTCGTCCTACAAAACAGTTGGGGGACGGGATGGGGTAGGTCTGGTGTAGAGACGTTCCCGTTCGATGATTGGTGCTATATGCTAGAATGTTGGACAATAGTTTCATAACTTTACTATATAAACTTCGAGAAATTCCGTCCCACATCCTCTTGTGAAAGCTGATGTGGTTATTTAGGACCCGTAGCTCAATCGGTAAGAGCAATTGGCTCATAACCAGCAGGTTGTCGGTTCAAGTCCGGCCGGGTCCACAGTTGGATTAATATAATTTGTCATTAGATTTAGAGTTTAGATTTTGTTTGATACCCTTGTCCGTGAGGATCAGGGTATACGCCCCAATAGCTCAAGAGGAAAGTAGCACATCTCCCCTAAAGATGGGATCCACGTTCGAGTCGTGGTTGGGGTACATGGTGTTTTCTTAAACATATTCCTGTAGGTCGGTAATTAATAACCTCAAATAATATATAAGGTGTTGAAATTCATTTAATATTTTATATATATCTATATAGGATCAGGTTATTAGCTTAAGTCTTGAAATAAAGACTACGTTATTGGAGAATATATAGTTACCTACGGATGTTTATCCAAGTCCGTAGCTCTAAGGTAGGTGATTAAACAGGGATTGTATTTGGGTTCCAGTGTTGCCTATATAAAACCTTCAATAACATTGGCGATGGGTACTAACAGGGTTTTGCCCTGACTTATG